GGAATTTGGTGGAAGTGGAATTTGGTGGAATTTGGTGGAAGGTACCTGCCCCCGGTACACCTGGAACTACTTCTCATTTTTTTCTCCCTCACCCTCACAGTTTTATATAGGTCTATCTCACTTCTAACTCAATCTAACCCAATAAAAAAGGCTCCCATGAAAACTTGTTCATGGAAGCCTTTTCGTGGCAATTTTTATTACAGACCCATCTCTTTAAGGAAGTCGGCAATCGGGTCTTTTTTACCGCCAATAGTCTGCGGTTTGCGTGTAATATTAAGTTTTGCTTTCGGTGTCTCACCATCAAGCATCTTCAGGAGTTTAAGCTGCGGAGCCAGCTGAACCTTTACCTCATCAACAGCAGATACAAGGAACTCTGCTGCCTCATTCAGGTCTGCATCTGTTACCTCACCAAGGTCCATCTCAGGAATGTATGTCTGAATATATTTTACAAGCGGCACTATTACTGCCTTTGCATCTGCAATCTTAACGCTTGCTGCGCGTGCCTCTGCATCTGCCTTAACCCGGGCATTAGCCTCATTCAGTGCCTTTGCGTACTCTGCTGCCAGGTCATCTGCGCTCTGTCCATTCTGAATTGCCGCCATTAAATCTTCTACTCTAACCATAATCTCTTTTCTCCTTTTTAATTGAAATGTTTATCTTTCTTTATCTTATGTATATATTATATAATAATTTTTATAAAAAATCAATTGGAAGAATATTGCGGGCCTGCTGCCGTTCGCATGTTCCCATATATGTAATAAGATTTTGCAAGGCAGCAGGACACTTTGATGCGGCCGGGCCGCTCTCTATTCTTTCCTTTTGGATTTAATATTATTATATCAAAATTTAAAACATAAATCAATTTGCCTCGCAAGATTTGAAACGGACAAACTTTTAAGAGAGGTAAACTTTGCTCTACTGGACTCGTTCTATCTCTGCTATTGGACCAATTTTTTCAGAGGAGAGAGAAGAAAAATTTTTTGTTGGCAGCAGGCCAAGTTTGTAGCAATGTTGCGGCCATATGGGAAAATTAACGCGGCGCGCCGGTCGCCCAATGGGTAAAAAAATTTTTGAGGGGCCAACTTTCTGCCGGCGCGGCGGGCATATGCACCCGGGCCCGGGCTGCCAAACAAAAGGGGTTGCATATGTGGGTTGTATCAGGTGGCGCGGCCCTAAGGGCAGTCAGGGTTGTGCAGGTTGCACAAAAAGAGTGCGATTTCGGGAAAAAAGATTGTGCAGTTTGACGATGCGATTTTATTTGACTTTTTTTGAAAGATGTGGTATAATGCGAATTCCGGCTGCGCCGGCCGCCCAAGGGCGGGTCTAAATTGATTATAGCACACTTATGGGGTTTTGTCAAGTGGTAATTATAAACAAAAAAGAGGGCTCCTGCCCTCTTAATTTTTGTGAAATATTTTTTTCCACCAAGGAATTTTTTTATTCAAATCGAAATCAATTTGTAACAACTTTGCAATATTTCTTGCGTCCTTTTCGCTGAGCCGACCCGCCCGCACGTGACTTTCTAATGAACCTCTATAGACCATTTGTTCGCCCCCTTAATAACGTGTGAATGTGAGTAACGCATTGTCGAGACAGTCCTCATTTGCTACTGCAATAGCCTTGCAATAAATATCACAGCCAGGAGAATCGAACACGTGGTCTGAATCTATTGCATACTCGAGACCCATGCTTTCCGCAATCTGACCGAATACAGTGTCGAAATCATCTTCATTATCATTGCAATCATTAATATCACCGTATTCATCAACAAAGCCTTTTTTAATCATTTCATTTAAAATGTTATTAATCATTTTTAATACCTCTCTTTTATTTTATAAATAAATTATACCATAGCTTTTTTATTTTGTCAATAACTTTTTTGTAAAACGTGGCTTTTTAATTATTCCACGTTTTACAATCAATTTCAGAGTTCATAGCAAGACACGCTTTAAAAATTTCCTTTTCAATCATTACGTCCTCTAAACCTGTGTGACTTTCAACAAAATCAACATTGTTTGTTAAATATCTGTAAAGGATTTCTGCTGTTAAGCGTGGGCGGTTGCCACTCATTACAAAATTATTTTCAATACAAAAGTTTTTGTAATCTTCATCTTTTGCGAAAGTCTGTCTCGCCATTTTTAAAGAATCCCAGATTTCACAGCCAAAAGGAAAAAAATATCTGTATTTTGATTTAGTCAGCCATCTTTGCGTTCTCTGACAACTTCTATAATCAAAACGTGCGTTGTGTGCGATAATTGCACCAACTTCAAAGTTTTTACAATCATCATGTAACTGTTTTCTAATATTTCTGAATGTTTTCAACTCTCTAACGCCATTTTTAATATCTTCCCAGTATTGCGGAATTTTATCAGCAAAGTAAGCATTTGCCATCATTTCTTTGTCAAGAAAAACATCAGCCACAACAAAAGACCTTGTTTCAATGACCTCAAAATCCTCATTTAATACAGCATAGCCCACATCATAGCAAAAAGGGTCATCAAAGCCGTTTGTAGTTTCAGTGTCAAGTACGATGTAATTCATTTTTATTTACCTCTCTTTTCTTTTCTCTCTTAACTTATGTACTTATTATAGCAGATGTTTTCTTGTTTGTCAATAACTTTTTTAAGTTTTTTTCAATTTTTTGCCCCGTTTTGGGGCGAAAAGCCACTATTTTGTGGCTTTTCTATGCTTTACGAGCTTTAAACTGTACTCATTTTCACCAATTTTAAAGGAAATTTCCTGTCCAGCGTTTACAATTTCACAATTTTCTGCGATTTCTGAACAAAAACCGCAAACTTTTTCGAGAAATTCCACTTTTTCTGCATCTTTTGGACGTTTCTTTTTGTCAAATTTGTAGTTTGTGGGAGTTTTTCGAGTGCCTGTTTTTGTGGCTTCCTTTGCGACTTTCTGCTGTTCAGGTGTCAAGTCAAAAGGTGTGGGGCGGTTGTAGTCAATCTCGTTGTCCCACCACTCTTCTGTGGCTTTCTCCTCTAATGCTTTAAAGTCTGTGATTTTTTCGTTAGGATTTTTGTCAATGTACTTGTCAACCCAGTTGTCAAGCCATTCCTGTGTAGGATAATTGATTTCTGTCTTTTTCATTTACAGCACCTCTTTCATTTGATAAATCTATTATAGCACATGACTACTGGATTGTCAAGAACTTTTTTTAAATTTCCCCCCCCCGTAGGGGAGGGGGATTATTCCCCCTCGTTTTCAGTTACTACTTTCTTAGAAAAGTATGCTTTTCTCTTTTCCTCTGTTCTTTCAACAAGACCAGAATCTTTCAGCTGTCTAACCAGTGCGGAAACACGCTGATTTGAGAGGTCAGCCAGTTCTACAACCTCTTTCATCAGTTCAGAGATTGTGTACTTTTTGCCAACTTCCATGAATGAGAGAATAGCTTTCTTGTATTCCTCATTTGCTTTCTGTGTAGCAGTAGGCTTTCTTTCAGCAGAATTCTTTTTAGAGATAGACTCTTTAAGAGCTTCCAGTTTTTCATAAACCTCTTTGTTGTCCTCAACAGATTTCATAGCGATTTCAAGAGCCTTTACATAAGTCATTTTGTTTGTCATAGTATCATTCTCCTTTTTAATTTAAAATTTGTTTTTGTTTTCTTTGTGTCTTTATTATAACACATCTCTATTCAGTTGTCAAGCTTTTTTTTATTTTTTCTAAGTCATTTTTGTTTACCTCTCTTCCTTTATCTTGTATTTATTATATCATGCTTAGAAGCATTTGTCAAGAGGTTTTTTTATTTTTTTTCTTTGAGGATTTTTTATTTCCTTTCCTCTTGACACTATTATAATACCACACCTCACCGCAGATTGCAAGCATTATTTCAAAAAATATTGCACTAATTTCGGGATTTTTGCCGGCTTATTTTTGTGCAATATTTTCTCTTGACAAATGGTGGGGAGTATGATATAATCGAAATTCTGCCCGCACCGACTGTGCGCGGGCCGCCCAAATTGTCAACTGGAAAATTATACAAAAATAAGAGGCTTAAAGCCTCTTATTTTCTACTTGACATCAATCTCTAATTTGAAGTCGCTGTCTGTTAAATAATTCACCATCGAATCAACCTCATCACAGCCGTTGACCATCATCAAGGAAAATTCTGTTTCTGTGTAAGTGTTTAACAGCATCCGCACTGTTTTGCCCTTTGCATAAGCGTAACCGCACTCCCAGGCTGTGCCACTGTCTGAATACATTCCGAAGTTCAGAACCCACACTTCATCGCATTTGTCGATTGCGTTAATGTCTTCCATGAACACTTTGTGTCCCCATTCTTTGTTAGGCATCTCCCACGCATTTTCAATTTCATGCTCTATTGGCGCATACACATCAATTCCCTGTGACCGCATCTTTTTAATAATCTGCTGATAAACTGTCATTTCTCTTTCTTTGAACCAAGGACTTGCTAAATAAACTTTCATTCTTATTACCTCTTTTCTTTATCTTATGTACTTATTATACAGCATTTCTTTCCAGTTGTCAAGACTTTTTTTTTATAAAGTTTTACTTTCAGTTACAAAATATTTTGCATTGTACCTGTCAAGAGACTTTTTAACTGCGGCACTTTCACGCTGTGTAGCACAATAGCAGTTAATTAAAATGTATTTGTCAATGTCGATGTAATTGCAAGGAATACCGCAAGCCTTTAAATCTGCAATTAAATCTTCCCATTCAAACTCACTGTCAATAGTTGCTTCCACTTTCCACAGCTTGTCTTTTCTTGCTTTTTCCTCGCCCCACTTTACAATCCACACACCGATTAAGTTAGCAAGGAAAGTTACAACAACTTTCTGCCACAGCGGAAAATCTGCAACCGTATAAATTAATACAATGTTATAGTAACCATAGTAGCCCGCAGAGATTAAAGCGGCAACTGTTTTCCCCGATTTAATTGTTACAATAGATTTAATTGTGGAAAATACCACGTTGATGATTGTTAAAAAGCTAAATAAAATTAACATGTTCATTCTTTATCACTCACTTTCTTTTTCTTTTATTATACACCTACTTGTGGATTTTGTCAAGGACTGTTTTAAAGTTGTTCTTGTTACAATTTCTAATAATTCACCTGTTTTTCTATCATAATAAATAGTTGCTTTTGCACCAAGAGGGCAAACATAATCATCAATAGAATAAATTTTATCCCCCTGTTTATTTTCAAATTCCATTGTTGTAGAATCGCTATCTTCATGATAGATTTTCTTTGTTGCAGTAACTTCTGCATGTTTTGGCGCACTATTATAAAACAGTAGACTAATAACTACAACTAAAATGACAACCGATAAACCAATTCCCTCTAATATATCATGCCAAACTTCCATAACTCATTCCCTCACTTTCTTTTGACTTTCAATCATGTTATCAAAAAACATTGCTGAAAATTCTTCACCTTGTTTTTCGCTTGCTCTGTATGCAATCCATTCCATAACAACGTCAATGCCATGCATGAATTTTTCATCACCATTTTTTGCATCATACTTGCCGACCAACAGACCGCACTCACTATTCATCATGTCATTAAAAACGATTCTGTACGCATCTTTTACTGTATCTGTCATTCTTTCTTACCTCTCTTTCTGATACTATTATAACTCACTACTGGAGTTTTGTCAAGACTTTTTTTCCTCTCTTAAAATTTTATTGATTTGATTTTTAATATCTTTCAAATCATCGAGAGTGCAATACACTTTATCACCCCAACCGCCTTTAATTGTAAAAGGATAATTTTTATCTGTACTCTTTTCAACTGTCATTGTTATCAACCTCTTTCCCTTAACTTTGATTTAATTATACACTACTTCTGGATATTTGTCAATAGGTTTTTTAAAAATTTTTTTTCGACCCGTTCTATTGGGGGGCTTTCGCCCGCCGGTTCGGCATGGCGTCCGAACCGACAGAAAAGGAGGAAATCAAAATTTAAGTGAATGATGGACTTGCGGGGAATCGAACCCCGACCCTTGCAGGTTCTCTGCGGTGACGGCTTCCAATACTACAAGCCCAGAGTGGAGAGGGGCAAAGCCCCTCTTTTCATCACTCTTCAATTTCTTCATCTACCACAACTTTTTTAGAGAAGTACGCTTTTCTCTTCTCTTCTGTTCTTTCCACAAGACCCTCTTCTTTGAGCTGTCTTACAAGAGCAGATACTCTCTGGTTAGACAGATCAGCAAGTTCCACGACTTCTTTCATTAAGTCAGTGATTGTATATTTCTTGCCGACTTCCATAAACTCAAGGATTGCAGTCTTATAACCCTCGTTTGCTTTCTGAGTAGCTGTCGGCTTTCTCTCAGCAGAGTTCTTTTTTGCGATAGATGCTTTCAGAGCATCCAGTTTGTCATAGACTTCCTTATTCTCTTTTACAGCGTTCATAGCGATTTCGAGTGCCTTTGCGTATGTCATTTTGTTTGTCATAGTATCAATTCCTTTCTTGTTTGAATGTTTTATTTATTTGTTGTATTTATTATATCACAGATTCAGAAGTTTGTCAAGGCTTTTTTTATTTTTTTATTTTCTTTTTTAAGTTCCTTGCTTCTTTCCTTACCTTGTAAATAAATTATAACAAATTTTTTCCAAAAAATCAAGAGGGAATATTGCACAAGATTATGGGAAAATCTTTGTGCAGTTTTTTGCCCGATTTTCCTTGACAAAAATGCTGGAGTATGGTATAATTGCGAAATTCTGCCCGGCGCGACCATCGCCGGGCCGCCAGATTTGTCAAGTAGTAATTATGCACAAAAATAAGAGCTTTTCAGCTCTTATTTTCTACTTGACTTTTTATTCTGGAATTCTAAAAGTTAAATAACCAAATTTTCCGCTTCTTGTTTTCCAACCTATTATATCACAGGACTTGGCTTTTGTCAAGCCCTGTTTTTAAATTATTTTCGTGGTGCTGATAAAACGATTTTGTACTTTGTTCCCTCTGACATGAAAACAATCTCACGCTCTGGGTTAGTCACCTCTAAGTTATCAGCTCCCGCATTTTCCAGACATTTTTTGATTTCATCAATCAGAAATCTTTTGCCAGTGTTTTCCGCTCTTTTACGCTTTGTCGTATCGAACTTGTAGACTGTTGGCTTTCTGTCTGCCTGTCGTGCTTTCTTTGCACTCTTGCGTTGCTCTGCTGTCAAATCGCCATCAATGTCACTGGTTCGTGTCATGTGGTCGATTTCTTCATCATCAGCAATTAACTGAATTGCTTCTTCTCTTGTGATTCCAAGAGTGTTCATGTGTTTTGCAATCATTTCTTCTTTATTCATAGGCTTTCCTCTCTTTCATTTGATACATTTATTATACATCACTTTTGGAAATTTGTCAATAACTTTTAAAAATTTTTTTTGTCCCAAATCGGGGAGTTAGTTGAGGCTTACGCCTCAACTTCCTCTGTAACTTTTTTAGAGAAGTAAGCCTTTCTCTTTTCTTCTTCTCTGAGAACTAAGCCGTCCTCTTTAAGCTGTCTTACAAGTGCAGATACTCTCTGGTTTGACAGGTCTGCGATTTCAACCACACCTTTCATTAACTCTGTAATTGTGTACTTTTTACCTGTTTCCATGTATGCGAGAATTGCTTCTTTGTAACCCTCGTTTGCTTTCTGAGTTGCTGTTGGCTTTCTCTCTGCGGAGTTTTTCTTTGCTACAGAAGCCTTTAATGCTTCGAGCTTTTCAGCTACTTCTTTGTTATCCTCAACAGCTTTGATTGCGATTTCCAGTGCTTTTACATAAGTCATTTTGTTTGTCATAGTATCAATTCCTTTCTTATTAAGAGATTTATTATTTATTTTCTATGTCTTTATTATACATCATCTTTATTCAGTTGTCAAGTCTTTTTTTTATTTTCTTTTTGGCGGGCTTCTCATTTTCTTTACTTCCTTTCTTTATCTTATGTACTTATTATACATCACTTTGTTTCATTTGTCAAGACTTTTTTTAACTTTTTTATTTTTTTGTTATGCGGCGTAGTAGCCAACATAACCGCCGATAACATCAGCAAAGTAAAGTGCGTCATCATAATTTTCAAAACCGCAAACTTTTTTGTCAGTTCCATCGAATACATAATACATACACGTTTACCTCTTTCTTTCTTTAAGCCTTTACCTCTTTGACAATTATAATTATACCACATCTGAGCTAAAAGTCAATAGCTTTTTAAAAGTTATTTTTTTAACAAAGTTCCCATTTATTCGGGGTGTTATCCTCTTTATCTGAAAAGAGGATAACACTTATGGAAATCTCTACTCTTACAATCCCACTGATGAGCGTTTTTTGTGAACTTTTTGTGCATTTTGTAGCAACGAACAAAAATGTCTTTTTCAATCATTGCATCACTTAATGCAGTATGTTCTTCTGTATATTCTGCATTATCTGTAATAAATGCGTAAACACTTTCTGCGGTTGTGGCACAAGTCTTTCCGCTACCAGATTTAAAACCATTTGCCACACAAAATTTTCTATAACCTTTTAAGTGTGTGATTGTCTGTAACGCCATTAAATAAATGTCGATAAACTCAAAGTCGTTTAACAGTTCACGACAAATTGTTTTCTTGAAATCAAAAGCTGAATTATAAGCCTGTACATACTTTACATTGTAGAACTTGCAAAGATTTCTTACAACCTCAACAGCGTCTCTTTCTGTCGCTACTGCTGACATTGTGCCATTATTTAAACGCTCTTCATAGATGTGGAAATTCTTTTTTGCGTAATTGTCTTTTTCAATATTATTATAATGTTCCATAACTAACATAGAAGCTGTTGCAAAAACATTTCCATCTTTATCGTGAATAACACAACCTAAATTGTACATTCCTTTTGGATTAGCAGCTCCCCCAACAGTTTCAGTATCAAGTGTGCAGTAAATTGTTTTTCTCATTTTTATCAATTCCTTTCTTTTCTTTATCTTATGTATTTATTATAGCACCGATTGTTTAGTTTGTCAAGAGTTTTTTTCAACTTCTGTAAAATTAATTTGTAAAGCATTTAAAATGTCAACCGCTTCCAGTTTGTGATTCTCACAAAGCACCTTTCCCTTGTTAGCATCCACTAACTGCTCCCATTCTGGTTCGTGAACTAAAATCAGATGTTTTTCATCTTTTGAAAAGTAGCAAGGACAAAAGCACTCGCAGTCTTTTTTTCCTTTACCATGTAAACCAGCCCAGCATCCTTCCAGTTCCGCACATCTATAACATTTATTCATTGTTTTTACCTCTTTTTCATTTGATACATTTATTATAACGCCTTTTGGTTCATTTGTCAAGCACTTTTAAAAAAAATTTTTTGTCCCGTTTTTACACGGGTGAAAAAGGCAGACTTATGTCTGCCTAAATGTTAGAAATTAGTTGCGTCTTTCTTAATTTTTGTTTCTGTTGCGCTGTTATTCAAATAATTAAACATTGATAAAATTTCCTTTAATTCATCAATAGAAACAAGGTTGTTGTTATTAATAATAACAACCCCGTTAGAGTCCCCAACACGTAACTCCGCATTTGCGTTTTCTAATTTCATTGTAACTGTTTTCATCATGCTTTATTCCTCCGCAAACTTTTCTAACCATGCATTGAATTTTGTATCAATCCAATAGCCAAAAGAACCGCAAGTATAACCGCCCGCAAGTCCTAAAAATACAACCCATGCGGAAGGTTCATAGTTTGACACTGCTAATACAACTCCTATCAGTGTAAATAATGCTAACCATGCTTTCTTGCTTAAACGTTCTTCCATTTTTATCAACCTCTTTCTTTATTTCTATAATTATTATAATATATTTTTTTTAATTTGTCAATAGTTTTTTATCTTTTTCTCAAATTTTTGTAATTCCTCTGTCTCTTAAATATCCACAAAAGCTGTCAGCGTCCAGAGTGTCAGCAAGTTCTTTCATTGATGCGCTCACTTTCTTGTACACACAACGAACCTCAATAGGTTTGAAGTTTTTAGCTGTGATTGCTGTTGAGCAATAATCTTCTACGTTGCTTAATCGAACAACTGGTTTTCTGAAAATGTTCTTTGAAAGTTCAGCGTTCATAAATAAATCATCTCGAACTAAGTCAACCAGTTCGTCAAAAGTTTTAATTGTAAAATTTAATGTCTCTGCATCTTCTGGAGCAAGGTATCTCACATGTTTCCAGATGCTTGTATCAACAAAGTTTTTCCAACCGTCCATTCTGTACTCAAATCTATAATCATAAATCTCTTTCATTTTATTTTCCTCTCTTTCATTTGATACATTAAGTATAACACACAATGTTTAATTTGTCAACACATTTTTAAATTTCTTTTTTTCGCTTCTTCTGTTGTCAGTCCATACTTTTTCCAAGGGTCGTATTTGCCGAACAGAATTGTTTCATCAACAGTATCACACATTTTATTATTGACATTATAACCATAATAAAACCATTTTTTACACTCCCATTTTAACGGACAGTGGTAACAGGTTGTTGTGGTTGCTACAGTGTCCATGTTGATTGCCAGTAACGCTTTTATCTTAATCATTTTGATTACCTCTCTCTCTTAACTTGATTATAGTATAGCATGATTATGGGAAAATGTCTATAGGCAGATTGCACAAAGATTTTGCCAAAAAATTGTTGAATTTCTCTGTTTTGCACAAATTCCGGCCGAAGCGCTTGTCGCCGGCCGGCCATTTTATCACACTTCTCCATTCTTGTCAACTTGGCAAATTGCACAAAAAATGAGCTGAAATTTCAGCTCATTTTTCTTACTGCTCTTTTGTTACGTTTTTCACAAGCGCCCGCAACTCCGCAACTCCAAAAGACTCAATGTATGCGGTCATTGCTTTTTTCAACTCTGCTGACCTCTTGGCTCTCAGTTGTCCTACCATCCAACTGTATTCTTCTTCTGTTAAATCTATAGGCGTACATGCTTCATCTCTTAAATAATACATTGTATCAACCTCTTTCTTTATTATGCTTTTATTATACAACATCTATTGGAATTTGTCAAGTCTTTTTTTGAAACGCTTAGAAGAATTTTCTAAGCGTTCCAAGAATGTCGTTTACATCAAAACTGTTTTCGCCCCACTCTTCTCTGTTACGTTCTTCATCATCAAAAAGCCAACCGTCACAGTCAACAACTGTACTTTTTGGTGTGCCATAGTTTACAATTTTGACTTCATCCCACTCAACACTCGGCAGATGTTTTTCGAGCCATGCAAGTTTTACTGTTGTTACTGCGGTGTTGTAAGCTGTCGAACCGCACTTGCTTAACCAACTTACAATGCCGATTCTGTAACCATTTTCCTGTAATTTGTGAAGAAGTCTTGCAAATACTGAAAAGTTAAACAGCGGTCTTGCGATTGCATAAGGTGTGGTATCCTCATTTTCCAGATAGTCTAACCAGTTATCTACACCGTAGAAGTTGGCAAGTGTGCCGTCCATGTCAAAGTAGATTGTTCCTTTTGTTTCCATCATTTTCTTAATTGTGTTGTTCATCATAATTATCAATTCCTTTCTTTTTCCTTTTCTTTAATTATATTATATACTATCTTTTATAATTTGTCAATACTTTTTTTAAAAAACTTGTAAAGTATAAAAACCGTCATTTCTTTTCAGATACGCAAGAACTTCAGTTCTTTCTTTTGAAATGATTTCACCTGTTGTAACATCAAACAATACAGTTTCTTTTCCTACCATAAGTCCTAAACTTTCCATAGTATTTTCCATAATTTTTTTCCTTTCTTTCTTTTGATATATTTATTATAACACTTTTAAAATAATTTGTCAATAGTTATTTTTATAAAAGTTTTTTAAAATTTCCTTGTGAGTCAAAATCAAAACCAACGTTTTCTCCATAAGTTTCTAGCTCAACTTCAATGTAATCGTCCTGTTCATAGACAATGTTTACACCCGCCCTTTTAAAGATTTCTAATAAGATTTCTTTATCTGTTTTTCTTTCTTTCATTCTTCCTTACCTCTCTTTCTACTACTATTATACCAGAGGGCTTGTTATTTGTCAAGCCCTTTATTCATTTTTTCCATTTTTTTCTTTCTTAATCTTGCAAGTCTTTTTTCAGTGGTGTAAGTTGCTTTTTCAAATTTAATCTGATAAGCAACGCCATCAATTTCAATGTCGCCCGCCTCTGTGAATGGCACTTTGTCCCATCCCCATTCTTGACCATAGTATTCAGTTACCATTTTTTCAAATACACGACCTTTATTGTAACGGCTTTCTTTGCACTCATTTAAGAAAAATTCTTTTGAGCAAAGTGGAAAATATTTTCCGCCCATTTTTAAAATCTCTTTCTGAAATTTGTTTGGTGTAAATCTTAAACTATAACCTGTATTATCACTTGATGTATCAAGTTTTGTAACGGCATCCAATGTGCTATCATCTGAAAATGCAACGTAAACAACTTTTTTATCATAAAATCCATAGATGTATTTATCAGTGTAAGCATTTTCCTTATATCCATCAACCAGTGCTTTTTTAATCATTTCTTTCATTTTTATTTCCCTCTCTTTTCCGTTCCCTTATCTTTAATCTTATTATACTCTATCTCGTATCGTTTGTCAAGAACTTTTTTTTTATTTTTTTTAATTTCTTTTGGGCTGTCAACCCGAACAGTGAGCCAGTGGCGTTTTGCTCATCAACCCACTGTTCATTGGGCTTCCGCATTCCCTTTTCCCTTTCCTTGATTATAATATACCACACCCCAGTCCAATAGTCAAGCATTATCGCAAAAAATAATGCACAAAATTTGCGGTCAAAGTTTGTACATTATTACCCATTGTGCAAAGTGCCGAATTTCGGGATGCCGACCTACAGAAATTTTGTGCATTTTTTCTCTTGACAAATGCTGCCGCCTATGTTATACTAAAACAACGCGCGCCAGGACCGTGCGCGCGCCGCCCAAAATAAAAGGGTTAGACCGTAAAAGTCCAACCCTTTATTATAACATGAAATCAAAATCTTGTCAAGGCTTTTTCAACCTCATCTGCTGTGCAGTGGATTCCAGTAGCATACTCAATGTAGCCTGCCACCCCTGCATAATTTGCGGGCTTGCATCTGGGATTTAATGCGTGCTTGCGTTCCTGCTCTCGCTCATCCGCAATCATGTTACTGATAGTTAAACTGTGATTAATAACCGCTTCTACTGAATTCATTGCCATTCTGAATACCTCTCTTTCATTTGATAACTTTATTATACACTCAATACATCATTTTGTCAAGTGTTTTTTTCAATTCTTTTTTATTATTTTTCTTTCTCTTATCATCGAATACCGCAGGTCTTGTGCCAACCCAGACCGCACGTTCCTCTTTCTTTGCCTTTTGGATTTGAGCTTTTGTCATACCTTTGTATTTGAATTGCTCTGCCTGTGCTTTCATTTGTTTCTCTTTACTTTTGGACTTTCTACTCATGTTCTACATCTCCTTTACTATGTATTTATTATACCATGGGGTTGACCTTTTGTCAACCCCTTTTTTAAATTATTCTTCTGTATCTATTGGACAAGTCACAGCTGCTATGAAAGCTAAAAATAAAGTTTCATCTTTTAAACTTGAATCTTCACACAGCTCGCAGAACCAAATGGTCTTTTCATCTTCCATACCTCTTGTATTGATAACTTCATCCATCATTTCTTTTCTTGTCATTTTCTTTTCCTCTCTTTCTTTAACTGTCTTTATTATAGCACAAGGGGCTGAGTTTGTCAACCCCTATTTTATTTTTTTTATCTTTCTCTCAATCCATGTATTACTATTGTATGATCGCAATTATCACAAGTGTAATAGTATTCATCATCACCATTCTTGTGATGTACTGTACTTGTAAACTTGTAAGGCTCATTACATTCTGTACAATATCCATTGTTCCATGCTTCATCATCACCTTTATTCTGTAATGTTACTAATCCGCTGATACTGCATCCAATAGCGACCGCAATTATAATTCCCATTATCCACTTTATTACTGGTTTACTGTTTTCTGCGATAGTGTTTACAATACACATTGCCATGAATCCACCAACTACCATGCTGAATAAAACCGCCATAATAATAAACTCTACTGTATAACTCATTTCTAATACCTCTCTTTTCTTTTCTATGTATTCATTATACTACTGGATAACTCATTTGTCAATAGGTTTTTTATTTTATTTTTATTTTTTATTTTGTTTCCCTTTCCTCTTGACACTATTATAATAACACACATGCGGTCACTTGTCAAGTCTTTTAATAAAAAAAGTGAGGAAAAATCCTCACTTTAAAATCAATCTTCATTCATTTCAATGATAGCATTGCCGTCTGCATCACGTCCCCATGAGCCATTGAGCCAACCTGTATACCTTGTTGATACAATCTCATCATCATAGATACACACTGTACCCATGTTGTCCATGACCATTGAACAGAAGTCTCCAACCATCCAGTCCTCAATGTTTGTGAATGACCACTCATTACCACTAAAGTCTACACAGTACACAACGTCCTCTTCTTCATCAACCTCTGTGACTACTGCCAGAGCCGCATACACATCACGCTCACATGTATCATCTACTGGATTGCTTGCGGCGAGTGCTGTGTTACAGCCTGTCATCATCATCACTACCATCATCACCATCATAATCACTTTCTTCATTGTTCTTACCTCTCTTTCATTTGATAAGTTTATTATACAGTATAACCGCCCATTTGTCAAGCCTTTTTGTAAAATATTTTTTGTTAATTTTTTAACAATCTCTGCCCTATTTACCAAAAAGATTGTTTGCGTTAATTAGCCCAGTGTGTACTAATCCAATAGGCTCGTATCATTTATTGTATCATAGATTCGGGAAAAAGTCAATGTACAAATTGCACAAGATTTCGCAACGATTTTTGTGCAGGATATCTATTGACAGCAAACAAGGCTCGCCAGGACCGCCAGCGCGCCTATGTGCCATGGTACACGTATACCCCTACCCTGGCACCCCTACCCCTATACCCATGGTACCCCATACCTACATACATACATGCATTGATACATTTGTTTTATTTATTTATTTATCTTATTGTCTTTGTGCTTGTTTATCTTATTGTCTTTGTCTCTCTTACTCTTCTCTTCTCTCTTACTCTCTCTCCTCTCGCTCTCTCCTTGCCCTCGGCAAGGCCTGCCCTTGGGCAGAGGCAGCAGGTCTTATCTCTCTTGTGTACACCAATGTTTTATTTTATTTAATTATTATCCAGTAGCATACATGTATGGTATGGTATGTATGTATCTACATGTACTGTATAGTGTGTGTGTATACATCATCTATTATGTATGTATCCAACAGATGTATGTATGTACATAGTGTAGTGTGTACTGTGCTGTGTACATGCGGTCCTGTGTATGTATAGTAGTATACATGCTGTGCTGTATAGTATGGACTACCTGTGTATGGTATGCCCTTAGTGTATAGTCTATGTGTATCACATACATACTGTACATAGTGTGTTATTTATTCTTTAGTATGTTTGTGTATAAATAAAAAGGCATTGTGTATCATACACAATGCCTACCTTAAACTCATTTTAATTTCAAATATTTTTTATCTGTTTTGGCGGGCTCGCAAGATGCGAGGTCACCCCGTCGCTTCTCAGAATAGCGGCAATACCTTTGTTGTGTGTTTCTCAGATATCTTTTGAATCAAAAAGTCATTAAGAGTTAGTGAGATAGTGTTATGGGGGATGGTATTTCGGGAAAAAAATTTTTTTCGTTTTGATTTCGACTTTGCTCTGGGCAACTTTGACACGAAAAGTATTTTAAGTTTCGGATTTACAAAGTTATTCTTTGACACGAAAAGTATCTTAGATTTCAGTATTATGAAAAGTATCTTAAAATTCGATTTCTTCTCAAATATTTATCAACTTCAAAATTACAGATAAATTCATCCAGGTATTCCCATCTCCAATCATTATACATCCATCCCTATCTTTCAAACAAGGCTGTACGAGGTATAAAATCTCTCTATAACTCACATCATCTAAAACATAAGCCTTATCAACTCTTTGAGCCCCTAATATCTCCCCATCATTTATGGGAAAAATAATAAATTGGGTCCCATCCCCCTTATCTAACTCTTCTTTAGCTCTCTTCCCATAAGAAACGTCTCTACAAAATATTCCAACTTTCCTACATTCGTCCATCATTATTTTTAAATTTAAACCAGTCCTTAAAAGAATCCATAGAAGCTTTACCAGTATAAATCAAAAAGGTTTTACAACCAATTCCTACAATATAAATCATAGCACAAATTCCAATACTTTTACCTAAAGCTTCAAGCCCTAATCCCAACGCTTCCATTACTCTTCTTCCTCTACATATTTCTGAAGCTCCTCAGGTACCTCAACACCACATTCTACGAACGCAGCAACGGCTTCCCGCAACTTCTGATCATCGTCTATTGGACTTGCCATACAAATACACTGTCTGCCATCAATTATAGCTGTGAATAATTCCAAATCAGAACCTTCCTCAAGAAACATTCTATCTCTTAATCCTTTTGGAATTGTGATTCTTCCTAAGCTATCAATTTTTCTGCTTGTGTTTTCAGGAATTAACTGTTTCATCATTGTTCTCATATTTCATTTTTCTCCTTTGTACATTTTTTATTAAATTTCTTGCAAAGCAAATTACATTGTCTCTCACCTGTTTCGCAAGGAAAATGATCCTCTAACATATCTAATTTATTATATCTTACAATATGTGCGTAAAAATGTTCCCAATCAAAATTATCAAAAATCCTTTGCGCAATGTATCTTTCTCTTTTATCTATCCAATCATCCACGCTAATTTGAATGCCTTGCGGTTCTTCATAATCTTGGTCCATTCTTCGTCTTCGCCAGTCAAAAGGATATATATAACCGGCTTCCCGCATTATTTTAGTAAAATCTGAGCTATATTGCATACAAGCTGCTCCATAAGAAGAAACTATCATAACTAATATTTTGAAAATGGGTCCTCATTATCCCATCCTTCTGGAAAAATACAATCTAATAAACTATTTAATACGTTTACTAAAAAGAAACATGGCGCACCAATTAAAAATATAAACATTGCCAAACATCTATCAACATTAGAACTTTGTGACATAGGCTCTATAAATTGAAAGCATAATGTGCAAAACATTAATAGCCAAAAGAATACAATAATTTGTAACATTTTATCTTCTCTCCTTTTTTATTTTACATAGACATTTTAACATTTTTTTTCTATTTTGTCAAAAATTTGACTTAGGCTGGGAATTCTGTTATAATATATTTAGGTAATGGAGGTGACTATTATATTAAAATTAGATTATACTCTCACCTCAGCTGAAGAAAGATTAGAGTTAGTAAATAAAATTCTTGAGGAGAATAAAGAGCCCAATGAGGCATATTTAGAAATCCTTGCAGAATACTTAGTAATTCCAATAGAGCGAGAAGAGAGACGACAACATAAGATTTTAACTGACAATCGCATGGCTACAGTTAATAAAAGAGAAACTTCTTTTGAAGGTTTAGTCTCCCAACTTGAAAATGGCGAAGATGGTATTTACAATTTATTAGATGATGGAAAAGGTAAAACAACAATATTTCAACCAAAAGTAACAATAACTAAAAAAGATGTAGAAGAAATTCCCTATTTAAAACAGATAAGAGATGCTATAAAAGTTTGGGAAGAAAAATTAAAAACCGCATCAGGCAGAGAAGCTTTTATTATTAAGAAAGCCATTATTGATTTGCGGAAAGACCAATACGTTATTAAAAATTCATATAAAAAACCAATCGTGTTTAGTAGAATAACACGTTCAAAACATATTACTAAATTTGAAGATTCATTTAGATTTGATGATGAAAATTATATTATTCCAGAAGGATACTCATTTTGCGACCCTGCGGTTTGTTCTGCAATCCTTTGCAATTACTCTCGTTTAAAAGAAGAAGGGTTTGGGGACTTTGAAGGTGATGCGTGGTATATGATGGAAGATTTTGATGATTTATGCGGGCGTGCATTGTCCGACTATCCCTTATATGAGCGTATTGTGTCGGACAAGATTGACGGCATGCAAAATATTGAAATACAGGCCGATATTGAAGAACAATTTGAAGTTAAACATAGTTTAGAATATATTTCCAGCTTATGGAGAAAAAAGATTCCGAAGATTATTGCTTCACAAGCTGAAGATGATACACTGAATTGGTATTTTCTTAATAAAGAAAAAGGTAAATATAAACGTTGCAGTAGATGCGGCGAGATTAAATTAGCACATAATAAATACTTCAGTAAAAATAAGACAAGTAAGGATGGATTTTACAGTATTTGTAAAAAATGCCGAAATAAAAAGGACAAGAAATAATAATTTCGGACATCCAGAAGTCTTAGTTAGTAAAGGGGGAATTTATTATGGCAGCAGGAGATACAAGATTCTGCGATAAATGTAAAAAAACAATTAATGAAAAAGAATTTTATTGTTCAAATAATTTAGAGAAATATCCTGACGGAAAATTAAATACTTGCAAAAAATGTTTAACTATGCATGTAGATAATTGGGACCCTAATACTTACCTATGGATTCTACAGGAGTGTGATGTACCTTATGTTCCAGAAGAATGGCAAAAATTGCTTGCGAAATATGGTCAAGATAGAAGTAAAGTTACAGGAGTAACAATTTTAGGCAGATATCTTTCAAAAATGAAGTTAAAGCAATGGAAGCAATATCGTTGGAAAGATACTCAGTTCTTGCAAGAATTAGCCGACCACAAGACAGAAGAAGCGATGAAAAGAGCTGGATATGGTGCGGCCGAGATTACCAAAGTAGTGATGGAGAATCGAGCTACAATACCAGAAGGAGATGTAAAAGTTCCGGTATACGATGACAGCTCATATATGAATATGTCGGACGCCGGTTTGGGAGCTCCGCCCGCAGACGATTACTTTGCCGATGAAGGCGATGATGATATTTGCGCTGATTTAACTGATGAAGATAAAAGATATTTGCGGCTTAAATGGGGAAAAGCGTATAAACCCGAAGAATGGGTCCGACTGGAACAACTCTATTTAGAGATGAAGAAGTCATATGATATTCAAGGTGCGGGTCATGAAGATGTATTAAAGTTAGTATGCAAGGCCTCATTAAAAACTAATCAGCTTCTGGATATAGGAGATATTGATGGCGCTCAGAAAATGTCAAAAATGTATGACATGCTTATGAAGTCTGGTAAGTTTACCGCGGCACAGAATAAAGCTGATAATGGAGAGTTTTTAAATTCTATTTCAGAGTTTGTAGTATTATGTGAAAAAGAAGGTTTTATACCTCGTTATTATACAGAAGGTCCAAAAGACAGAGTTGATGAAACTATTTTGGACTTAAAAGATTATACTCATAGTCTTGTAGTAGAAGAAATGAATTTAGGTAATCTTATTGAAAATGCTGTTAAACAAATGGCTATTGAAGAGTCTAAAGAAGAAGATGAAGATGTTGAGGAAGAATTATCATTTGAAGAGATTGAAGCTTTAAAAGATGAAGATTTTGAAGAATATGGAGATTTCCTTGAAGAACAAGAAGAAGATGATGAAGAAATGTTAAGACAAATCCAGGAGGACAGATAAAATGGCATTACAAGATTTATTAGATTTATCTGATTCTCGAAAAAAGATTGGTCTCTCAGAAGAGCGTGTGCGGGCTGTTATAAGTATAGGCCGCCAATACATTGCCTATTGGAGAGAATATCCTGATATGTTTGTTGACTACCTTTTGGAAATGGGAAATCCTCAAGACTTTAAATTTTTCTTTTATCAGAGAGTGTTCTTACGAATTGCAATGAGACATCAATACGTTTATGCAGTATTTCCTCGTGCATATTCAAAATCATTCTTATCAATTATGACTTTAATGATTAGATGCATTCTTTATCCTAAGTGTAAACTCTTTGTTACTTCTGGAGGTAAAGAGCAGGCTGCAGGTATTATGAAAGAAAAAGTTCAAGAGATATGTAATCTAATACCCGCATTTAAACAAGAAATTGACTGGACTCGTGGAAAAACACTTGAAGGAAAAGATTATGCAAAATATGTATTCCAAAATGAATCTTATTTTGATAATATTGCGGCAAGAGAGAGTTCTCGTGGTAAGCGTCGACATGCCGGAGTTATTGAGGAATGTGTAGGTGTAGATGGACGAATTCTTTCAGAAGTTATTATTCCTACAATGAATATTTCTCGTATGTGTATGGACGGTTCAACTCATCCAGAAGAGCAATTAAATAAATCTCAATTATATATCACTACTGCTGGATATAAAAATACATATCCTTATGATAAATTAATACAGTTCCTTGTATGGCAGATTGTAAAGCCAGAAAAAGCCATGATTATGGGTGGTACTTATAAGATTCCTGTATTAGTTAAACTACTTGATAAAAACTTTGTAAAAGACCTGAAGATGGATGGTACATTCAATGAATCATCTTTTGCCCGTGAATATGAATCTAAATGGTCTGGTACGGTTGAAGATGCATTCTTTAATTCAGAAAGTTTTGATAGAAATAGGATTTTGAAACAACCAGAAAAAGAAGCCTCTGGACGAATTGGAAAAGGTGGCTTTTATGTGCTGTCGATGGATGTTGGTCGTAAAGGGTGCGATTCAGTCGTTTGTGTATTTAAAGTTACACCACAGCCGCAGGGAGTTTCATTAAAGCAGTTAGTTAATATATTTACATTAAGTGATGAACATTTTGAAGATCAGTGTATAAAAGTAAAAAAACTATTCTATAAATTTAAAGCTAAACGTCTTGTTATTGATGGTAATGGTCTTGGTATTGGTCTATTAGATTATTTGGTTAAACCACAAATAGACCCAGATACAAATGAACTATTTCCAGATTTCGGCGTTTATAATGATGAAGATGGATATTATAAGAAATATAGAACTCAAAATTGTGAGCAAGATGCTTTATATGTAATTAAAGCAAATGCGCCAATTAATACTGAAGCTCATGCGAATGCTCAAACTCAACTTTCTTCTGGAAAAGTTAAAATGCTAATAGATGAACGTGTTGCAAAAACAAAATTACTTGGAACTAAGGTTGGTCAAAACATGACTCCTGAGGAAAGGGCAGAATATTTAAAACCATTCACCTTAACTTCTATATTAAAGGAAGAAATGATGAACCTTCGTGAAGAAACAGAAGGTGTAAATATTATTCTAAAACAAGCAAATAGAGGTATTAGAAAAGATAAATTTTCTGCTTTTGAATATGGATTATATTATATTAAACACGAAGAAGATAATAAGAAAAAGAAAAAGAAATTTAATGCTAAAGAATGGTGTTTTTTTAACTGATATGATTTTTAAATGGTTCCAATCTTTTGAAATTAAAAAATATGATATAATGATGGTAGAGGAGGCGTGAATAAAAAGTGGATGCAAGTTTTGGAGAACGTAAGATACATGAAATATTAGAAGAGTCGGGTTTAGATTATAAGATGGAATATATCTTCCCAGATTTGCGGAGCTCAAGTGGACGACCTTTAAGATTTGATTTTGTCATATTTGATGATGATGGACATATTGATTTTATTATTGAATATCAAGGAAAGCAACACTATGAGCCAAGTGCAAAATTTGGTGGCAAAAGAGGTTTCTATCAACAACAGTTTAATGATAATAAAAAAAGACGTTTTTGTGCGCTACATGATTTTAACTTAATTGAAATTCCATATACAGAAGAAAACCTCCTTTCATATGATTATATAATGAGGAGGGCTGGATATTAATGGGGCAAATTTATGGAATAAAAAATTCAAAAAATGAATTTATTTATATTGGACAGACTATTAGAAATTATAAAGTTCGATGGCAACAACATAAGCAGCAAGCCAAAGAAAGAAAATATGCTTTATATAATGCTTTTAATAAGTATGGGATTGATTCTTTTCATCCTGAGTTAATTGAAAATTGTGATAATGCTTTATTAAATGAAAGAGAGCAGTATTGGATACGATTTTATCATACATCTGTAAAAGAAAATGGATATAATATTACTGATGGTGGTAATACTGTTTCAGATAAGATGAAAAAACCTGTATATCAATATGATAAAGATGGAAATTTTTTACGAAAATTTGATTCAACTAATGAAGCTCAATGGGAAATAGGTAAAAGGTATGGTTCTGAAGTAAATAGAGCCGCACATGGAAAGATAAAAACCGCCTATGGATTTTTATGGTCTTTTGAAAAAAAAGATTCTTTAACTCCACCAAAGGATACTTATAAAAAAACAGTTTATCAATATGATAAAAATATGAATTTTATTACGCAATATGATTCTGTAAATCAAGCTGCAAAAATGCTTGGAAAAGCTCCCGCTAATATTTCAGCCTGTGCATTAGGAAAAAGAAAGACTGCTTATGGTTTTATCTGGACTTATAAAAAAGCTGGATATTAAAAGGAGGTGAATTTTTGCGTAACAGACAAGAAGAGATTCGGTCAAAAGGTTTTGATATGATTAATTCTCGTCGAGGATATGAAGGTCCAATAGACTATGGAAAGATTAAAGTTGGAACTAAAACCCTTGATGATGCTGTTTTAAATCTGGGTTCAATGCCTAAAATCCGACATGACTTTGGAAATAAGGCATTTATACTTCAAGCCATTAGTGAGAGGAATTTACCTTTAATAAGAGAAATTTCTAATTATTTTTATAATACAAATGGTATTTATTCTAAGGTATGTGATTATTTTGCTTATCTATATAGATACGATTGGTATATAACACCGGAAATTAAAGATGAATCAGAAAAGTCTTTTGAAAAAGCTTTAATTGATTTTAATAATATTTTGGGCTATCTTGATAACTCACATGTTAAGAAGGTTTGCGGTGATATCGCCAGTGAAGTTGTAAAGAACGGAGCTTATTATGGGTATATATCTCCATCAAGAGATGGATTAGTTCTACAACAATTACCGATTAATTATTGCAGAACAAGATTTAATATTGGCGATATGCCAGTAATTGAATTTGATATGCGTTTTTTTGATGAAAACTTTAGAGATGTTAATTATAGAATGAAAATTCTAAGAATGTTCCCTAAAGAGTTCCAAAAGGGATATGTGCTATATAAACAAGGTAAGTTAGAGCCTGATACAGAATATTATCCATTAGGTCGTCGTGATAGTCATTTAGTTAATACTAATACACAATTAAATTGGCGTCCTGGTTATTGGTATACTCTTGAGCCAGGCTCTGCGGTTAAATTTTGTTTTAACAATGGCGACCAACCATTATTTATAAATGCGATTCCCGCAATCTTAGATTTGGATGCGGCACAAGATTTAGACCGAAGAAAACAAATGCAACAACTTTTGAAAATCGTTATACAAAAATTACCACTTGATAAAAATGGTGATTTGATTTTCGATGTAGATGAAGCCAGAGATATTCATAACAATGCTGTTGAAATGTTACAACATGCTATTGGAGTTGATGTTTTAACAACTTTCGCAGATGTACAAGTTGAAGATATGGCTGATTCTAATACCACAACTACATCAGATGATTTGGAACGTGTCGAGAGAACTGTGTATAATTCTTTAGGTGTTTCAAAGAACTTATTTAATACAGACAGTAATTTATCTTTGGAGAAATCAATTCTTCAAGATGAATCTACGATGCGAGTTTTACTTTTACAGTTTAATTCATTTTTTGATAAAATTACACAGCAGTTGGGAAGCAATAAAAAGAAGTACAATTATAGATTTTATATGCTTGAAACAACTCAGTATAATTATCAAAATTTAGCTAAAATGTATAAAGACCAAGTTCAAATGGGATACTCAAAGATGCTTCCGCAAATTGCTATGGGGCATTCACAAAGTTCTATTATTCATACTGCATTCTTTGAGAATAAAGTATTGAAACTTAGTGAGATTATGATTCCTCCTCTTATGAGTTCTACTTTAAATGCGGACTCAATTTTGGGTACTAATAATCAAAATAGTAATTCAAAAAATCAAAAAACATCAGAGGAAACAAAATCTACAGCTTCTACCACTAAAACAGTAAAAACAAGTGACGGTGCTGGGCGTCCTGAGAAGGCTGATAGTGAGAAGAGTGAAAAGACAATTCAAAATAAAGAATCTATGTAGGGAGGTTTAAAGATGGCACACTCAAGTGTAAGTTTAGAAACCCCTATTGAGTTTATAAATATCACTCCTCTTAATCCTCTTATTTCAAAATGTCAGATTAAAGTTTGTTATGTTCAAGATACACCAAATAGAAATGGTAGTATCATTACTGAAGAAGTTGCAAGAAAAATTGCAAATAGTCTTCCTGGTAGTCCAATTGTAGGATATTACAATAAGGCTACTGGAGATTTTGAGCAACATAACAAACAAATTGACATTTCAAATGGAGAGTTTAAGTTGACTGATTCAACAAGACCTTATGGTTTTGTAGATTTAGGCGCAAAGGTTTGGTTTCAAGATTTCTTAGATGATGGACAAACCGTTCGTAAATACCTCATGACTGAAGGATATTTGTGGACAGGTCAATACCCGGAATGTCAAAGAGTAATTGATAAGGGCAATAATGAATCTATGGAATTACATAAAGAAACTTTAAATGCAACTTGGACAAAAGATGAAAGTGGAAAACCGCAATTCTTCATTATCAATGAAGCAATTATGGAAAAACTTTGTATTCTTGGAGAGGACTTTGAACCTTGTTTTGAAGGTTCATCTGTAACAGCTCCAAAGGTACAATTTTCTTTTGATCCTAATTTTACCACTCAATTTAATTCTATGGTAAAAGAAATGAAAAATTTATTAGATAAAGGAGGAACGCAAGTGTTTACTACTTATGCAGTAAAAGTTGGTGACTCTCTTTGGAATGCTTTATATGCTCATACAAAAGATACATATAGTATTGCAAGAGTATGTGAAGATGAAGGACAAAAATATGCCGTTCTTCAAAATAGAGCAGACCAAAAGTATAGTAGATTAGACTTTTCTTTAAACGCAGAGAATGAGGTTATGTTTGCAGATAATGTAAAGGATATTGAATATACTCCATCAGAGGATGTTCAATTTGCGTTAGCTGACGTTGAGGCCTTTGAAACTGAGTTCAAAAAGAAAGAAGACGAAGAAAAGGCTAAGAAAGGCGATCCTGAAAATAAAGATCCTGAGCAGAAAAAGGATGATCCTGACAAGAAAGATCCAAAGGCAGACCCAAAAGAGGATCCTGATAAGAAAGATCCTAAAGAGGATCCTAAGAAGGATGACCCAAAGGACCCAGGAAAAGAGGACCCAGAGTCAGATGACGAGGACAAAAAAAATAAAAAAGATAAAAAGAAAACTCAATATTCATTAGAAGAGATACCAGAATATCAAACTCTAAAATCTGAATATTCTGCATTAGAGGGGCAACTTTCTACCTTAAAAGCCCAACTCGCATCTCTTGAGCAGTTTAAGCTCGATACAGAAAGAGTTAAGAAACAGGAAATGATTGATAAGACTTTCTATATGCTTTCCAACGAAGATAAGAAAGATGTTATTGACCATATTGACGAATACTCATTAGAAGATATTGAATCTAAACTTTCAGTAATTTGTGTTCGTAATAGAGTTAATTTCTCAGCTCTTGAAAATGATGATAACCCATTGAATGGACCAACAACTTATAATCTTGGTGATGTTCAATTTGGAGACCAATCAACTCCAGCATGGGTTCAGGCTGTTTTAAAAACTGCAGAAACATTAGATTAATTAAGGAGGAATAAATAAATGGCTTTTAAAGACTTTTTAACCGCAGGTTTAGATCGTGCAGGCTTAAAGTCTCAGGCAGAGTATGTTGATTTTGGATTCGGTCAAGTAGAACCAAATCATCTTTCAGCTCAAAGAACTGGACAAATTTATGCACAGCTCCCTGCAGCTCCAGCTATTACCATGCTTGAGCAAGGTCAGTTTGTAAAATATGATTATGCCGCAAATGATAACGGTATTGGAGAAGTTAATTTCACTGGCAATGGCGAATGGATGCTTGTTTACAATGAAATTAAATTATATAAAAACCACTTAGATGGAACAAAACAGTGGGATTGTGAATTCGTAATGCACAAGGATGATTATCAAGCTCGTATCTATAGTCCATATGACTATGAGCAAGCTGAGATTGAGTATCATGATTGGCATAGACTGAATGGAACAGATGAAAAGGGAAAAACAAGTATGACTGTTAATACTTATGTTTCTCTTGATATTGAAGGAAAGACCGTTACTATTGATGGTGAAAGATATGCTGTTACTGGAGATGCAGAAACAGGACGTAAATTCACTTACAAAGGAACAGAATATGAGTTAGATGAAAATGGTCAGTCTAAGAAACAAGTTCCAGTAGAATATACATATGATGATGTTACAGCTGATGTAGCTGATATCTATGAAATGGGATGGACAAACGATCCATGGAAGAGACTTGGTATTTATCGTGAGAGAAAAATGCCTAAAGGAACTACAATGGTACCTCGTGTATTTAAGACCAATGTAGGAGATATCTTCACAACTAATACAATTGGCGAAACAGAAGTTTCTGTTGGTGACGTATTAACACCACGTGTTAAAGATGGTATCTTAGCTAAAGAAGGTGCTGATGCGGCTGGCGCAATGAAGTGGCAAGTAGTTAAAGTTTATACAATGCCTGATAACCAAAAGGGCGTAAAAGTTATGCGTATAGCGTAAGGAAAGGAGGATAATATTAATGTTAGATAGAAAAAATCTTGTATCTCTAATGAAAACAGTTGCTAAAGCTGATCCTTCCGCTCCTACCGCTTATAGCTTTAATGGACAATCTTTAAGCTACGATGCTATGAATCAGACTTTACGTAATGAATTAAATGAGTTGGCAGGTACTTATTCCCTATACAGAGAGAATAAGAACTTAATCTTCTCTATGATTGAAGAAACACTTGATGAAGTTCTTCCAAAGAAAGTTATTCAGCAATACGATCAATTTGCTGAGGTTAAGACTTTTGCACAGGGTGACAAACCTATTTTCCGTCGTCCATTAGCAAACAGAAATCGTGCTAAACAGTTCATCACAAGAGTAGGTCTTGCTGGAATGTACGAAGTATTCAAACTCGGACCAACCGAGGCAGAAAGCTTCGAAGTACGTACAAGCGCTATTGGAGGCGCTGCTCAGATTGGATTTGAGGAGTTCCTTGATGGACGTGTTGACTTCGCTGAAGTTACAAAAATTATTATGGATGGTATGGATGAATTAATCTATAAAGAAATTGCATCTGCATTAAAAGCATCTATTAATCAGCTTCCACCAGCAAATAGAGTTGCTGCTAATGGATTTGATGAAGCTGCTATGGATAGACTTATTACTATTGCAGCTGCTTATGGAACACCTACTATCTATTGCACATATGAGTTTGCTGTTCGTATGATTCCACAGGAAGCATGGAGATATACAGAAGCCATGAAGACTGAACTCTGGAATACAGGACGTTTAGCTAACTATAAAGGCACTAAAGTTATTATTCTTGAGCAAGGTTTTGAGGATGAAACTAATACTCGTAAATGCATCGATCCTGGATATGCTTGGGTTATCCCAACTGGAGCAGATGGAAAACCTGTTAAAGTTGCTTTTGAGGGTGGCACAATTGTTGATGAATTTAACAACTATGACCGTTCTCGTGAAATTCAAGTATATAAGAAAGTCGGCGTAACATGTATTCTTGCTAATAACATTTGCGCTTACTGTGATACATCATTACTTGGTAAAATGTATACTTGGGATCTTGATGGAGTTACTGGAAAAGTTGCTACTTATGATGGCAGAAAATCTGGAACTTTAGCTTAATAAAATACCGTAATATATTATTAGGGGAGAAGGGAACGTAAGTCTCCCTCTCCCCTTATTTTTAGTTGGAGAAAAAGGAGATTAATTATGATTACTGAAAACACAATGTATAACGTAAAGAATAGAAGTTCAAGTGTTGTTGTTTATAGAATTCCTGAAACAAACCTTCGTAGAGAATTTGCGCCAGGAGAAACAAAGAGAATCCCATTCGGAGAGTTAGAAAAATTAACATATCAGAGTGGCGGAAGAGAACTTCTTGAAAATTTTCTACAGATTTTGGAAGAAGAGGTTACTACTGATTTAAACGTCAATAGAGAGCCAGAATATAATATGTCTGAGGCACAGATTCGTGATTTATTATTAACAGGGTCTCTGGATGCCTTCTTGGATGCACTTGACTTTGCTCCTATTGGCGTTATTGATTTAATCAAAACAATGGCAGTAGGTCTTCCATTAACTGATTTGAATAAAAGACGAGCTTTAAAAGAAAAAACCGGTTTTGATGTTGATAGTGCGCTTCGTCATGTAGAGGAAGAGAAGATTGCTGAAAAGCCTTCTACTGGCATTAATACATCTGGTGCCGCACCTACTCGTAGAGTACAGCCTGCCGCACAAGAAGGAACTGCTCGTAGAACTACACCTAAATATAAAGTAGTTGAAACTAAAAGTGAATAATTAAAAAGGAGGACATTATAAATGGCAGAAGGAACACCTTTCTCAGCTATATATAATTGCTTTCTTGGAAAAATCACTGATGATATGTATATGGAGTTAACTCCAGAAGACACTATAAAAGATCTTCAAAGACTTCTTATTCAAGCCATTCCAGGGTTTGAATTTCCTCGTAAGAATCTGGACAGCTATGAAATTAAAGTTGTTCAGATGAAAGAGGATGAAGTCCTTCCAGATGATTTTATTATTGGTGTCATTTGGAATGACCTTTCAGATAATACTGTTGACGTTCCAGATGTTATAGTAGAAAAATCCGCTTTTGCGGAAGAGCTTACTTCTGAAGAAATAAATATCCTGGCTCTTTTAATGAAACAAGGTTGGGTTCAGAGACAGGTTACTTCTATTGAAAATACCAGAATGAAATATTCTGGTTCTGATTTTAAAATGACTTCACAAGCAAACCATCTTCAAAAATTACTTTCTCTTTTGGAAGAATCAAGAAGAGATTCTTTTCATATGCAAAGATTATATAAGAGACGTAAAAAAGACAAAGATGGACACTATGAGTCAAATTGGTCTGTATTGAGGGAAAAAAGTGCTTTGCGATAAGTATGAGATTGAATTCTCTCAAGAAACTATTCAGAAGACTGTTCGTCGTTTAACCAACCAGCTTTGGAAATTAATTCCAATGAGAGAAAATGACGAAGATTGGTATAAACAATTACAAACTGTAACATTGGAGATTGCGGGATTGAATGAACTTTTCATCAGTCCTACTTTTTTACAATTATTAAGTAAATTAGAAGGGTTGCAAATTAAAGAGGTAAATTTTGAGTTGTATCGTAAGACTATTTTTGAGTGTATTAATATCTTACAGGAACTAAACTAATGTCAGGTTATGATAAGAAAATAAAACGCAACACTTCTTTAAATTTAATGACGGGCCGCCTTGATAGATATGACGGAACGCAGGAACGTCCAGATGATTCAGAGAAAGAGAATACAACTTCTAATTTAGATGGATTAAAAGATCAAATTTTGAGACTCCATCAAGGTGGAGGTTATTTACAGCAAGATAGAATGATAGCTGATAAAAAAAGGTCTTTAGATAGGGCTTTATTGTATTCTTACCAAGCTTGTACAATTAAGAGAATTGCTTGTACTGATAACATGGATAATAGTACAATTTATCCAAATGTGAATCATTTAAACAATAAAGAAATATGTAGAGCTTTAATTAATCCAGATAAAAACAAAATGGACTATGATGATAAAATTGTTTCAGTTCCATATGAGGACAATTATCATCCTGGAGATGTTTTTGAATGGGTTGGAACTAATACTTATTGGATGATATATCTTCAAGAATTAGAAGAAAGAGCATATTTTCGAGGAGAAATTAGAAAATGTTCTCATCAAATTAATTGGGAAGATGAAAATGGAGAACATTCAACCTATGCCGCAATTCGTGGTCCAGTTGAAACTAAAATTAATTATATCCAAAAGCATGAAATAAGTGTAGATACTCCAAATTATTCATTAGATATCTATATTCCAAGAAACAAAGAAACTTTATCTTTCTTTAGAAGATACCAAAAATTTTATCTTCAAAGTAGAGAAGAAGGCGGTCCAATTATTTGTTGGAGAGTTGAAGCTGTTGATTGGATTTCTACTCCTGGAATTTTAGAAGTTACAGCTGTAGAATATTATATAAATGAAACCGAAGATGACCTTGAAAAAGGAATTGTTGGTGGATTAAAAGTTGACCCAATAGATCCAAATAAAGATTTAATGAGTATGGCTATAGAAGGACCTACATTTATTAAACCTAAACAACCTTATGAATATTATTGTAAAGGATTTAATAGTGGGGCTGAAGCTTGGTCAGTTGATACTAAGAAGTATCCAGTTGAATTTAAAGTTGATCCTAAAGACCCAATGCATATTAAACTTATTTGGTTTAAGTCTTATCATGGTCAATTTGAATTGAAGTATGGTAATTATTCAAAGACAATAGTCGTTGAATCATTATTTTGAGTGAAAAAGGAGATTATATAGATGAAAGTAGAAAGATTTTCTTTACCTAAATCAAGTTTTCTTTCTATTGAGAAAGATATGGGTATTATTACAGACAAAGTTTTAAGTTGTGATAGATTGAAAAAATTATTATATTATACAACTGAAGATGCCTTAGATAAGCCTAACTTAACCATTGAGCAATCTAATATGTTATTTGGTAAAAATATAAAAATAGTACCAAAATTAACTGTTGATGGAAGCGTATTAAATTACATTATGATTAATTTTGATAATTTTAGTACAAATGCCACTAACCCTGAATTTAGAGATAATATTATTGAATTTGATATCATATGTCATTTTGATCAGTGGAAATTAAAAGATTTCCAATTAAGACCTTATAGGATTGCGGCAGAGCTTGATTCTATGTTAGACAAAAAGCATTTAACAGGAATTGGCGATTTAGAATTTTTAGGCGCAAATCAAATTATTTTAACAGATGAATTTGGTGGATTATGTTTAATGTATTCTGCTATTCATGGAGAGGAAGATAAAAAGGGAATGCCTAATCCGCAAGATAATATTTCTTTTTTAAGTGATTATAAAAAACAACATGGCCTAAAGGAATGATAAAATGGATACAAGATTAGCGTTAATGACTGGTTGTGATTATCCTATTCCAGAGTGTCAATTGACATTGCATCAACCCACAATAAAAGAGATAGGGTTAATTGGAGAAAATGATTTTTTTACAGGCTCACAGTGCTTATCTATTTATAAAAGTATGTTCGTCACAGAGGACAAAAGTGCTTTAGACGATATAAATAATTTTCAAATATTTATGACAGTAATGAGGGATAAAGAATCTATGGAGAAAAAACATAGCGTCCTTCAAGTCTTAACTTTGTTTTTTCCTAAATATGACAAAGTTTTGTTTACTCCGCAATCATTGCTTTTTCAGAGCAAAGAAGGAAATGTAGCTATTGATGAAAATAATTTTGATTTTCTTCAAGCAGCAATTCGAGAGGTTACATGTTCCAAAAGTGGACCAATGGACCAACAGGCTTTTAACCCAGCAAATGATAAAGCCAGAGAAATTGCAGAGAAGTTAATGAGGGGGAGACAAAGGGTTGCGGCCCAGAATGGTTCCGCAAACACGAGTATATTTAGTTTATATCTTTCTATTCTATCTATTGGATTACCAATGCCTGTAACAGACTTGGTAAACTGTACAATGTTTCAATTATATGATCTCATGGAGAGATATTCACTATATATGAATTGGGATTTAGATGTGCGGACTCGTTTAGCGGGTGGCAAACCTGATTCTCAACCAGACAATTGGATGAAAAATATTCATCAATATTAAAAGGAGGAAAATGCACTATGAAATTTGGTGTTCGTGAAATTTGTGATGTTGTTTTAAGAGCAAAATCTGCACAAAAGATCGGAAATAAAATTTTCTATAAAAATGAACCTGTAATTTATTTCGATACATTGAAGACCTCCAGTATGGAAGGTGCAGCTACCACTGTATATGCACAAGGTGGTCGTGGTAATGCTCGTTTAGTAGCATGGGAAGGTGAGCGTACTGTAACATTCACCATGGAAGATGCTTTAATTTCTCCAGAAGGATTCATGATTCTATCTGGTGCAGGACTTATTGAAGCTACTGATGGAAAGCCAATCTATCAGCATATTACTGAAACAGTAGACAAAGGTGAAGTTTCTGTTAATGAAAAAGAGATGACAATTAAGATTTCTCAGAAACCTTATTTTGGAACTCAGCCTGCAGATGGCGAGTTTGAAGCGGCAAAAGAGGAAATGGCTTATGTAATGCTTATGAAAGATGGTGAAATCGTTTCTGAGCCTTATATTCCAGTACATGAAAATGTTACAATTGGAGTAGATGGAAGCTATACAATTAGAGTTGCAACTCATCCTACTTATGCAGAATTAACAAAAGCTGAAAAAGAAGAATTCCATAAGACTGGTATTACACCAGCTTCTCATACAGACTATAATATTAAATCTGATTTCCCAGAGTTTGATAGCGTTCTTGTTGATTACTATGTAGAACGTAAAGGAAATGCTAAACAGATTGAAATTACTGCTGATAAATTTGGTGGTAACTATTATCTTGAAGCTTCTACATTATTCCGTGATCAAAACGGAGTAGATATGCCAGCTGAATTCATCATTCCAAACTGCAAGATTCAGTCTAACTTTACATTCACTATGGCTTCTTCTGGAGACCCAAGTACATTTACATTTACTATGGATGCATTCCCAGATTATACAAGATTCGACCATAGCAAGAAAGTTATGGCAGCTATTCAGATTATTGAGGATGCAGGTTCTCAAGATATTCATCGTCATAGCACAGAGCATGAGGATGCACATAACTTATTAACATTTTAATTTATAGGGGAAATATAGGAAACTATATTTCCCCTTATTTTGCGTTAAAGGAGAAAAAATGTTAGATTTTAAAAGAAATATAAATAGAGTCTATAAAAATAGAGAGCCATTTTGGGGAAAATATGTTGAATTAAATAATGTCGAAGTTCCAAACTTAGATGCGATTCAACAATACCAGCTGTCTAAAATTCAAATGTTTCAACAGCAAGCCACTCAAAGAGCTGCTAATAAATATGCAAATATTAATGCTTTATTTAAATCAGGCGCAATTAACTCACTTCCATCTGAATATAGCCAAGATGAAAATCAAACTTTAGATAAAGTTATCACTAAATTAGTTACTTTATTAAATTCAACTTATAGTGGAAAAAATAAAGATGGTTCTTTTAATTATGAAAGACTTAATAATCAATTAAGTGCATTGAGACAAGCTATTGAATCTACTAATAGTGCTTTAACTGGAGCCGGAGCAGATGGAATACCATCTCAATATTTAGATAGAATTGATGAAGCCATTTCTGCTTGCGGAATGGGAGATTTAAGTAAAGAAACTTTATCTACTTGGTTTAAACAGTTAAATTTATTTAAAGGTAATTTAGTAGAAGATTTAGGTGTTGAATGGTTAAAAGCTCAAAAGATTCCTAATATTACAACTTTAAACACAGGCTCTTTGAACTTACAAGGAGAAGTGTCTCAAGGTCGTCATAGAGGACAGTTAATTCAAGATTTAATGATGTTAGATATTTCTATTCCAAATATAGGAAATATTCCTATTACATATAAGCCAGCAGGTAGTGATGCATATATTAATTCAACAATTAGTCAATTATTAGCTGATATGGATTCAGCTTCTGGAAGTTCTAAACAAATTATTATTACTGATGAAGGATATGATACTTTGTTAAGTTTATCTGCATTAAATATTCAGGCTAAAGCTGGTTTAAATCAAAAACCTTGGAATGAAAATAAAAATACAAGTGTTTCTATTAGTGAGTTTGATGCATCTGATGGGCTCGCGGTTTCAGCTTATAAAACTTTTGAATTATTACATGAGTTAGATCAAGATGTTCATAATGCAAATGAAGATTGGGTTAAAACCAGTAGTAATGATTATAATATGTTAGCTGATTATGGTTTAGCGTCATGTCTTTTTAAAATTTTACACCTTGAAGAGCAAGGAAATCAATATCTATTAACTCCAGATGGTTTTGTTACATATACTGAAAGAATGGCTAAATTAATGGAAAATCGAAAATCAAGAGTTCATATTAAAGGTAGAGTTACTGTAGATAGTAATACTCTTAATAATCAGTATACTGTTGGTATGACTAATATAAGTTAATATTTGACAAAACTAAAAAAATATGTTATATTTTATATAAAGAAGAGTTTTAAGGAGGCTATATAGATGGCAAAAATTGGTTTTACAAAACTTTCTCTCAAGAGAAAAAACGAAGTAAAAACTATTACTATAAATAATAATCAAATTGAAATTAAACAGTATTTACCAGTTAATGAAAAATTAGATTTAATTGCAAGAGTAATTAATGGTGCACATGACCAAAATAATTTTCCTAATCCAATTAAAATTGAGGTAATTGGTACATTAGAAATGATTATGGCATATACTAATATTTCTTTTACTGAAAAGCAAAAAGAAGATATTCCTAAGTTATATGACCTTTTAGAAGAGAATGGTGTTATTAAAGATATTATTTCTCAGATTCCAGAAGATGAATATAATTTTATTATTGATGGAATTAATAAGACTGTAGATGCGGTTTATACATATAATAATTCTGTTTTAGGTATTTTAGAAGCAGTATCTAAAGATTATTCTAATTTAGATTTTGATGCAACTCAAATTCAAAAGAAAATGGCAGATCCAGAGAATCTTAAACTGGTAAGAGATGTATTAACCAAATTAGGATAATATATCCTGAGTATCTTCTAAGAAAAATAGAGTTAAAAGGAAGAGAGTTTTAATTAACTCTCTTCCTTTTTTTTATTTTGCAAAATAAAAAAACTTATATTTGGAGAGAAAGGAGAAATTTGAAGATGGCAAAACAATTAAATGTTAGTCTCGCTTTTACAGCTGATACTGGCCAGGCAAAAGCGCAGATACAGGATTTGCAATCACAGCTAACAAAATTAGCCACTTTAAACAAACCTAATAATACTAACGGTTTTATGATGACTTCTGAATTAAAAGAAGCCGCAAAAGCCGCACAAGATTTAAAGAATAAATTACAAGCTGCAACAGATGTAAATACAGGCAAATTAAATCTTGATACATTAAGTCAATCTTTATCCAAGAGTGGAAAATCTCTTGAAACATATAGAAAAGCTTTATCAAACTTAGGACCTGCTGGAGATCAAGCATTTGCATCTTTAGCTACTTCTATTCAAAAAGCAGAAGTACCTTTAAAAACAACTAATAAATTATTAGATGAATTTAAAACAAGTTTAGCTAATACTGCAAGATGGCAATTATCATCTAGTATGTTACATGGATTTTTAGGTTCTTTGCAATCAGCTTTTTCATATGCTCAGAATTTGAATAAATCTTTAACAGACATTCAGATTGTAACTGGAAATAGTTCTGATTATATGGCAAATTTTGCGGGAGAAGCTAACAAAGCCGCTCAAGCACTTTCTACTACAACTAAGAACTATTCAGACGCTTCATTAATTTTCTTCCAACAAGGTTTAAATGATGATGAAGTTGCTAAGAGAACTGAAACAACTATTAAAATGGCTCAGGCTACTGGAGATAGTGTAGATCAAGTATCTTCATATTTGACAGCTATTTGGAATAACTTTTATGATGGCTCAGAATCTCTTGAGCATTATGCTGATATTATTACTAAATTAGGTGCGGCAACCGCATCAAGTAGTTCAGAAATTGCTGAAGGACTTCAACAATTTGCCGGTATTGGTAATACAATCGGTTTAAGTTATGATTATGCAACCGCTGCATTAACTACTTTAACAGCTAATACAAGACAGTCTGCAACTGAAATTGGTAACTCTTTAAAAACCATTTTCTCTCGTTTCCAAGGTGTAACATTAGGAGATACTCTTGAAGATGGAGTAGACTTAAATAAATATTCTAATGCGTTAAAAAAAGTTGGTGTTGATATCATTGATGTTAATGGTGACATGAAAGATATGGATACCATTCTTGATGAAACTGCAGACCACTGGGGCGGATTATCAAGAGCACAAAAGATGGCTTTTGCAGAGACTGCCGCAGGTACTATGCAATATACAAAACTTGTTTCACTTATGGATCATTGGGATGATATGAAACAGAATCTTGCTTTTGCACAAGATGCTGATGGAACTCTTGATGAACAAGCTGAAATTTATGCAGAATCTTGGGAAGCTGCTCAAAAAAGAGTTAGAGCTGCATGGGAAGCAATTTGGAATGATTTAATTAATGATGATTTCTTTATCACTTTATTGAATGGAGCTGAAGATGCTTTACATGCTATTGATGATGTTATTGATTCTATGGGCGGTTTAAGAGGTGTTATTTTTTTAGTAGGAACTGCTTTAACAACGGTATTTAGCCAAGAAATTGCAGGTGAAATTAATCGTTTAGCAGGAAACATTAGAATTATGACTGGTGCTGCAAAAGAAAATTCTACTCAATTAAAACAAGATGCAAGTACCCAAATTCGTAAAATGACAAGTGATTCTGTAGATAGTAGTACTGGAGAAGCTATGAATACAGTTTATAGCACTCAAGCTAATTTACAAGATCAATTAATTGCAAAAGCAGATCAAATAAGTGCTGAAAGAAAAGAAGAACTTCAAGGACTTTTAGATATTAATAGTGCTTTAGGCCAAGAAGTTATTCTTGCTGGTAAGGCCGCAGATGCTGCAAAAAGGCAAGTAAAAAATCAACAAGAGCTTTTAGCAGGAAAAATGAGAAGAGCAGGCGTTGCTGGAGCTAATAATGAATTAGATAATTTTACTTCTCGAATGGAATCTGTTGGAAAATTAAAAGCTAATTCTTCTAATGTATTAGAATCATTAGAAAAGACCAGTGAGCAAATTAAAAGTAATGTAGATGAAGCAAGCAAAATATCTTTAGCACCATTAGAAAGTAGCTTTTCCAGAATGAAAGATGCTGCAATGGGAATTGAAAGTCAATTAAATGATGAAAGTTCTACAGATTTAATGGCTACAATTGAAAAAGCTGAAAATATGATAAAAGCAGGTAAAGATGAAACTGGAAAATGGTTTAAACCTTCAAAAAAAGATTTACAAGAAATGATTACTTATCTGCAACATATTCAATCTCTTACCGATGAAGCTAATGATAATATTATGAATAAAACTCCTGGAACAAAGAAAACAAGAGCTGCAGTCGAAGATCTCGGAGATCAAGCTTTTTTAGCAGGTCAACAACTTGAGCAAGCAAGTCAACAAAATGATCATTATGTTGAAAGTAGCGAAAATGTTAGTGATAGCATTAATGATACAGCTGGTTCTTTTGCTGATTTTGGACAAAAGGCTGTTACAGTTGCAAATACAATTACTACAACTATAATGGTTGTTACTAATTTAAATAGTGCTATTAGTAATTTAAGTAATTCTGATATGTCTTGGGGAGAAAGGATTACTGGGCTATTAGGAACTATTTTAACAATGGCCCCAATAGTAATTTCTAATATTGTTCAAATTAAGACTACCTTTGGAGGCTTATCTGGATTAATTGGCGCTTTAAAGGGAGGCCTTTTATCTTTAGGTTCTGCTATTGCTGGAGTAGTAACTACAATTGCAGGTACTATTGGAGTTGCTTTGACTGTCACAGCAGGTTTAGCGGCATTGGCCGCTACTATCGCTATAGTAGTTGCTGTAGCAAATAGACCTATAACTTTAAAAGAGCAGTTAGAAGAAGCAACTGAAGCTGCAAATCAAGCTAAACAGGGTTTGCAAGATGCAAAAACTGCCGCACAGGATTTAGAGAGTGCTTTTAGTGGATATGATTCAGTATTAGAAACTCTTAGTAGTTGTACTCAAGGAACACAAGAATGGCGAGATGCCTTATTAGGCGTTAATGAATCTGTTATAGATATTTTATCTAATGCTCCTCAATTAGCTTCTATGACAAATGACGCTGGTGAAAGTGCAATTTATAGAGATGAAAATGGTGCATTAGCAATTCATGATTGGGCAAGAGAGCAAGTTACTCATGATGCAAATCAAGAAAAAATTAATGCTCAAGCTGCAGTTTATCAAACGGATCAAAATAAACGAGATTTACAAGAACAACAAGATTATAGAGATATAGTTAATAAATTATATGGTGAACCGATTGGTGATGATTTTCGTAATGCTGTAGAAGATAATGTTGTTGATTTAAAAGAATTAGTTGGAAAAACTACCGATGAAATGGTAGATTATATGAAAGACAATATTAAAGAAACTGATTCTTTTAAAAATGGTAACGTTAGTGAAGAGAAATTAACTACTGAATTACCAGATGTGGTAGAGACTCTTTCTTCTAGTGGAATATTATCTGATTTAAAAGAATTGCAGAATACTATTTCAGTAAATGCAAAAACAAAAGATACTGAGAATCAAGCTTTAGCAAATATGCTAATAGCTAATAATCCAGAACTTTCTAAGAGTAAATATGCTGATGTATTATCTGAATCTGGTGGAGATGTTTATAAAAATGCATATAATGATGCTTATAAAGATGCTTTAAATAACATTACTGATAGAGAAGGAATAACAGGTGATACTGGTACTAAAAATGCTATTGAAACAATGGCTAAGTATGCTTCTTTAACAGGTCTTGATAAAGATGATAATTATGAAGTTACTGATTATAAACGTAATGGAGATGTAGAGATTCAGAAAACTGGAGATGATGGTGAGGCAACAACTGATACTATCAAAGCAGAAGTTATTGCTTCATTAGTAGCGGCTTCTGAAGCTACAGATAAGTTTACTGCTTCATTAGATGCTTTATCAGATAAAATAAGTGAACTTGAATCAAATAAAAATAAAGATGGTTCTGAAAAGAGTGAATCTCAACAAAAATCTGATAATGCAATGGCTTCTTTCTTGACATCTCAAGATTTATTAGATGCTACACAAAGTGAAATCGCTGCTTTAAAAGAGCAAATGAAAAATGCTACTGCCAAAGATGGAACTAAAGGTGAAGGTGCCTTTATAGATAATATGTTTGGTGATGGCAAAGATGGAAAAATTTCTGATGAAACTGCACAAAAATATGGATATGAAACCGGTCAAGAAATGATTTCCGCAATCCAGCAAGCTATTCAAGACCAAAATGATGCTTGGGGAGATATTGGCAAGGGTTGGATGAAGACGGTCCAAGACGCAATGGATCCAGAAAAAGGTGGTCTTGATTTATCAGAATTAAGCGTAAATGAGAAAAAGGCTATTGGAGATGCTCTTAATACAGCTTTTAAAAATGAAGGTTCTGAGGGATTAGAAGCTGCTAAGAATTTATTAAGTGATTTACCAACTGATAAAGTTAGTGAATTTGCTAATGTAATTACTGATATTCCTTTTGATTCTACTACTCCATCAGAATTTGCTAAAACATTATCCGATGCCGGTATTGAAACTAATGCAACAACAGAAGAGCTTCAAGCCTTTATTGATGCAATGAGTGGAGCCGGAAATGCAACTAAAGATTTAACTTCTCAGTATGCGAAAAATAAAGAAGTAATTGATAAATTATCAGATGGAGATATTATTTCCGCAGATGATTTTAATAAGTTAGATGCTGAATATCAAGATTATTTTGCTCGAATGCTTGATGGTACTTATAAATTAGTAGGTGGAGCAGAAGCTTTACAGCAAGCTTTAAAGGATGATTATACTAAAGCTTTCCAAGAGCAAAATAAAGGATTAAGAGATGAAAATAGTCAAATCCAAAATACCATTGATTCTGGTAATGTTGATAAACTTAAAACCGCGGGTGGAACTGGACAAGCTTCAGATTTTGATAGTTCTATTCTTCAACAGCAATTAGATTTATTAACTGCTATTGGAGACCAAGAAGTTGTTAATAAAGGTCAAATTGAAGAGTGGCAAAATAGTATTAAGAATGGTACTGATATTCAAGCTACTTTGGATGGAGTCCAACAAGCATTAGATGCTACTGGAGTTTCTGAAACTGCATTGAATGATTTAATGGCTGCAAATGAAGCACAAATTCATTCAACTGATTTAGCACTATTGAATTCATGCGATTCAGTAAATCAATTAAATGATGCATACAGAGAAATGCAAGCTCAAGGAGATAGTATTTCTTTTGAAGAGTATGGACAAGCTTTACAAGCTTTAGCAGGTAATTATGATTCTTGTACAGAGGCATTAAATAATTATAGAGCTGCATTAAATAGTGGAAATGAAGAAAAAATGAATGCAGCGATGTATGATTTGCAAGTTGCGGCCGGAGCGGCTGAAAATGCAGAGAAATACGATATGGATGCTGAACGTATTCAGCTGATGGCAGATTCTTATAAAGATTATGTTCAAACTTTGAAGAGCGTTCAATCTGGCGAAGCAGATGCTGCAGAAATGGCAACTGATTTAGCTACAAGAGATTTGCGTTTAAATGAAGGTATTGAAGATTTATATGATAATTGGGATGATTATCAAGATATTCTCGATGAAGTAAATAGATGCGGAAAAGAAAATAAAGATGTTATTAAGAAACAAATTGCCGCAAGTGAAGATTTATCAGATACTTTTGCAAGTTTAAGAAAAAATACAGCTAAATTATTAAATACTAATGAAGATGCTTTTGGTGATGACTTTGTTATTGATAATTTAGATGATATTAAAGCTGCTGCGGAGGGTGATGAAGACGCTTTAGTTAGATTACAAAAGGCAGCAGATAAAGAAATTGCTATTCAATTAGATGATGCTGGTGTAACAGATATTTTAGGTCAATCTGCTGATGAAATTGCTGATTGGGCTGCTAATTTACCAGAAGGAGAACTAAAACTTCAGGATGAACAATATCTTCAGCAATTAGTTTGGGCAATGCAAATGGCAGGCATGGCTCAAGATGATATTGAATCTAAATTGTCTGGAATGGGTATTGATGTTGATTTGACTCCATTAGACCAGTCTTTAAATGATGCTATTGCAAGTGCAGGTACGACTGGTGATGCAATGGCAGATAATTTATCATTAGATTCTACTGCTGTTACTCAAAAAGTTGATGCCAGTGATACTAAACAAGCTGTAGGTTGGGATGCTACTACAGATATGGTAACTGCTGAAGGTAGCGTAACAAATATTAAACAAACTGATAAAGGTGGAGTTGAAAAATTAGGAGATATTCCTTTAAAGATGTCTTTTCCAACTGTTCATGTAACACCTCAAAAGCAAGAAGAGACTGAGGAAAAAACCTTAACAGCACCAGCTTTACAAGTTAAATCTGCTCATAAGACTTCTGGTGGTAATATTTCTCACGCCAATAGTAGTGGTGGTAGAGCCGCTCGAGGAGGCGGTGGCGGAGGAGGTGGCCGTCGTGGCGGAGGAGGTGGCCGTCGTGGCGGTGGAGGCGGTGGCGGAAGAGCCGCTCGTCGTAACTCCGAACAAATGAAAAAGCCAAAAGATGAAGTAGAACGTTATCACACTATTAGTAAGCAACTCGATTCATTAACAAAACAATATGATAAAGTTTCAAAAGCAAAAGATAGAGCCTATGGAACTTCTAAAGTTAAGTTAATGGATCAAGAAATAGCTAAACAGAAACAAATTATTGCAAAGCAAAAAGAATATTTAAAAGCAGCAAAAAAGAATTTAGCAATAGATAAAAAACGACTTCAAAATGGAAAAACTAAATATACAGATTCAAATGGCAATCAGCAAACTGTTGCTTCTGGAGCTCAAAATTATCTTGGCAAGAGTGCTTTATTCGATAAGAATGGTAATATTACTAATTATGAAGAATTAATGAAAGCTGCTGTCAAAAAATATAATGATGCAGTTAAAGAATTTAATCAGCATACTACAGATGATGAAGCTGCAAAGGCTCGATTTGAAGCCGCTAAACAACAATATGAAGGTTTTACAGGTTGGTTAAAACAGTATGAAGAAACCAATGAATTAATCGCTGATAAGGCTCAAGATGTTATTGATGCTGAAAATGAATTATATGACCAAAGATTTGAAAAGACTCAATATATTATGGAGATTAAAATTGAAGTTAATGATAAAAAACTTGAATATCTTGAATACTTATTAGATAAAGTTGATGATAGTGCGCATGATGCCGCAGAGGCTATAAAACTTCTTGGCGATACAGCTCAAAATGCACTTGATGAAAGAAAGATTAATCTTCAAGGTTTGAATGATATGTTTAATAACGGTAATCACAAGAATCTTGAAGGCAAAGGCGATTTAGCGAAAAAGATGGCCGCAGGAGATAAAAAGACCATTGCTTTATTATCAAAAGAGAATTTCTCTGATGATGAGATGAAACAAATTCAAGATGTAATGTCTAATCTTTTGGACATAAATAAAAAGCTTCGTGAAGCAAGACAACAAGTATTTGAAAAGATGGATGATGCATTTGAAGATGGCGTCGACAAGATGGATCGTCTTATTGACAAACAAAAGCATATTCAAACAATGACTGAATCATATGGTAATATTGTTGATATTGTTGGTAAAAAATCTCTTGGTATTACATCTCAAATGATGAAGACTTACAATGCTAATAAAGTAAAACAGGCAACAGACTTATTAGCTGAAAGTAAGACTAAGATGGATTCGATTCAACAGCAACTTGATGCAGCTCAAGCCGCAAGAGATAAGGCTATGAAAGCTGGTCATAAAGAAGACGTAAAAATGTGGGATGAATCCATTAAAAACATGGAAGATGAGCTGCAAAATGCTCAAGAAGATTTTATGTCTAATTGGGAAGATGCTTTACAAGCAGCCAGAGATGCATTTGATAATAATGTTGATAATATGGTTGATGATTTTTCAACTAAAGTAGGTGGATTAACAGGTAGCATTGCCGCACTTCAAGAAAAATGGGATCAAAACAAAACTCTTGAAGAACAATATGTCCCTCAGTATGAAAAAATTTATCAATTAACTAAATTAACTCGTGATATTAATAAGTCTATTGATGAAACAAAAAATGTCAAAGCCAAAAGAGAATTAGCTTCACTGCAAGAAGAAATTAACGGATTGCAATCTGATAGTAAAAAGATGAGTGAATATGACCTTGAATATTTACAAAAACGTTATGAATTAAAGATTGCGGAAATGGCATTAGAGGATGCTCAAAATGCTAAGTCACAAGTCCGCATGACCAAAGATTCAGAGGGTAATTTCAGTTATGTATACACCGCAGATGAACAACAAGTAGCAGAAGCGGAACAGTCATATGAAGATAAGCTTCATGAAATGCAACAAATGAATGCAGAGTATATTAATACTTTGCAGGAAAATATGATAAAGATGGAGCAAGAGCAAGCTGAAAAGATTGCTGAATTATCTGAGTTATATGAAGTTGGTTCTAAAGAATATCAAGACGCTTTAGCTAATTTACAAAAATATTATGGAGAACAGCTTGGTTATTATGGTTCTCAAATGAATAATGTTTTATCTAATAATACTGATTTGTATGAAAATGATGTAAAACGTTATGGTGAATTAACTGATAATAAGGCTATGGCAGATGAAGAATACATTGGTGATTTCAGTCAAACTCAGTTATCTGTTGCTACTGGATATGAGAATATGGAAGACCTCCAAGATAATTGGAATCAAGCTGCCAAAGATATGTATAGTCAAGTTGGTCAGGCCGCAGACGATTATGCTGCTCAAAATGAGCTCGCTATGGAAGCAGCTGGAACAACTATGGATGATTATGCTAATACAATGAGCAATGATGTTGCTCAGATGACTACTGATTCGGATAATTTACGAACTGAAATGGATGATACTGCAGCACAGATTAATTCTGATTTTGAAACTGTGGTAGAATCTGTTAAAGCATTTGAAGATCAATATAGTGCTTCTATTGATGCAATTGTTCAATCAAATGAAGAATTATATGAGTCTTTCTTAAAAGTAGTTCAAGCTCATTCTCAATTTAAAGCTGTTACAAGCGATAATAAAGGCTCTGATGGAGATACTAATGGAGGAGGCAATAAAGGCGATACTCCAAAACAACCGAAGCAAAAGAAGAAAAAAGATAATTCAGATAAAGCTGAAGGTGTAGCTGCAGCAATTTGGATTTGGGGAGACCATTCTGGATGGGGAGATGACCCAGAAAGAGCGAGAAAACTCCAAGAAAAAGGTGTATCTGGAGCACAAGCTATTATTAATGCAAAGGCTGAAAATGGATGGTTATATAATAAATATTGGGATAAACGTTTTGAAGTAAGAGAGAAATATAGCTATGGTAAGTTTGATACTGGTGGATATACAGGTGATTGGAGTGGCGAAGGTCGTTTTGCCATGTTACATCAAAAAGAAATTGTTCTTAATAAAGATGATACTGAAAACTTCTTAAAAACTGTAGATATAGTTCGTCAGATTTCAGATATGATTGACTTAAATGCAATGAGCGCAAGTGGAGGTTTAGGTTCTTTATTTGCCGCATCAGTAAATAAAGATAATGGCGTTCTTGAACAAAATGTTCATATTACCGCAGAATTTCCAAATGCAACTAATAGGGATGAAATTCTTTCAGCCTTTGATAATGTTGTTAATCTTGCTTCTCAATATGCAAATCGTAAACGTTAATTTATTTTTAGGGATGAATCATTTAATTCATCCCTATTTTTTATTTTGGGCAATTAAAAACACTTGACCCAGATAAAATTTTATGTTATAATAGAAATTGGAGAGAAAGGAGTTAAATATGGCAACAGAGAATGGAAGTCAAGCTACTGTAGATGATAGCATTAAAAAGTTATTTGATGCTATGGATATTATAGCAGCTCAGCAAATTAAAAATTTACAGTTTGATAAAACTGTAAAATGCTCCATTACTGATGACTCAAAAAGTGAGCAAGGTGAATATACTGTTACCGATGGTTCATCTACATTTAAAGCGTATTCTGAATCAACGAAATACAGTAATGGTGCCTCTGTTTATGTCAATATTCCTAATGGAGATTATAATAATAAGAAGTTAATTACTGGGCGTTATGATCAAGATAGAAAAGATTATAATACTAATGACCCAGAAAAAAGTTATATAGATATTACACAAAATTTAATTTCCAGCTCTATTGGAGAAACTGGTATTATTGCTAATGGAGAAAAAACTCAAATAACTATTTGGGATAGTGGAGATAATTTTAATAAAAAATTAGAAGAAGAAAAAGATGATACCAAAAAAGATGAAGGTATTAAATATAAAGCATATAAGAAGATGCTTGTTAAAGCTAAGTTTAAAAACTACTTATCTCAAAGAAATGTTATACTTGGTAATTACGGTATTAGAGTGGACATTCTTGGCGAAAAGAAAAATACTGCGGAACAAACAGTAGAAGATTGGTATATGTTTAAATTAGATTCTTCAAGTATGATTGGAGATCCATATAAATTTGAAGTAGGCTTTGAACAGAAGCTTCTATTTGATTTAGACCCTGATGTAAATATTACTCGTGTTAGAGTGGTTCTTTATCAAGATAAAAATTTTTATGATAAAAGTAAAAACTTATTAGCCCCTTCTACTTTTGATGATATTTTTGTCTCAGAACCTTTTGTTAGTTTTGGTTATTCTTTAGAAGATTTTACTGAAGATACTGTTTTATTATATACTTTTGATTCAAAAAAGTATGCAGAGCATTTGACTCCAGAAACTAAAGAAGCTTTAGCAAAACAAAGCGAAATTGAGCATCAAAAGGATAGCACTAAAAAAGCTTTTACAGTAGAAGATTTAGACAAGACAGAATTATATACTGAACAATTAAATAAATTAAATAAAAAGAAAATTATTCTTAGATGGGTTCATGAAACAACTGGCGAAGATGAAAAAATAAGAAGTTTTGAATCTGTTGCCCAAGCAGAGGATATTCCAACAGGGGCAATAGTCCATTGGTATAAATATGATTTAACTCAAGGTGTGACCGATAAAATAGCAGGTGCTTTTTGGGTTGAAATGATAGAACAAAAAAATAAATTTGAATTAGAGTATTCTCCTAATCCTAAAAAGTCTTTTGAGATGTTTAGAGTTGTTGTAGAATGTATGTCAAGAGAATACGTTAATAATTATTTAATAGCTAATGATGAAGATATCCTTGAAATTGAAAATAAACCAGAAGATAAACGAACTGATGAAGAAAAAGAGAAATTAGATAATTTAAAAAATTCTTATTTAGAAAAAATCCATGATTATATTAGTGAAGATTTAAAATTTGAAAATGAGAATATGGTTCCAGATGAAAATACAATAGATTTAATTAAAGGTCTTACTATCACTTGCGATGATGGTGAAGGTGGATATAATGGAGTCTATCGTATCTATAATGATTCTGGTCAAATTATGAGTTCTTCTGAAGCTACTAAGTCAAGAATATTAACTGCTAAATATACATCTATTGTATCAGGTGTTGCGGAGCTCGATACTGCAGAAAAAATTACTTGGTCAATTCCTTTAGAGAATACAATGATTTATCGTCCGACAGAAAATACTGATTATAGCTTTTATGATAAGGTTGGAAATGTTACTCAAGAAGATTGGAATAAAAAAACAGTTGATTATTTTACATATTCGAACACCACTAAAAAATATACAAAAGTAACTAACTGGGACGAGCGAGAAGTTTACTATCAAAAGAATAGAACTCAAGTTGAAATTAAAGATGGTTATTTTAAAATTACTCGTTATGGAGTTAAACCAAATAAGGCCGCAGGTACAGAAGAAGCGGACTCAACACAACAATATTTTAGAATAAAAGAATATTATACTCAGTCCGCAATTAATAATACTGTATATTGCACTATTACAAAAAATAATAGAACTTATACAGCAGAATTTTCAATGGTATTTGGACCTGTTGGAACGAATGGAACAGATTTTACCTTTACTCTTGAATTTGATAATAAACAACCTGCTATTACCAGTACAGAAGATAGTGTAACTATTATTCCAAAAGTATATGATTATCAAAATAAAGATGTGACTGAGAAATATATTAGTAAAATATCTTATAAATGGTATAGCTTTAATGGTGATTATTATGAAGCAAATAAAAAGAATGCTATTGAGATTGGTGAAATAAATGAGAAAACTGGTGCGGTTACATTAATTTTAAATAGTCATAATATGGAAGATTTGAATTATTTTATCTTACAAGGTAAAGTTTCAAATGCTGTTAATATTCAAAATTTGAAGAAATATGATAATTCAGATAGTGAAGATAAAACTGTTGATGGAAAAGTTGAAGTAGATAAATTGGTTGAAAATACTGGTGGTGAAAAAAAAGGTATAGATATTTCTTTATATACCTATTTACCAATTCCAGTTAGAAGAACAGATGAATATACTACATTTGATGGAGCTACAAGAGTTTCTTATAATACATCAGGTATTGACCCGCAATATTATAAAGACCCATATGTAATATATCATTATGCTGATAAAAAAACTTCATTTGTAGATAATATTAATTGGATGATGTCTTTTGGAAAAGATACAAGAAGTTCTGCTACTGGAGCAACTAATTTAAAATATTATCCTACGCTTGATTCTGACCACAAACTTATTCCACCTTCTATGTTTTTACAAGATAATGGAAAAGAAGTTTCTGTTATTGGTTTTTCTTTTGGTAGCTCAGGTATTCAATTAGAATGGATTCAACCATTATATATTTATCAGAATGTTTTTTCTTCAAGTTTGTTAAATTCTTGGGATGGAAGTTTGACTTTCGATGAAGAAAATGGTACAATATTATCAACGATGATGGGAGCAGGAAAAAAGGATTCTCAAAATCGTTTTAACGGTGTTTTAATGGGAGATTTATCTCCAGCTTTTGATACTGAAGAAGGCGTAAAAGCATTAGCAGATTATTATAGTGGAATTGGATTATATGGATTTAATGCTGGTCAAAAAAGTTTTGGATTAAATATTAATGGACGTGCGTTCTTTGGTAAGTCTGGAAAAGGCCAAATTTTAATTGATGGTAATTCAGGTACTATTCAAAGCCAGCATTTTTTAGCATCAATGAAAAAGTTTTATAATGGTAAAGAGGACGAACCTACAGACGTTAAAAAAGCTGGTATGAGAATTGATCTTGATAATGGTATTCTTGAAACATATGGTTTAGATTCTACCTCTATGATTAAAATAGATCCATCTGCGGGCGGAAAAGATGGACAAGAAGGTAATGGAGCTTATTTTGTAGTACGCAGTTCCGCAGGAGATAATTCAGATTCGACAGATGAGTTTGATGAAGATACAGAAAAAATAAACAAAAAAGGTACAGAAATTTTTTATGCAGGTAAAAAGAAATATTTTCTTCAATCTCATAATTATAGAAAGAAAACAATATCTGTACCTGCTGAAAAGAAAGACGCTGAAGATGATGATTTTCCTCAAGAAACAGTTGAGTATGGTAGAGGTATAAATTTTGATTTAATGAAAGGTAAATTAAATGCTTTTAATTTTACCCTTACTGCAACAGATGCTTCTACTGGAGCCTATGTTAAATTAAACAGTGAAAATACAAATAGTGGAAATCCTTATTTTGTAATTCATGGTGTTAAAAAGGATGATTCTGGAAATGTAACTCATGTTAATAATTTATTATATTTTAGTAATAAAATTCAAAGAATGCGTTCTTTAGATTATAATACACATAATGAAACTGGTACGGAAATTAATTTAACAAATGGTAAAATTACTTCTTATGATTTTAATTTAAAAGCTGTTAGAAAAAATCAAGGTATTCAAATGAGTAGTAGTGGAGAGCCATTCTTACTTATTAAAGCCAGAGAAAATCCAGACAAAGAAGATTCTCCATCAAAAACTTTGGTATATATTACAAATACAAAAGGCGCAGATAACAAAGCTCAATTTTATTTACAATCAAAAGATTATAGCTCTAAATCTGGCTCAGAAGCTGGAGTAAGAATTGATTTAGGTAATAATAAAATTACAGCATATGATTTTAATATCACTGCTTATCATAAATATACTGATAAAGATGGAAAACCTCAAAGATACACTTTACAAATTGATAGTGGTCAAAATGATGTTCCTTTTCAAGTTGGAACAAGATTTAAAGTCCATTGGGATGGAGAAGTAGATGCAGATTTTATAAAAGCTACAGCCGGAAAAATTGGACCTTTTACTTTTAATAAAAATGCTCTTTATACAGGAACTGGCGATAAAGCAGATACAATAGATGGACCTGGAGTATATTTAGGTTCAGAAGGTTTAGGCGTAGCCAACGGAAAATTTAAAGCTGATAAAAATGGTAATATAAGTTTAACTGGAGCTATCACTGGTACAAAATGGAGCGTTGATAGTGCTGGTAAAGCAACTTTTGATGATATTAATGCTACTGGAGGACTTATTGCTGGATGGACAATCGGAAATGGATTCCTTCAAAATGGTAGTACAAAATTAAGCGCATCTGGTTTAGATTTTTCTGGAGGTCATTTACATGCGAATGAACTTAAATTTGGAGGCGTAATACTAACAAATTCAAAATTAAGTATGGGTGGCAATGTTGAATTAAGCTCAGCAAAATTAACCATGGGTAATAACGTAGAATTAAGTGCTTCAGGTTTACAAGCTGGTAGTAATGTGTCTTTAACTTCAACAGGTTTAAACATTAGTGGTGCAACTTTAATGGCTGGTCAAGGAGGAGGCTTTTCAACATCTGGAACTCTTATTGTTGGAGGTAATCTTTATGCTCAATTAGGAGCTACCTCATTAACAGATTTAAGTGTACGAGATGCTTGTAAATTACCAGCAGGAACTACTGTTGGTGGAAAAAGATTAGGAGAGCTTGCTTTTAAAGATTCTGTCTCAAAAAAAATTAAGGTCACTATGTCAAAAGGCTATTCAGTACCTGCTGGTAGTAAAACAGTTTTTGCTCATTGGGTAGATAGTAGCAATCCCGCAAAAGGAGTGACCTTAAATGAAAGCGGGGGAGGAGCTATAGCAAGTTATGGAGTATCCGCTGGTGGAGGTGGAGGCACCGTTGTTATAGAGCACACTTTTGATGCAGTTTTAATAGGTGCAACTAATGATGAGACAATCACTTTATCATATAGTGGTTAATAATAGGATAAAAAGGAGAATATATTATGGCAACAAAAAATATTACTTTAACAAATTTAGAAATTTATACAACTGCTCAAGCTTTAATGGAGAATATCACAACTGATATAAATCTTCCAGTTAAAGTTGGTTTTTATATTCAGAAGAATATGAAGAAAATGACAGAACTTGCTCAAGAAATTGAAAAGTCTCGTATGGAGATTTTTGATAAATATGGCGAAAAAGATGAAGAAAATAATCAATATAAGTTTGATAAGAGTGTTCAAGAGCAAGTTCAAAAAGAACTTAATGATTTATTTGATTTAACACAGGATGTTAAAACAAATATGTTAGAGCTTGATTGGTTTGATGATATTGATTTAAATGCAAATCAGATTGCTGCAATTTCTTATATGATTGCAGACGATGAGGATGAAGTAGAGGAGTAATAAAAGATGGCTAAATTGTACCCACCAAACATTAATGGGACAATTCCAGCTTTTTGTAATGATAATGGGACTGTTCTTATAACAGTCCCATTTTCTATGAATAAAGCAGTTTCCAAAAGTGAAGTTGGAGGTTTTGCTTTAAAAGTAAAAACTGTAAGTGGAGTTGTAAAAGGTGCTATAAAAACTACAAATAGCAGTACATCTTCTTATGATATGGAAGAAGATTATTATGCAACATTTGATGCGAGCTTTTTAGATTTTTCAGTGGGGCAATATTATAAATTTCAACTTGCTTATATAGGAAAAGATGGAATTGTCGGTTATTATTCTACAGTAGGAGTTGCTAAATATACAACAGCTCCCGCAATACAAATTAGTGGACTTAAATTCGGTAGAATCAATTCACATAATTATTCTTATACAGGTGTATATAGTCAAAAAGGCGGAGATACTACAGAAAAATTATATAGTAGTAGATTTAGATTATATGACTATAAAAAGAATGTAATTCAAGATACTGGAGAAATTATTCATAATACTTCTTTAGATGATTTAAGTTATGAAGCCCATGATGTTTTCTCCGTGCCGCAAGACCTTGAATTAGATAAAACTTATTTTTTAAAGTATTCAATAACTTCTGTAAATGGTTTAACTGAAAATACACCTTATTATAGAATTATGCAACGTCGTTCAGTTAGTCCAGAAATTAAAACTGATTTAGTTGCAACTTTAATACCAGATGAAGGATATATTAAAATAACACTCAATGATAAATATGATGCAGTAGTTTCAGGTGCATTTGTAGTATCTCGCTCCAGTAGTTTAAATGGTTACGCTTGGGAAGAATTTAAACGATTTGATTTACAAGCAGTACATCCAGAAAAATGGTCTCTTTTGGATTGTACTATTGAACAAGGTGCAACTTATAAATATTCTTTACAACAATATAATTCCAATGGAATTTATTCAGATAGGATTATTTCAAATAGCGTTTCAGTTGATTTTGAAGATATGTTTTTATATGATGGAGAGCGTCAACTTAACATTCGTTTTAATCCAAAAGTATCATCATATAAAAAAGATTTACTTGAATCAAAGATGAATACAATTGGAAGTAAATATCCTTTTATATCAAGAAATGGAAATGTAGATTACAAAGAATTTTCTATTTCTGGACTCATTTCTTATCAAATGGATAATGTTGAATTATTTATGACTAAAGAAGAATTGGGCGATTTAAAAGAAGAAAATATGAATGCTAATTTAACCAAAGAAAATATGACTGCGGAACGTCTATTCAAAAATAAGGTATTAGATTGGTTAAATAATGGAAAACCGAAAATCTTTCGATCTCCTGCTGAAGGTAACTATATTGTACGATTAATGAATGTATCACTTAGCCCGCAAGATGGATTAAGTAGAATGCTACATAGCTTCTCATGTAACGCTTATGAAATAGCAGAATTTAATATTACTAATTTAAGATACTATGGGTTAGTAGATTCTAATGAAGATACATCATTGCAAACAAGATGGAAAACAGTTACTCTTAGAGACGCAGGTGATAAAACTAAGCCAAAACCGCAATTACTTTCTCATCCAGCTTATTCAATTTCTTTTACAGAGATGACTCCTGGAAGTAAAGTATATATAGATGGACAAAGTTTTGTTATTGGTGCTACTGGTTCTTACTATGCAGAATTTCCTGATCGTCCTATTAGAAATGTTCGTTTTGATTGGACTCAAGATATAAATGGTTTATTTACATATAGTTATAAAACAAGGTCAATTACTATTTTTGGAACAATTAAAGATGTTCAAATTGTTGATGTTCCAGTTAGACAATTTATTGGAGAAAGATATAAACAACAAAAATTAGTTGATAAATATGGTCAACTTTATACTACTAAAGATATTTTTGAAATAATCGAAGATATTAAAACAGAAGTATTAAATACTTATTCATTAAAACTTCAACGGAGAGACTTACGAGATATATATGTAGATGTTGAATATGTTGAACCGCAAGAAGGACAAGAGAATAATTTTGTTCCAGATGCTTCATGTAAGTATTATAATGATATGTATTGTACAGGAGAACCTATTGATTTAAGTACATTAGACCCATGGGCAATATATTATATTCGTCATAGAAGAGGGCGTGTCGCAAAGAAGTTTCCAAATGAAGGTTATTATGTTGAAGCAAACAATGATACTTTCGCACCATATACAGGTTATGCAGTAGATGGAGATTTGAAAGATTTTTTTGCTATTGGATATGATACTTTTAAAGCTATTGTAGATGACGAAGAGGTTAATGTTTTTGATGAAATAATGCCTATTGAAATTCAAGATAGCTCTTTTATAAAAAGTTTAATCATAAATAGAGGCGTTATTGCTTATATTAGTTATTCAAAACAAGATATAAGTTATACTTTTGAAGAAACTGGCGGTACAGATATTATAAACGCGAAATTGAATTATCAAAAAGCTGAATCGGCACTTCTTGATATGTATAATAATCATGATAATACAAGAGAAAGTATTGTTCAAGCTAAAGAAGCAAGAGATTTAGCTTATCAAAAATTCTTGATTTTATTAAATAAAGCAATTACAGAGTATAAGGAGGCGAATGGTATTATATCATGAAAGATCCTTTATTAGACAAAGATTTTTTAAAGCAACTTGATGAGCAACGCACACGAGAGATTTATGCTAAGGTTATAGCTTTAGATTTTGATGAAAATCCAATAGAGGAGATTACTGGTAGAATAACGCAGGGTTCCATTTCAGTAAATGGAACTTCTGCGGTTCGCCGCACATGCTCTATGACAATGGTAGCCAGTGAACTTAATATTCATAATTACTATTGGGGGTTAAATACAAAATTTGAATTAAAAGTTGGCGTTAAGAATACAATAGATACAATTAATTATCCAGAGATAATTTGGTTTCCAGAAGGACACTATGTAATCTCAACTTTTAGCACATCTCAATCTACCAGTTCATATACAATTTCATTACAAGGTAAAGATAAAATGTGTATGTTGAATGGAGACGTTGGTGGGGCAATTACTGCACTATCTGTTGACTTTGGTAAATATGATACCATTGCCGCAGATGGTACTATCACTACAGATGATTATTTAATTAAAGATATTATTCGTGAAGCAGTTCATGAATATGCAAAAGAACCTTTTGAGAATATTATTATTAATGACCTTGATGATATAGGTATTGAGCTTTTGGAATCTCGTCAAAAAGATCCATTTTATCTTTTAATGAATTTAGATATGGATGTTGTAAATCAACTTTTCTTTTCTTCAAAACAAACTGGTTTTTATATATATGATACTATGCAACCAATTACAGATTTTGAAGATGGTAAATTTCATTTTGACCAAAGAATTTCTATTGATATGGGAAATAGTGTTGACCCTACTTATATTAGAACAAAAGAAAGTGATACAAGATATTCAGTTATTAAAGTTCAATATGGAGATGTGGTTGGCTATAAACCAACTGATTTAACATATGCAGGCGACCTTATTTTAGATGTTGGAAGTTCAGTTACACAAATGCTTGATAAGTTAGTATCTATGTTGGGAGAATTTGAATATTTTTATAATATTGACGGACAATTTGTTTTTCAAAAGAAAAAAACTTATGTACAAACATCTTGGAACAATATTATGAATAATACAACAAGTGATGTTTATGTAGAGAATGCTGCAAACACATCTTCTGCAACATATTATTTTGAAAATGCAAATATAGTAACATCCTTTAGTAATTCTCCAGATTTATCTAATCTTAAAAATGATTTTTCTGTTTGGGGACAAAGAACATCTGTTAGCGGAGCAGAGATACCTGTTCATTTAAGATATGCAATAGATAAAAAACCTTTATATTATAAAACATATGAGGGAGAGGTATTCTTTACAGATAAATATTACACTAAATTAACAGAAGAAATAAAAAGTTTAACAACTGAAGAGGATTATGAAAAACTTGAAAATTATAGATTTAAGTATCCAACGCCCGCAGGTTTAACTCAACCAGAAAAGACTGTTCAAGGTTGGACTCCTGGATGGTGGGATATTAGAGATTGGCATGATTATTATAAACTTGTTACAGGAGTTGAGCCTTCTGGAACAATGAAATGGTATTCTCGAAATGATAAATCTGGATGTGTGAAAAAAAGTTCATTAAATGAATATTGTAAAGCTCATAATTTTTCAACTTTCACAGATGATGAAGATTATGTTTGGTTAATTGTTATAAAACAAACCGAAATTGACACTATTCATGGTTCTGGACAACCAAATCCAGAATTACTTAGAGAATGTCAATATTATGAATCATATGATAATGGAAAAGGAAAAATTATAACAGAGTTAGTTAAACCGCTTATCAAAAAGAAATTTATGTATCCATATGCAAGTTGCGCTGATACTCATACCTTTTTACATTTTTTAAAAGAGAATGTTGAGAAGGGAGAAAATGTTTATTTTTATAATCCAAGATTTTATTTTAATGAACATGATATGGGAGATGAGTTAACGGAGCTTAAAAAAGAACAATTATCTATTGATAATAAAGATGAAAAATATCATAAAGTTGATTGGCGTGAAGTAATTTATCAAATGTCAAAAGATTATAAAAGACATATGCATGATGATGATTTTTATGTAAAGATAAGTCAAAATAATAGTAAGTATTATCCTGATGGATATACAGGATACGAGCAATATTATACTGACATGGATGGCTTTTGGAGACAGTTATATGATCCATTTTATACAGGCTCATATAAAATTGCTTATACAACTAAAACAAAATATGATGCAAATCCAGAATCATATTATTACTATGTACGTTGCGAACAAAATACTGCCTATGTATCAGGTAGACAATATTATACTCAATCATTATCTGGAGCATATACGGCACTTAGTGCATTAAGTGAAGCTACATACAAGAAATCTCCAAAAGATTATTATTATATTCATCAATGTAAAAAAGGAGAAAATTATATTCCTAAAAAACAATATTATCAGAAATATGATGATGAATACGATAAAAAAACATATTGGAATAATGGAATTAAAGAGTCTCCAGAGGCATTGAATTTTTGGTTTGACTTTTTAGATTCTGAGGGCGAATTAAGTCAATATTCAGTTAAGAATGTTGGAACACGGCCAAAAGCTGAAAATAATTCTGATGTTAAAGCTATCTATTTTAGAGAAACTCCTAATATTATCTATGTAGATGAAAACAGCGTTAAGTATACTAAAATAAATATTACAGAAGATATGTTTTATGAAGATGGAGCTTATTATTATATTAGTGATGGCTCTGGTGGTTATACTTTAGCCTTAGATTGGAACCCTAATCAAACTTATTATATAAGTTCATTAGATTCACAAAGAGCTTTAAAACCAGGTTATAGCTTTCTTCAAATACCTTCACAATCCAGTAATATTTTTAAATTTAGTTCTCAAGGAAAATCTGCAAAGGATGAATTAGATAATCTATTATATAATTATTCTTACTGCACAGAAACAATTTCAATGACAACATTACCAATTTATTATTTACAACCAAATACTCGTATATTTGTTAGAGATGATAATAGTGGTATTTGCGGCGAGTATATTGTTTCCAGTTTTACTATTTCATTAACATATAATGGAACAATGAGTATAAATGCAACAAAAGCAGTTGAGAATTTATTTTAAGAGTAAGGGAGATAAAAAATGGCAAATAAAGTTAAACAATTTCGTTTCTACAATGATGCAGAAGCTGGCAAAGGTGATGCAAGTAATAACTCCCCGAAAACCGCAGAAATGGCACAATTTGTTGATGGTACCATTTTTGCGGACTGTTTTCCTATTTCTCAATTAGGAATTCAGGCATTACCTGGAACGAGAGTTTTATTAAATAATGCATCCGATCTGGATTATCTCTTGATCGGACAAACAGGAATTTTTGAACTTGATTTAGATAATCAAACCGAAATTACAAGTATTAAATTTGATGCTCAATCAATGGCGAAAATTAATAAAACAACAAATGCAGTATTAATTGTAGATATTATTTATGATGACGGGGAGGATTAATATATGGGATTTTATGGTAATATAACAAACACCACTCGTACACAATTTTCATTTGATGCTACCTATGCAAGTAGATATGATATGGATAGAGAGGCAGCTAATGATGGAGTATATGTAGGCAGATATGTATTAGTTGAATATGATAAAGACGTAAAAGGTAGTTTATCTGGCGTTCCGCAAGTTTATAAAATCACAACAGATGGATTGGATAAAGATTTTGCATTATCAATTTCTGCTGATTTTATTGTTAGTGAAAAAACAGATGAAGAAGGAAATAAAATAAATCCTACTATTATTAGATGTCTTACTGATCAAGATAAAAAAGATATCGCTGATGGTAAAATGCCATATACAGCAAATTTAGTTGAAGAGGGAACTGTTCTTCGTGTACCTGGAGATTTAGACGAAAAAACTGGAAAGCCTCTTTATAACTTAGTTGCAAATAGTGGAACTAATACAGACCCAGCAAATTCTAAATTATATGATGAATATTGGGTTGCACATGAAAATGTTCAATACACAATTACCATTGCGCATCTCGATACACATGGTAATGTTAAAAAGGAATACACTTCTTTTAATGGAGCTTCATGGGAACTTTTAGGAGATTCTTCTCAAGATAGTTTTACTATCAACTTCACAAGAGATAAAAATTATTATAATACAAGCAGAGGTTATGATTCAACTGTTTGGCAAAAAGTATTAGATAAAGGTTATGAAAAGTATGTAATGGTAGCTGAGTTAAATACTGTTGTGCCTACATTTGATCTTTCAGCAGACGCTCCTACTATTGTTCCATTGAGACCTCATTTTGATGTAGACAGCACCAATGTATATTATAAACTTCATTGGCAACCAACTTGGGGATTTAGAGTAAAAACTTGCGTTCCAGATGTGCAAGTGCCGCAATATGATAGTGAAGGAAAAGCTATATCTGCAACTATTTCATCTTCAAATGATCCAGCTGAGTATCCTTCAAATGAAAATACTCGTTGGACAAGAACTGAATTTGATAAAACCACTAATTCTAAAAAGACCCTTTATGCAAAATATAATGAAACAGGTGGAATTAACTGGGTTGAAGAGGATGTTGCTGAAGGAGAGCCTCCTTTTATTGATGCAGCTATATATTATAATAGAGAGGGATTTGATTCTGATAAAGTAAATAAAAGTTGGGATAGAACTTATCAAAATCAACGTGGAGATGCACCAAGGAGAGATCCCACAGTAGATCCAGAAGTTGTAACATTAAACAATTATGGTTTCGTTAAAGAAGGTATTAATATTGTTCCTTCTGGATTAAGTGGTAATACTTATGAAAATCATAATGGCATTGCTACACCAGAGATAGATACACAAGAACTTTCTATTATGTTACCATCTATTGGAGATGCTATTTCAGATGTTTGGGATTTAGTATATGGTGGTAGAAAAACAAATATTGATATTCAAAAAACTCAAAAAAGAAATAAAGATATTGAATGGTATGATGCAAGAGCTATCCAAGATAGAAATGGATTACGTTTAGTTAAAGATGGTTTTACATATAAGATGGATAGCGGTGAAGTTCAAGGTTATCCAAAAGATTATTATAATACAGCTAATGTAAATACCATAGCAGGTTGTATTAATTCAGTACATGATTTAATGGGTATGATTATTCAACCATATAACACTTATGGGGCAATGGAAAGAGATATTGTTAATAATGATGATGATACAATTTATTTTGATAGAACTGGTAATAAGTATTATCGTCGTGATATGAAATATACTTATACACCACTTCCATCAAGTGCTTATACATATGAAAGAATTGATTTATCTGAGGGTGAATTTAAACCAGATTTATATTATGTTAAAGATGGAAGTAATTATGTTGTTGCTTCTGGAAAATATAATAAAGATTTAGAGTATTATGTAAGAAAACTCACTGCTTCTGAGGGATATGAGCAAGTAAAAGTTCAACCTTTTGATGGAAGTAAATATTATTATATAAATAATTTAATAAATGGTGGAAAAGATTTTATTTCAGAGCCCACTTATCATAGAGATAAAGATTATTATACTATGGATTCTTCTAAAATTGATAAAACTCGTATAGATTTAGGAGATGATTTTACAGGTTATACATATTATCAATACTTTAATAAAACTGATAATGTATTAAGTACTCCTTATTATGCAATTGACTGGTCTGCAAGTGGAGAAACATATAATCCAAAAGCGACATATTATGAAATAGAAGAAAATTTTGCTTTAAAAGATGTCGTATCAGAACCAGAGTATACTGATTTATATTTACCAGGTATATTTTACTATAAAGCTTGGGCAGAAGATAAATATTCTAAAATATATTGGGATGGACTTAGCCATTATGATGCTGTTTATAATAAAAATGATGATGGTACTTATACCCCTGTTCAAGGAGAGCCGACAACTGGAGAATATTATTATGTAAAACTTCATGTAGCAGGTGAACCATATATTTTAAAATCTGGTGAACAATCTGTAAAAGCTGATTTTGATTATCGTATTGATAACAGTGATTTAGGAACAGGAAATGACTTAGGTAAAGATGGTCAATTAATTGATCACTACATGGTTAAAAAAGGTACAAAAGTAACTGAGACTTATACTGAAGTAAATGTTTATCAGCAGATTCAATTCAATGATCCAAATCATAATATTACCAGTAGTTATACATGGAATGAAGCAGAAGCTGGACCAGCTTGGGTATTTGATGAAACTGTTGGTGATTATGTAAGAAATACATTACCTTATGATTGGCAAAAAAATAATAATAATAAATATTTCACTCAACAGAAAAAATATATTTATGTATACACAGGTGGAACTATAGATGAAGATAAACCTCTTCATTTATTACCATATGCGAGAAATAAAGTAAGCTATAGAGATCCTCATAATAATGGGGAAGTAGTTGATGATTTTAATATAAATTTTGCTGATATAAGAAATGGAAATCCTTGGTTCGTAAAAACAAAATATATTGATCCTATACTTGGACCATATACAATTTATATTCCAGTTACAGCAACTTCTATTAGACGACAATTAGTAGATTATTATACAAATCCTACAAGAAATGAAGATGACCGCTTACAATATTATCAATTAAAGAAAAAGAAAATTGATAAATTCTATGCTCCAGATTTATATTACTATAAAGTTGGAGAGGGATTAGACAGTAAGAAAAAAGGTAGTTACATTCTTGAAACTAATAAGAGATTAAGAGTCAACAATGTAGAAGGTTATAGTTTAGCTCACTTAACAATTACTAAGAATGATTATCATAAAGTCAATGAACATGATACAGCAACTAATAAGAGAATTTATTTTTATTATCCAAATTACTTCTATCGTAAAGATGGAGATGAATATGTTTTAGCGCAAGAAAAAACAATGAATCCAAATGAAACTTATTATGTAATTAAGAATTTTTATATTGATTCAGATACTATGAATATTATGCCACATGGTCAACAGTGGAATAATAAGATTAAGCATATTCCACCTTCAGTATCTTTAGCAACCAGAGAGGTTGGATTTACATATTATGAATTAGTAGATTTTGCTCGTAAATTAAATACTATTCATGGTATGATTTTAAAGATGAATCAATTAATTGATTCTGAGGATACAGATACAAGAGATTTACAAACAATCCAAGGTGCTTTAAATACCTTCAATGATTGGATTTCTCATTTAGGAAAATTAGATTCTCAAGACATTGTTATTGTTGATAATTATGGTCGTTTAACAAGCGCTCCCGCAAATGTTACTCAGACTAATGAAGGACTTAATCATACTCCTGGAAAGAAACAAGATGTAACTGGTATTGCATCAGACGTATTTCCAATGGCAGAAAATCTTACTAAAGATGGTGGATTTAGAAATCAATGGTTAACTGTTAATGTAGATGGTAAACCAACTAAGCCAATTGTTTCATTAAGACATAATTATCAGCCAGTAAAAGATACAACCTCTAATTCAGATATGAATAATCCTAAAAAGGATACTATGATATTATACACTCCAATAGTAGACCCTAAAGGACACGTTGTAGGTCATAATGACCATACAGTTACATTGCCTTATGGATTTAAAACTATTACTACTAATGGTAGAAGTACAACTGATTCAGGAGATAATACTGGTAATCCAAGCACATCAAATGTTGTTGCTGATAACACTCAAGATACTCTTGAAATTAATTCTGGTAATAAATGGATTAAGATTGATACAAATGCCGGTTCAGATACAATTACTATTAGTCATGATATTCATACTCCAACAGTAAGCGCAAAAGGACAGACTGACTTAAATAATCCTGCAACAGATAGTATTACTATTCAAGATACTACTTATGATAATGCGGGCCATATGACCGCAAATCAAAACCATAAATATATTTTACCTTATGGATTTAAGTATATTACAACAAATGGTCGTGTATCAAATAATAATACAGAAAATCTTGCGGCGCAAGGTCAAATTGCTGCTGATAATACTCAAGATACATTGGGTATTAATTCTGGAGATGAATGGATTCGTATTATAACAAATCCAGATTCAGATGTACTTACAATTAGCCATGATGTTAAGAATACCAGTTCTGTAGATGGCGGAAATGTTAGTTTAAGCAATGAAGAAAATGGAACAACATTTTCAATTACTTTATATGATTTTGATAGTAAAAATCATTTTAGTAAAAAGACAACTACAAAATATACTTTACCAAATAGCTATGGTAAAATTGCGGCAGATGTAGGAACAACTACAGAAGCTTCATGTACACATGATACATTTACTTTAAGTGGAGACAGTTGGATTAAAACAACTGTTAGTAAAGATAAAGTTAGTTTTGCTCATCAAGCTCCGCAAACAACTAATTTAAGTTCTACTGTTGAAGATACTAATAAAGCTCCTAAATTAGGTGGAACATTTAATATTCCTAAGATTTCATATGATTCAAAAGGTCATGTATCAAGTAAAACAAGCTATGCAATTACATTACCTTCATTAAGCTTATCTGGAACTAAGAGTGGTTCAGATAATGTAATGACTAATTTAACTTATACTAAAAATGGAGATACATTTACGGCTACTTTTGGAAAGATTGGAGATTTAGCTTTAACTGGTTATTCTACTCCAACTTCAGTGACAGGCGATATCGCATCAACAGATAGCTTAAATATTGGTCTTGGTAAATTAAGATATTATATTAATCAAAATAATATAGCTATTAATAAAGAAGTAGAAGATAGAGAAGCTGCAATTACACAAGAAGAAACAAATAGAAACAATGCTATTAATACCGCTATTAGTAAATTAGATTCTGAAGTGAAGGCAGCACCTGGATATTATGTTTCTGATGTAAAACAAGTTGATGGTCTTGTAACAGCTACAACAGCTACTTTCCCAACTGCAAACACAAGTGATAAGGGTATGGTTACTGTTGTAAATAATTATTCTGAAGATCCAAAAGATTTATTCTCTTCAGTTCCTTCTTCAATGGCATTTGTTGATGCATTAAAGAAGCTTGAGCAATGTTATAAAAAGACAGATACTTTTGATTATACTACAAGTACGTATGATGAAACTTCTAAAGTTGTAGTTCCAAAGGATGAGAAGTTTACAATTGAGCAAATTATAAAGAGAATTAGCGATATTGAAAAAACTGTGGTAACTCAACATCAAAAACTCTTAGATTCATCTGATCATTCAATGATTTTATAATAACTTAAATGTCCTGGTCTATTTACCATAATAGGCCAGAATTATTTAATTTATAAATATATATTTTGATTATTTATAGGAGAAAATGAAAAGGAGGTAAATGTTTTGGCTTCTTATACAACAACACCTGGCAATTATGTAAAATTTTTGCGTGGTACTCCAACAGCCTGGGCGAAGATTCCAGATTCAGATAAAGATAAAGATACTCTGTATTTTATATCTGAAACGGATGGAAGGACAGGCCAATTATACTTAGGACCTAGACTAATTATTGGTGAAATTTCCAATATTAACAATATCGGTGATTTACAAGATGTTCTTATTTCGGAAGATATTACCGCTAATAATATATTAATCTATGATGACCATCAACAGAAATGGATTAATAAACCTATTTTTGAGGTTTTAAGTCAAATTGTTACAATAATGGTTGGAGCAAAAGACGATGCTAATGGTCTATCTGGTTTAGTACCACCTCCAAAAGCAGGAGATAATAAGTTATATTTACGTGGTGACGCAACATGGGCTAACCCCACTGCCGCAGTTGAACTTGTTTTAGACACTCTCGTTGGTCAAGATACAGGAAAATCAATTCGAGAAATTTCTAAAGAAGAAGTTTTAAAAGTAGTTGACGGCGCTTCAGAAAAATTCGATACATTAAAAGAAATTGAAGAATGGATTGAAAATAATCATAACGCCTCAGATATAATAAAACTTGATAATAGAGTTACCAAACTTGAAGGTACTGTTGGTGATTCTACTAAGGGATTAGTTAAAGACGTTACTGATTTAAAGACATTCTCAGAAAAAGTAAATACGACTTTATATGGTGATGAAACTGGTACAAATCAAGGTCTTGTAAAAACTGTTAGTAGTTTACAAACCGAAATGGTTGACGTATCTAATAAAGTAAATATTCTTGATGGTAGATTAAAATGGCAAGACATCAATGAAACTGAATAAAAAAAAAGGAGGGCAATAATAAATGGCTAATGTTTTAAAAAACGCTAAAGTCGGTTTTCTAACCGGTGCTCAGAGTTCTATTGATATTATGCTATCTAAAGGCGCCAATGCCGGAGCTAAACATGGTTATTTTTATTTAACAAAAGATTCACATAGATTATATATTGGTAATAGTGATGGAAGTATTTCTGCTGTAAACGAAGGTGTACAAACTGTTACTTATTTAGGCGATTTACCAAATCTTACAACTACTGCAGATAGAGTAGCTTATACAGGACGTTTCTTCTATGTTCAATATAAAGATTCTACTGCGGGCCAAGTAGATAGCAATATTGCTAATATTCTCTGTGTATATAATGGTAGTACATGGGTACAGATTAATGCTAATACTGATACTCATATTAATTCTAATACTTATACAGCTTCCACTACTGGAGCTACTGCAACTATCACAAATGCGATTGGTAGTACAGATGGTGGTAGTGTTACTGGTAAATTTGAGATTGTTACTGCGGGTGGATTAAAGATTGCTAAAACCGCAGGTGCAACAAATAGTATTACACTTACTGGTGATAAATTCACTTTAGCTGCTGGAGATGGAGCAACTGGTGAAGTTAAACTTAATTTAACTTCTGCTAATGGTCAAGCTGGTAGTTCAGTTACTTTAAAATCAGACCCAAGCACAACTGTTCTTACCAGAAAAGATAATGTAATTACTATCTCTGGTAGAGTTAATGCTTCTTTAGCTATTGCTAATGCGGCAACTGGAAAAACTGGTTTTACTGTAACAGTAAAAGATAATCAAGGTAAAACTGTAACTGGTTCTTATGATCCAGTTATTAAATATGGTAGTAAGGCTCAAAGTTCTACTAAATTAGTTGATGGCGTATTTAATATTAACGCATATAATAAAGAAGAAATTGACCAATTAATGAGAGACCTTAATGCGATGGAATATCGTGGTACTGTTGGAACAAATGGTACTGCTGCTACCGCATGGGCAGAGCTTCTTAAATTACCTCAAAAAATTGGTTATACATATTTATTTAGTTCACCGATTACTGTAAATAATGCTGAACATACAACAGGTACTTTAGCTATCGCTCGTGGTACTGAATATACAGCTGCTGATTTAGCCGCAGGTACAATTACAAAGGCTGAATTAGTTGGTACTATTAATCCAGCAACTCTTATATGGGATTTTGTAGAGAGTACAAATGATACTGATACAACATATAAGTTGTATACAGCTGCTGAAGGAATTGGTTTTAAATTACAAGATTCTAAAGGTGGTAATAAAGGTCAAATTAAATATGCTGGTGCAGGCGGATTAACAGTATCTCAATCTCTTCAAGGTGGAGTAGATATTTCTGGAAATAAACCAGCTGAGAATGTAATTACAATTACTCATAATACTGTTAAAAGAACTGATACTAAAACTAATCCAGATAAGATTAAATTAAGTTCTCAAATTCCTGCGACACATTTGAATGATACTATTACTATTCCGGTAATAACAGGTATTAAAACAAATGCTGAAGGACACGTAACAGGTGTAAATACTGTTAATTATGAGCTTAATGATACTGCTACTGTAATTACAGGAGTAACCAGTTCCGCAAGTGCTAATGCAGATGGTTCTATTGCTTTAAAGACTAAAGTTACTGCTACTTCTTCAAGTGGTAAGGATATGGTTCAAAATGGAACCGCTACAGCAACTATTAAATCAAGTTCTTTGACTCTTGGAGCAAGCGGATCTTCAGTGTCAATTGATATGACTTGGGGCGAGTTCTGATAATTTTAATTTTCTATTTTTTATTCTAAATAGAGAGAATTATAGGGGTTAAAAAGAGAAATTCTCTTTTTAATCCCTTTATTTTTTTAAATATATATGAGATAGAAAGGAGATACCGCATAATGGCAAATGCAAGATTTAGACCAGTTCGTGGTTTAGAGGAAAAAATTCTTCAAGGTAAATACCAAGAAGGTTTTATTTATTTTGCAACCGATACTGGAAACATTTTCATTGATGCTCAGGGAATTGCGAGAATCCCTATGGGCGGTCGCGGTGCCGCAATTATTTATGCAAAAGCTACTTTCGTTCAAAATTCCGGAAATGACTATTATACATTCTATATGGATGAACTTGAAAATCCAGACGATAAATTAAAAATTGGAGATTTAGTCATTAATAATGATGGAAGTTTTTACAAAGTTGTAGATATTGATGAAATAACAAAAGCTGTTACTTGTGCAAGAATCGCTGTCAGTGGAACTGGCGGAGGCGGTGAAGGTGGTGGAACAACTTCTACTAAAAAAAGAGGTCGTTTGACTGTTACCGGTGTAACAGAAGCAGATTTATTAAATGGTGATAAATGTCAAATCCAAATTTTAGTAACATCTGCAACAGAAGATGGCAGCCCTGTTGACCCAGGTGAAAACGCAATGAAAGTTACAATTCAGTTTTTCACAGAAGAAAGTTCTGTACCATATTATACTGATACAAAAAAAGTAACTCATGCTAAGCCTATTATTTATGATGCAACTGAATTTATTCGTCAATCTACTGAAAATAAAATTATATTTACAGTAGAAGGTAGTAAAGATAATATTTTCTACAATAGTGGTACTGCAACTTATTTTGTTACCACTCATGAACTTTCTATAGATTGGATTGACAGCCAATTTAGTGCTAATAAGTTCTTTAGTACTGAAATTCCTGTAGCTGTTAACTTTGCAACTGGTGCAGACCGTATTCTTGATATTTACTTTGATGATTTCTTAGTATATACTCAAACATATAATACTGCAAATACTACTGCAAATGCAACACCGGTTATTACAAAAAATTCAGTTATTTACGATAAAAATACAAATAATTCTACAGGTATAGCACTTGGTGATAACTATAACCATGGCCGCCATATAATTAAAGCTCAGTTAAGCTTGGCTAAATCAAATGGTTCTCGTGGTAGTGCGACTCCTATGATTTCAAAAGAAATTGGTTTGTATGTAAATGAAGGTCAACCTTTAATTTGGTTTGGAGCTATGCAATCAACTTATTATGAATTTGATAACCCAATTGTTCCAATTAAAGTATATGATCCTAATAATACTGGTGATATTGCAATTTACTTATTTATTGATGGTACAGATGCACTTGATGGTTCATACTATACCGCAAGAAATGAAGACAATTCATTCACCTATTGGACATTGACTAATTTAGTAGCTGGTCAAAATACAACTTATCAAGTTCGTATCGGTCAAGATGATACTGAAACATGGGCTACAGTTCCAGACTTTACTGTATTAAAAGACCCTCGTAATATGGGTATTGCTACTACTGGATTAAAAGTTAATGTTGACTCAAGAGGTCGTTCAAATTCTGAATCTGCTAAGAAACGTTCTGTATTAAATATAGGAGATGAACATGCAGTATTTAAAGATTTCAACTGGTATAACAACGGTTGGATTATGGACGATACCAATACTACTTGTTTAAGAATTAGTAATGGAGCTTCTGTTAATTTCCCTATTGGAGTTAGCACTTTTGCAGGAGAAGAAAATCCTTCAAAAACTATTGAATTAAGATTAAAAGTTCGTAATGTACAAAGTTATGAAAAATTAATTACTACATATACTCGTTATACAGTAATTGATGATGTTGCTCCAGAAATTAAGAGTTGGACTGACGATGAACTTTTCAAACAATTCTTGGATCAAAGAACTGCAGTTGGTGGTTATACTAACTACGATGCTTTCTTATCTGTAAAATTGCCTCAATTAAAAGAGCAAGGACAGAATGTTCCTTCTTATGATGAATTGCTTTATAAAGGTTTATATCGTGATTACAACTTAACAGCAGCCGCAGTAAAATATATCGAAGATGGAATTGATGATAGTGCCATTTCTAAAACTTCTGCAATCTGTCTTGGAGCGCAAGACGGTTACTTTACTAATGGTATTAACGCAGTAACTATTGACTTCGTAGAAGATAAGATGCTTAATATTACTATTGTTTATAACAACGGTAATGCACAAGATTCAACAGGTGAAAACCGTTTAATGAAAGTTTACTTAAATGGTATGCTTACCAGCGTAGCTCGTTCTACTGCAACAAGTGAATGGTCAATTAATAATAAGAATCTTGTTATTAATTCTTCTAACTGCGATATTGACCTTTATAAATTTAGAGTTTATAATAGAGCTTTAGGTTTAACTGAAATATTAAAAAATGTTGCATACGATAATACTGACACAACTGCTTGGGATTTAGCTGAAATGTCTATACCCAATAAATCTATCGATGAAGAATATCAATTCTCTTACGATAAGATGATTAAGTATAATAAAGAACATCCAAGATCAGAAAATATTATGCCATATATTATCTTTACAACAGACCAAGATGATACTTTATCAAAAGGTAATCTTCCTTGGAGAAAAGATACACCTATTAAGGCAGATATGGAATTTATTAATACTGGTCTTGAAAGAGCATATTCAATAGGTAATTTATCCGCAGAGGCTACTGCCGTAGGAAAAGAACTTGAAGATTATTATTTACATCATTGTCCTTCTTTTATTGCTAAAAATGTAGATTTAAGTGTACAAGGAACTTCATCTGAATTCTATCCACGTCGTAACTATAAAGCAAAAACAAAAATTAAAGTTGATGATTTGGATGCAGATGGAAAGAAACAATATGATAAATATGGTGATGTAATTAAGAAAAATGAATATGCAATGGTTGCTCATAAAGGACCTTTTGCCGCAGATTATGAACTTGGTAAGAAGAAGAACCTTAAATACTTCTACTATGACAATGATACTGTTGGATGTAATAAATTTACTTTAAAAGTAGACTTTATGGAGTCTTCTGGTTCTTATAATATGGGTCTTGCTAACTTAGTAAATTATGCTTATTCACATCATCCTCTTGAAGATTATAATGGTTCTAATGCATTTTGTCAGCTTGATGAAACAAAGAGTGAACAAAAAGCTATTGCTAATGAAGCTAGTAATTATAAAGCAGGAACAGTTTATTACTATTATAATCATAAAGGAAATCTTAAAAATACTAAAGATGATGAATTAAAGATGTTATCATCTGCGGAAGATTTTGCTTTAGGACCTCGTGGATTAGCTCAACGTGAAGGAGTATCTAAGGTTCTTGGTGGAATTGGAGAAACACCTTCTTATTCAGCTGATGCTCAAGGTAGTGCAATTAAAGATAAATTAGCTGAATGCACAAATGTTTGGTACGAATATGTACCTGGATATAAGACTGCAAAAGTTGACCATTTGAGTGATTATAGAACATCTGTTCAAGGTTTCCCAACTTTAGCCTTCTGGCAAACAAAAGCCATGAAAGAAGCTGGCACAGAACCTTTATTCATTGGTCGTTATAATATGCTTCTTGATAAAGGTGCGGCTGAGGCTTATGGATTCGCTGATCTTGGTATGAAACAAGCTTATGTTGATCATAAGAGCACTGATGATGTTGCAGAATGTTGGGAATTTGAAAATAACTCTCGTGGATTCTGTTCATTTAGAGATCCATGGAACAGACATATTTTATCTTTTAAAGCTCCTGATAATGCTGATAATAAATATACTGTAGCTAAAGCTCCAGTAGTAGCCGATTCTTTTGAATATAGATATAATGCACTTGATGATTATATTGATTATTTAGTGAATTTGGAAAATTCTTCAAGTAACTCTAAAACTGTTAAAAAATTACAAGATAAATTAGGAATTGATATTGCTAATAATCTTGACGAAGGTAGAAATAAATTACTTGAAATTTATGGAAACTGGGAAAAAGCAGTTGCATGGGTATGGAGTACAGCAACAGATGCTTTAATTGATGTTAATAATGATCCAAAGAATCCTCTGTTAAAAGAAGTTCCAAGTTTAAATACTTATGTAGAAGTTGATGTAGCTGAAAAAATCTTTGAAGCAGGTATTTTCTATTTTGAAAGTACTGAAACAGGACAAAAGGTTAAAGCACAAGTATATAATAAAGATACAATTTATTATGAACTTCAAGCTGATGGAGAATATCGTAAGATTCTATTAACTGACGACCCTGAATTAGTCTACAAAAAGAATAAATTCTATACTAAGAATAGTTCTGGTAACTATTTATTAGCAGAAGAAAATTTTGTAGAGACTGAAACATATTATAAGGCAATTAATAATGAAAGCAATATTGAAGAGTTCTGGAAATTACCTGCTCCTGTTCAATATGGTAATACAACTTATAATTATGATACAAAAGAATATCGTTTAGCTAAATTTAAAAATGAATTAACAGATCATTTTAACCTTGAATATTTAGCAACATATTTCGTTATCACTGAAGTTCTTGAATGTTATGACTCTCGTGGTAAAAACTGTATGATGGCATCTTGGGGTCCACAGAAGAAAGGCGGAGACTATATTTGGTATCCAATTTTCTATGATATGGATACTCAATTAGGTATTAACAATACTGGTATTCCATCATTTGAATATAACATTGATGCAACCGACGATGGAACATTCTCAACAAATGATAGTGTTCTTTGGAATAATTTCTATTCATTATTCTTAGGAATTATTAAAGATAAATATGAACAATTAACTGGTGTACCAAGTAGTAACTTTGGTACTTTAAAGAAACCACCGTTTACTTCTATAAATGTTATTGAGAATATTTATAAATGTAATCCAGAATTTACTAAGAGCCATTCAATGGAAGGTTTAAGACCTCTCTTAGCAATGAACCTTGATGAGCATTATAAATACATTTCAATTACAAATCCAAAAGTAGGATACCTTGGTTCTGGTACAACACCAGAGGTACTTAAAGATACCAGCGATACATATTTCTACGCTTTACAAGGAGATAGAAGTATGTCACGTGAGCAGTTCTTAACTAACCGTTTCAATTACATTGATTCTTGGTTATCAGTTGGTAACTACAAACGTGGTGGACAAAACAGAATTCGTTCTCGTATTTCCGCAAACAGTCCCGCAAGTACATCAGATAAATGGATTGAAGGTACTGCAAAAAATGGTGCAGAAGGTATTATTACCAATGAACCATATTATGATCCAGTCACAGGCAAAAAGAAACATATGTTCGATGGTGAATATTGGCTATCAATGACACCTGTTCGTAAAATGTATGTTACTGTTGGAACAGATACCGCAAACTTTGATTCCATGAAATATACTGGAACCCCAGTTAAATTTACTACTCCAGACCTTGAAAATGGTATTCGTAAATCTGGTAACTATAAAGAGCAGCTATACTATATTTATGGTTTGGACCAAATGAAGTCACTTGGTGATTTAAGTAAACTTTACTTCCAAGAGTTCGAGTTATCTGGTAACGCAACTAAGATTACAGATTTAAAACTTGGATATGATGGAGTGGATGAAGAAAATAATCACTATAAAAATGCAAACGTAAACAAATGGACTATTACTGGTTCAAGTGGATTGCCACTTGTTAAAGAAATCAATTTAAGTTATATTACCTTTAAGGATAATAACGTAACATTTGATTTATCTGCAAGTGAAAAATTACAGAACTTTAGAGATACTGGTTCAAACATTACTCAAGTTACTTTTGCTGATGGTGTTGCACTTGATACATTGCATTTAAGCGCTTCAACCGCAGCTTTAAAATTAACTGAAGCAAGATTATTGACTGACCTGATTGAAACTTATAAAGTTCCAGAAGAAAAGGATAAAAATAATCCAAGCGGTGATTTAGTTGCTCAAAAAGGACTTTATATTGAAGGATTAACTGATAAGGAAGTTGGAAAGGGGACATCTAACTTAACGACTTTAAATATCATAGGTGGAAACTTAGGATATAACAGTTATAAGTTATTAAATAAATTCTATGCGGCAACCGCTTCTTTGGGTGCGCAGAGAAAGATTAATATGGCTGACGTTCAATGGAGCCCATATGTATTAATTGATGACCCAGAAGCTACATTTAGTGCAAGTTCTCAATACTTTAGAGATGATGGTCACTTTGGATTAGTTGCCTTCACAGCAGAAGATTATAAACAACATCCTGGAGATTGGGTTCAATATATCAACAATAGCCAGATGTATGAATATGATAGCACTATGAAGACAGTTGATATCACAGATACCAAATTACTTGAGAATTTAATCACTAATGCAAGTTTCGTTGGTGTTTCCAGTGGAACAAAAGTTCCTACAATTTCTGGTTACATTTACATTAATAATGAAACCGCAGTTGAAGAAAGTGCAATTCAAGACTTGTTAGTTAAGAATTATCCTAATTTAACATTCTTCTTTAAGAAAGTCACTAAAGGTTTTGCGGCACGTTTCGTAATCCAAGATAAAACAATTGATTCCTTAACTGGAGTTGCTACAACAACAGAGACCTTAATTGGTACAGATAAGATTGGTTTAAAAGCATTCGAAGCAAATCCAAAAATTTTCTTCACAAATCCAAAAAACAGAACTGAATCTTCTTTCAGTGAGACAAGAATTAATGCATTAAAGCCTTCTCAAGACTTTATTGGATGGTCTACAACTCCTGATAGAACTGGATTGATTGAGTCTTACGATACAAACTGGGTTACTTTGTTAGGTAATACTGCAATCCATAATTGGGGAACTCAACAATTATTAGCTGATAAAACTGATTATACATTCTATGCTGTATTCGAAGACCACCATTGGGATGTAAGATTCTATCTTGTAAATGATGATGGTTCTGAGAGAGAGATTGAAAATACTTATGGAAATAAGATTGGATATTCTGTTGTTCATGGAAGCGCATTACATGATCCAAATTATCTTGTTCAAAATCCAAAAGAAGATAGTCTTCCTATTACAAGTAAGTATAGATTCTTAGGATATACAAGAAGAATTTCTGGTGAAAATAATGTATATGGTTCCGCAACTTTAGCTCCTGTTGTAGATTTAACAACAATTAAAGCTACTCAAAACTTAAAGTTCTATGCGGCATTCAGTGTTGAAAATGTTTATGATAATCCTACCGATGATAAGTATTTCGAGTTTAATTGGCAAACAGACCAGACTTATTCTATACGTGTTAAACCTGGTGTTTCTTTAACAGGTAAAATTACTATTCCAAAACAGCATGATGATAAGGTTCATGGTAACGCAGATATTAGTATAATTCAAGAATTTGCTAATCAGACAGGAATAACTCATGTATTCTTCTATGAGGACGCTCCTTTGAAATATATTAAAGAAAATGCATTCCAGAACTGTTCTCAAATGAAATATTGCTATCTTCCAAATAACTTAATTGAAATTGGAACTATGGCATTTAGAATGTGTGCAAACCTTATTTGGACTGGTTTACCAAACAAGTTAGAGAAGATTGGTAATTTTGCATTCAACCAGGCTCTTGCTGATGCTCCTTCTGGAGACTTCACAATTATCATTCCTCCAAGTGTTAAAACAATTGGAGATTCAGCTTTCATGTATATCATGTGTACAGCTACATTGAAGTTCTTATACATCGGTACTGAAACTGAAAACAGTAAATTGACTTCTATTCAAGAGAATTCTTTTGCACAGAATGGTGAAGCTATGATTACTGATCCAGAGGCTAAAGCATTTATTTATGGTGTTTCTGAACAAATGAAACCACTGATTAAAAAATCTTTGGCTAAAATGTATGCTAACCCTGATACAATGATTGAATTCAAATAAGGAGGATTCTAAAAGATGACTAAAACTGTTTTGTATACCTATTTAGGTACTAATGGAACAATTACAAGTACAGTTCATCTTGAAGATATTTACTATATTCGTAAATATAGATTAGTAGCGGACGCAAGAAAAAGTCTTACCAAAGATGGTAAGACTTTTGTCCAAAGCGTTACTATTCCAGAGGATGAACTGGATGAATGGCGAGAGGTTGGCCAAAAATAATTATAAATGAATCTCTTTCTTTCATATCTTTTGAAAGAAAAAGTAAAGAGGAAAGAAGTAATTTTTTCTTTCCTCTTTTTAAAATTCTAAGAAAGGATTGGGATAAAATAGATGATTACCTATGTAAATAGTCAGAATAGTGCAAGATATAATCGTCTTTTCTCAAAAGCTACAAAAGCTTTAAGTGATGCTGGCGAGTTAAAACTTACATACGTAGAAGTTCCTTTGGAAGAAAGCCAATTCGGAGAAGGAATGTATTTTGTAAAAACAAAAGACGGTCAATATGTCCAAGCAACTAATGCGTTTGACCCAACAGAAACATACTATGAACCAAGTAATGGTATTACATCTCTTGCTGAATATTTTGGTAGTATCGTTGAGTTAGCTGGAATTGATAAAATCTATACAGTTCTTCCATTAGATGAAGATGTATTTGAAATTGATGCTAATACAAGAGAAATTTCTGTTCCTCAAACATTTGCTAAAAATGGTGTATCCGTACAAGGTGACCATATTTCAGAAATTGTTTATTTCTTAGTAGATCGTTTTTATGATAACCAAGATTTAGATAACTGTAATGTTTATATTGAATGGCAATTAAGTCAAAAAGATGAAAATGGTAATACTATTCAAGGTATTTCCGCACCTTATATTGCTGATGTAACAAGTAATCCTGGTAAGATTTTAATTGGATGGTGTTTAAATAACGACATTACTAAATATGCTGGTAATGTACAGTTCGCAGTTAGATTCTATATCCAAGATGAAGTTACTAACATGCTTACTTATTCTTTATCAACAAAGACCGCAACTGTAGCTATTAAGTCTACATTGGATTTCAATATTCCGCAAATGATGCTTGATGGTGAAAATGTATTTGATGAAGATGATAAGAAAGTTCTTGAAAGATTAGTAGATTCTACTGCTACTGGAGATACTACAAAGGCTCAGCCTCCTGTATTTATCGAGAATCTTGCAGAAACAGTATCTTTCGCTACAGAAGTTGGTTATACTATGCAGCAAGTTGAAGCAATTTCCCCAGATGGTGGTACTTTATCCTATGTATGGAGAATGTATGATATTGATACAAATGAATACATTGGTCTATTAACTGCTCAAAATATTTATGTTCAAACTACTGATACTGCTCAGAGTAATACTAAATATTATTATAAATCTACTGCTACAGAAGATGGAGTTCCAGTTTATGAATTAATGACAGAAGAAGAATTAAGAGCTGTAGATTGGGCTACTCCAACAGGCGTTCTTGAAAGAAAATCTCAAGTTAAGATTACTGCTACTGGACGTTATGTAGCTGTTGCAACAAACCGTGTAGGAAAGAGCCGTGAAAGCACATTAAGTGTTATTTGTCAAATCTTCCATCCAAGCGAAGTTACTATCGTTAAAGATATTGATGAATCTTTAGTTCTTAAAGAAGCTGAAGAATTCAAAGGCGTTTTAACAACTCAGACTGGTAAGAGTGATAGCGGTGTTATTACATATCAATGGTATAAGATTAAACCAGAGAATGTAAAAGATGCTTTTGATGACGAAGGTAAATTGAAGAAAGTTCAGACTAAACACTATGATAATAAAGATAAACCAAATCTTGTTACAAGTGTTGATATTAATGCTCCTTGGGAGAAAATTGCGGACGCTGTTAATCCAATTTATACAGTTGTAGGTTCTAATGATGCAACCGATAAAGCTGGAGCAGTTGGAGATGGATATTATGCAGTAGTTGCTACTAATAGTATCAACAATGAAACTTCAACTGAAGAGACAAGAAATTGTCGTGTAACTCATACTGCAAGTCCTGTTACTATTGAAATTTCAAGTTTCAATGGACATGGAGACCCAGTAGTAGATACTCCTAAAAAGACTGAATTAAAAGTTGATTATGCTATCGCTCACAGCTATGGATTGAAAGTTGATTATTCATTAGCTAAAGAACGTGGCGAAGGTCTTATGAGAACTGATGCTGATACTGTTACATATCAATGGTATAAATACTATAAAGGTACAAACAGTAACATTGATGAAGATGTTCAAGATGCGGCACTTGGAAATTATAACTTTGATGGTGATGTTCCTATTGAGGGAGAAACTCAACCAATCTTTAAACCAAAAGATAATGAAGCTGGATATTATTATTGTATGGTTAGAAATACATATAACGGAACAACCGCAGATAGATGTTCTAAGTTCTTCTTAGTAGTTTCTATTCAAGATTAATAAAACAGTTAAGGAGGGTTAAGCATGGTTACTAATATGCAGGAATATTATGATTTACTCTATCGTATTCAAGATCAAAATAAGCCGAGCTTAGCTGTTTTAATTCCATCTACAGAAACAATTTATGATGTTGATTTGTCTACAAGAACAATTAATGGGCCAGCCTCTCTTGGTGTAGAGGCTGACCACCGTTCTGAAATTATCTATTTTAAATTAAATAGATATTATGACCATATGGATTTAATTAATACAACTTGTTTAATTCAATATGAAAATGCGGAAGGAAAATCTGGACTTTATGTAGTTCCTTTTTATGATGCAGATACTTTTATTGATGAAGATAAGTTGCTAATTCCATGGTGTATTAGTGGACGAGTAGCTGCGGCCGCAGGTAAAGTAAAATATTCAATTCGATTTTACAGTATAGATAGTAGTAAATCTGAATTAACTTATAATCTGAGTACAATCGAAACTACAACTGAGATTAAACAAAGTTTAGTAGTAGATATTAACTTAGATGAAGAGGGCGATAATGACAGAGTACAGAGAATTCTTGATACTAAAGAATATACTGTAACTGAACAATTAATCGCACGAATTGATCAAATTAATAAGCAAATGGACATATTTTGGCAAGACGCTTATTAAATATATAGGGGATAAGACATTTTGTCTTATCCCCTTATTTTTGTTCAATAGGCCAAATTATAATAATATTTTTGGTCAAGTTTTTATATATCATAGAATGAAATTGACTTAACGTCGTTTTTATGATATAATTAACTCAGAGAGAAAGGAGGATTTTCCTTTTGGCAAATTATGTTAAATTTAAACAAGGTTTCAAAAAGGACTTTAATACAACAAATCAGCCATTAACAAATGGTATGATTTATTTCGTTATAGATGAAAATAATAATGGTTCTATATACTATGATACTATTGTTGATGGCGCACAGGCTACTAAAAAAGGAACAGTTCATAGAGTAAAATTTTCTGGTTTACCAATTAAAATAACTGGTTCTGTAACAGGAACAGGTGTCATTTCTAAAGACGGCGAATCTATTGAAATAAATACATCAACTAATCACTCTCATGGATTAGCACATCAAGATTTTACTGTAACTTTAACAAATGATGATACTAATTTAAAATGGACAAGATTGGGAAATCAGAATGGTGGAGGCTTTTGGTTAAAATCTATTAGAGGAGGCCCTAAAGCTCCAGCTTGGTTTCTGCCTGATTTTAGTGCAGGTATTGCTTTTGGCGGTTTTGATACAAAAGGTATCATATCTGTTAAATACAGTCAACCAGGTGTTAGATTTGCAGGAGGAAATGGTGATGCTCCAGTTTGGTATTTTACTATTACTGGTGCTAATGATAAAACTTATGATTTAAGTAAAATTGGTGGTCATTCCAGTGATAGCGCAAAATTAGACCATAATGTAACTTTTAAGATTGCTTCTACTGCTGATGCAACCAATGGTGCCAATGGTACTAAAACCGATTTATCTGGTTCCGCAGTTAATTTATATTTGCCAACAAAAATATCTGGTTTTGACTTATTACAAGCATCAAGATTTCAAGGTAATGCTGATAGCGCAACATATGCCACTTCAGCAGGTTATGCAAAAGGATTATTCTTAAACCCAGAAATTCGTCAAGAGGATATGAACTTTAATTTAGCAGATGCTAAATATATAAAAAGAGTAACATATTCTATGGCAACCTCTACTACTAAGAAAAATAAACCTCCAATAGGAGATGCAAATATTCTTTCTTTTGGATGGGATAATTCTGGTTATGGTTCTCAGTTAGCAATTCAAAATGGTAATGCTGGTCATTTAGCTGTTAGAGGTTCTGGCTCTACTAATGGAGCTTCATCTTGGGGTGAATGGAGTACAGTTTTAGATTCTTCAAATTACACCTCTTATATAAATAATTATTATTGGGCAAATGTAAAAGTATCTACTGCATCAAGTACTGAAACTAAACCAACATTTAATACTGCTTATACTTCTAACTGGTGGCGTTCAACTGGCAAAACAGGATGGTGGAATGATACTTATAGTGGCGGTATCGCTATGGAAGATAAGACCTATGTAAAAGTTGCTGGTAATAAGAGTTTCTTAATTCCAAATGGCTCTTTAAAAATTGGTGGCAATGGAGACATTTTCTTTGCTACTGGATATGATAATGCTACTTTAAAAATATATGGTCAGACTAATACTGATTTTGGTGTTGAAACCATTGTAATTCAAACTTGTTTTGATAATCGAGATCCGCAAACATCAGAATATACAACTCAATATGCGAATAGATGTAATTTATTACTACAACCAAGAGGCGGACAAGTTTACATTGGTAAAAATTTAACTACTCCTGGAGATGTAGGATATAAATTATTGGTTGGTGGAAATCAATGGATTGAGGGTAATTTAGTATTTAAAGGTGCTAAAGAAATTAAATTTATTGGTTCTAAACAAACTTATTCAATGATTCGTTTTATTGATAATACCAGTGATACTTATGGAAATGGTATTTCTATTGGTGGCGGTGGTTCAACAGTTATTGGAGCCGGTGAATCTGCGATGTCTTATGTTACTAATGGCGGAGATGAAAGATTATTCTTATTATCTGATGGCGCTATTAATATTGAGGCGGGCGGAGACACTATCTCAAATAGAAAAGGACTTCAAGTTACAAGTGATGGACATATTCTTCCTATTAAGGCAGAAAACAGTAATCCTAATGCCCAAGATTTAGGAAGCGCAGCTGATTATTGGAGAAATTTATATATAAATAATATTACTTTACAAGGTCAAGTTGGAAATAGATTAGTTTGGACAAATGGAAATAAAATACTCCAAGCAGGATACCATTATGCAGATACAGATAGAATTGCCATTAATACAGCTGGACGACAAGGATATAATTTTTATGTAAATGGTTCTTCTTATTTTAGTAGCAATACTTATATCCATAGAAATCATTTTCTTAATAATCCTTCTACTGGGGCAGGTGAATTAATTCTTACTGCTTTAGGATATAAAAGTGCTGGATACCCAGTTTATAATGACCCAGAATTTGCAACTGGCTCAAATAATGTTTCTGTATATAATAATGCTTCTAATGGAACTGTCACTCATGCTATAGTAAGTGATGCTTCAAGCGGAAATTCATCTGGAAAAGTTTTAAAAATTACTCATACAGGTTCAGGTTTTCCTGGTTTTGGAGGATTTGTTCAATATATCTCATCTCGTGCAAATGCTATTTTTATCCAAATTTTTAGAGCAAAAATTCCAACAGGAAGAAATGTTGCAATTAGTTCAAATGATATGGGAGATAATTATAAAGATGAATGGCTAACTCCAACAGCTGGAACAGGAAGATGGGAATGGTATGCAAGGCGTGTAATTTGTGGCGCAAGTGGCACATTTTCAACTGGCGGTTATGTTTATATTAGAGATGGAGCCGCTCCAACACCTTCATCTCCATTAGTATGGTATTTATCATATTGTAATGTTATTGATATTACTAAAGGTAATTATGATGGATTGAGAACCAGATATTCAGATTTTGTAACATACGATTCTGGTGAAGATGGAAAAGACAATAAAACTCCAATTAATGATAAATATGTTGCTAAAATTGTTACAAAAACTTCAAATGGAACAACTTTTACTCTTAGAGGTTTAAATGGCGCAGGTAATGAATTAGCTGATGCAGTTTTAACTATCCCAAATGCGGGAAGCGATAAAGCTGGTCTTATTACTAATGCCGCACAAAGTATCTATGGAGAAAAAACTTTACATGAGAATCTTCGTTTCTCTAATATCTCTACTGGAACGAGAGGTATTATAGGTTCAATCGCAGATAATGATTTTTGGAGAGTTGTAGGTCGTGCAGATAAAACTAATGAAGGTTATCTTGAAATCGCAACTGGTGATGATACAAACGAACCAATTTATATGAGACAATATTCTGGGGTTTTTGGAACGGTAACAAGAACTTTTACAGTTTTAGACGGGTCTGGACGCTCTCGTGCGCCGGAATTATTTGAAGCTAAAAAAATTCATGTTAATAGTAAACTAAACCAAAATAATGCAATTGCAGATATAGGTTATCAATTTCAAGTTACTGGAACCAGTAATTTTACTGATAATGTTGATATTTCTGGGGTAACTACTCATCATAATAGTATCCAAATGGATGCTAATTATAGTTTTTCTAAACCTGGACATAATGTTAATTTGAATCAATCTCATTTAATGGCTATGATTAGAATAACTACTGTAAACGGGTGGACTCCAATATTAGCACAAAAGTCTTCTACAGGATATTGGACTTTAGGTCATTGGGATAATGATAAATTTAAAGATGAGTGGGTTATTGGCTTTTTAAGTGATACCAATTTAAGTGGAGTTGCTAATGCAAAAAATGATTTAACTACTAAATATCGAATCAGAAATGTTGGTGGAGAAAAAAATCTTGTTTTTGCATCATATAACACTCAAGTAGGAAATTCTACAAATCCAATATATATTAAACAAAATGGAGAAACCGCAGCTTGCAGTTACAGTTTAAGTGCCACTGTTGAAGCGGGAACCGCAAATAGAATGGCATATTATAAAACTGCCAATCAGATTGGTTCTTCTGGCCATTATGTAACTTCAAATCAAGTTGGAATTAATGCATCTTCTTCAAAGAATTATACTTTTTATGTAGGTGGAGATTCTTTATTTGATAATGCAGTAACTATTAACGGTAATGTTCATATTTTGCCTGATACAGATGTTGGTTTAAATGGGGCTGGTTCATTAGTAATTGGAAATAAAGCTGGCCAAAACTTGGGCATTGATGGCAATGAAATCATGGCTCGTAATAATTCTAAAGTATCTCCATTATACTTAAATAATGAAGGTGGAATTGTTCAAGTCGGTCAAGATGGTATTACTATTCAGGCCAAAGCTTCTTCTACTAATTTACAATCAGGCGGATTAAGAATTAGTTCTGAATCTAATGGTGGTAATGGAAATGTTGCTTTAGAATTATATAGAGGTAATAATGGTTCATGGCAAATCGCAAATGAAGGAGCTATTCTTTATTTTAGAACTAACTGGGTTAGTGAAAAGAAAACTACTTATGCTAAAAATAGTTTAATTATAGATCCTACCACTGGCTCAGCGAGTATTCCATATTTAGCTATTGGTCAAGAAGCCAGAAATACCACTTATGGATTATACGTTGTAAGTAGTCAATCTTGGATTAAAAATACTTTATGGACTGGAAATGTTTACCCAGATGTAAATAATGCAAGAGAATGTGGAACCAATAATTATTTTTGGAATAAAGTGAGTACTAATTGGTTAAATGTTAATAGAGGAAATTCTCAAACAGATGGAGGAATTACTTTATATGGTGGTGATGTTAATTATGGAATTATATTTAGAACCACTAAAAATCAAGGCACTCATGGATATGTATCTGGCGATTGTGCAACTTATTTTACAATGTCAGATTCAGCTGGCAGAGGTTGGATTTTTAAACGTTGGGGAGTAGGGAATGTAGCTTCTATTTCGACTGATGGTAATGCTTATTTTAATGGACATATTAGAGCTGCAAGTAGAGGAAGTTCTTGGTTAGATGGACAACGTTATAATTATGGTGGTTATAATTTATTAGATGCAACAAATTCTGGATCTTATTGGCCATGGTTAAGACAAACTAATATAAGTACTAAAAAATGGTTTTCTTTTGGAATATTAGCTAACAGTTTTTATTTAATAGGTTCCAGTACGAATAGAACTGACAATGGTTATGATTTTGGATGGCAATTTGATATATCTAATGGTAATACTACTTTTAATACTTATGGTAATAAAGATAATACATCTAAAACTGTTATTAATGGAAGATTGATTGTTAATCCTTATTATAGTACAGAGCAATCATATAGCGAAGGCATTAGGGTTAATAGAGCTAATAATGGTTGGGCAAATATTATTTTAGGTGGAGATAACGGAAGCTCTACAGGAACAAGTAGTACTACTTGGTTAATTGGCCATAGAGGTTCTAATGGTACAAACTCTGGTTTAGGCGGCTCGAATGGAGCAAATTTAACAGGTAAAATAAATGATTTGACTATTGAAGTAAATAGTTCTTCAGGACAAGGATTAACATTACCAGCAGCTCAAGGAGAATTATTAACTTGGCAACAAAGACCTATTATGGCTCAATTGCCGGCGCAAGGTAATTCAACAACAATTTTAAATAATGCAAATTATAAGACTGCTTATTTAGCTACTACCAGTAATGGAAATGCTTCAATGGGATTGGTATCTGCAAATTGGTATCATGTAATGAATTTTAGACATCTTAATAATAATGGTTTTAATTCTCAATTTGTTTTACCATTAGATCATAATGGTCAAGCTGCATGGAGATTATCCAATGGAACAACTTGGAAATCTTGGAATTATATTTTTGATGATAATCATGCTATGGTTCCAGCTTCAAATAATGCTTATAATATTGGTTCAACTTCTAACTATTGGGCTACTGGTTATATTAATACTTTATATGTTGCTGGAAATGCATATGCAAATGGAAGTAAACGTATTCCAACTACAGGAAATACTAATGGAACAATAGGTTCTGCAACTGTACCAGTATATTCAGATAATGGAGTACTAAAAACTATTACTTCTTATAGTGGAAATGCAGCTACTGCAACTAAGCTGCAAACAACAAGAAATATTATTTTAAATGGGAATCTTCAAGGATCTGCTAGTTTTAATGGTACTGGAGATGCTACAATTACAGCATTAAATTATCATTCTAATGTTAACGGAGGAAATACATATAATTACCCTTGGCATCGCATTGCTACTATAGTAGTTGGTACTAGTCAATATAATGATAAATCAGCTTTACTTCGTATTAGACATATTTTTAATGGTGGTGGCGAAGGTCTTGTAAAAGTATCTGTTAGTACTAATTCAACAGGATCTGGTTGCGATATTTCTGCTATATGGTTATATCGTTATAATATTGCCGCAAATAATATTGGTATTGGTTTATGGGGTGTTACTGGAGATAATGTTTATGTAGATGTTTATTATAAATATGCTAAAGGATGGCCAAGAGCAATTGTAGAATCAATTTCTAATGGAAGAATCTTTACTTTAATATCAAGTAATGAAGTTGATAATACTACTACCACAGATAAAAAAACAAGTTCAGAAGTATATACCTCTATTGAGAATGGAGCTACTCTTATTCGTGGTAAAGCTTATACTAAAATTGTATATGGATCAGATGGGTCTGATAATGGTAGATATGTATTAAAAACTGGTGATACTATGAGTGGTCATTTAAATAATAATTCTGAATTTATTACCACTTCACAAAATGGATTCAGAATTTCAGCTGCATCAAGCACTAATACTAAAAGTATGTTATTACATAATAATGGTTCTGATTTTTATATTTTATGTTGTAATAGTGCAACTGCTGGTAATAACTGGTACACTCCAACAGGTGGAGCTCATCCGCTTAGAATTAATTTAACTACTGGTTATAGCTATTTTTCAAAAGTATATGGAGCAGTATGGAATGATTATGCTGAATATCGTTCTACTTCTAAAGTAAAACCGGGTCAATGTGTAATTGAAACTGGCTTAGGAGATTTAATTCAATCAACTAAACGTCTTCAACCAGGAGCAAATATAGTGTCAGATACTTTTGGCTTTGCAATTGGAGAAACTGAACAAACTAAAACACCAATCGCTGTCTCAGGTAGGGTATTAGCTTATCCTTATGAAGATAGAAATTCATATCAAGCTGGCGACCCAGTTTGTTCTGGACCTAATGGAACTATTTCAAAAATGACTCGTGAAGAAGTCAGAGAATATCCAGATCGAATTATTGGTACAGTATCAGAGATTCCAGACTATGAAGTTTGGGGAACTGGTAATGTAAAAGTAAATAATCGTATTTGGATTAAAGTTAAATAGGAGGAATAATTATGGAAAATTTCTTACAAATGTTATCACAAATTTTTGAGGTATGTGTAATTCCTTTATTGGGAATTTTAACAGCTTACTTAGTACAGTATATCGCAACAAAGAAAGATGCTTTAATTAAACAAAATGATAATGCCTTAGCCGCAAAATATATCACAATGTTATCAAAGACAATTACTGATTGTGTAATTGCCACAAATCAAACATATGTAGATAGCTTAAAAGCTCAAGGAAAATTTGATGCCGAAGCTCAGAAAAAGGCATTTAACATGACCTTAACTGCAGTTCTTTCTATCTTGAATGACGAAGCGAAAGAATATTTGACAGCAATCTATGGTGATTTGAATACATATATTACAAAACAAATTGAAGCGGCTGTTAATAAGAATAAAACAACTATTGAACCTAAATAAAAATAAGGGGTACAGAATATATATTCTGTACCCCTTATTTTTTTTGTCTAATTTTGTAGTACAAAAAAAGATTAAAAAAGACTGGACTTTTCATATTAAGATAGTTAGTAAAAATTTTACATACTATTGAAGGAAAGAAAGAAAAATAATTTTAAGAAGGAGGATTAAAATATGTATCCTAATTACAACTACTTCCCGCAGAATCAACAACCTATTAGACAGCAACCACCAATGCAAAACCAAGGTATTTTGTACCTAAAAGGCAGGCCAGTTTCTTCCATTGAAGAGGTTAAAGCCATTCCAATAGACTTTGATGGCTCTATTTTTATTTTTCCAGATATAGCAAATAAACAAATTTATACTAAACAAATCAACTTAGATGGAACCGCATCAATTAATGTGTATGAATTAAAAATATTACAACAACCAACCGCACAGCCACAAAAGACAGATTATATAACAAGAGATGAATTTAATGAACAAATGGAAAAAATAAGAGCTATATTTGCGGGCCAGGTACCAGAGCAAGCGCCGCAAAAGACTACTCCTTCCATTCCTTCACCGCAACCAGTCAAAAAAGAAGATATTAAGTTTTAGGAGGAATTCTTATGCCAATGAATATTAACCCAATGCAATTAATTCAAATGATTAAAGGAGGCCAGAATCCTCAGCAGTTAGTAATGAATATGTTAGAGCAACAAATGCAAAATACTCCAATGGGAGCTAATCTATTGTCTTTAGCAAAGCAGAATAGAAGTGCAGATATTGAACAAATCGCTCGAAATATATGCAGTTAAAATGGTAAAGATTTTGATAAAGAATTTAATGTCTTTAAGCAAATGCTTGGGATTAAATAATATATTTTAAAAAGGAGGATATTAATATGTTCAATAACGCAACAAGTGGCTATAGTTTAGCCGACATCGCCGCAGCTACTGGAACCAATAGAAATGATAATGGATTTGGATTCGGTGGAGATGGGGGAGCCTGGTGGATTATAATTTTATTCCTTTTCTGCTTCGCAGGATGGGGAGGAAATGGAAATGGACTCTTCGGAGGAGGTTCCACAGGTTCTGGAATTACAGATAGTTATATTTTAACCTCAGATTTCGCTAACATTGAAAGAAAAATTGACAATGTAGATAGTGGACTCTGTGATGGCTTTTATGCTATGAACACAGGTATGTTGAATGGATTTGCTGGTATTCATAATAATATTACTCAGCAAACAATCGCAGACATGCAAAATGCTAATACCATTAATGCAGGTATTACCAGTTTAGGAACTCAGTTGCAACAGTGTTGCTGCCAAAACAGATATGAGGACGCTCAAAACTTTGCTCAATTAAATTATAATTTAGCAGACCAAGAGTGCTCAACTCGTAGAACAGTTTCTGATGCAACCAGAGACCTAATGGAAAATCAAAACGCTAATACCAGAAGCGTTTTAAGTGCTATCCAAGAGATGCAGACACAAGCTTTACATGATAAGATTACTGAATTAACTGCCAAAAATTCTGATCTTAGATTACAAGCCAGTCAAGCAGCTCAAAATAGCTATTTAATTAATGCTTTAAATCCAACACCTATTCCTGCATATACAGTTGCTAATCCATATTCTGGATATCATAACTGCGGATGTGGTACACTTTAATCTAAATTAGTTTAATGGTTAGAGGGTCTGCCAACCCTCTAATCTATTAAATTCCTGAAAGGAGACTATTTATGGAACTCACAAGCAATGTAGTACAAACAGTAAATGCAAATGGAAATGTTGTATTTATTACGACTCGAATCCCTGGTAATTGTTCAGTTATTCATACCGAGGGAAGCGGAAATATCAAAATGAGAGGCTTGTCTAATAATCAATGCCGCTCAAGATTCAAAGTAACTTTTACAGGCAATATTGCGGTTCCAACTGGCGGCACCGCAGGAGCTATCTCATTAACTATCACTATAGACGGTGAAGCAGTTCGCACTGCTCAGATGATTGTTACCCCTGCCGCAGTAGAGCAATATTTTAATGTAGCTTCATGTGTGTACATTGATGTACCTACTGGATGTTGTTCAACCGCTGGAGTAACTAATACTTCAGATCAAACGATTAATGTTCAAAATGCTAATCTAATCGTAGAAAGGGTGGCTTAATATGATGAAAAGACTTTGTGAAATGAAAAATTGTTTAATTAATGCGGCCCAATCTCAAATGTCCAATCTTCAGAATTGCGATGCTGAAGAATTAGGCGAAGTTATTGATATGATTAAGGATATTGAACAAGCTATTTATTATTGTACAATCACTAAAGCTATGAAAGAATCTGATGAAGAACCTCAGAGAATGTACTATAAAGAAAGTATTCGTAAGAAAAAACGTAATGTACCTATGGACTATTATGATAGATACGAAGATGAAGATGAAAGAGAATATCCAATTAAAATATACGATAGCCGTGAAGGTAAAAGCCCTGAGCGCAGACGTATGTATATGGAATCCAAAGAACTTCATCATGATCAAGCTAAAAAATTAAAAGAACTTGAAGAATATATGCAAGAACTTAATGCAGATATTCTCGAAATGATTGAGGGCGCAAGCCAAGAGGAAAAACAGTTACTTCAAAAGAAAATTGCTTTATTAGCAACTAAAATAAATGTTTAAAATTAATGGGGATAATTGGCGAGTCGTCTTTGTATCCCCATATCACCCAATGCTTAAAAAGAAAGATGGCTCTTATACTCTTGGAGCTTGCGTTGATGATACAAAGAAAATTTATATTAATAATAAACTTTCTCTCGAAAAAATTAAAAAAGTTTTATGCCATGAAATAACACATGCCGCAATGTTTAGTTATGATATTCAATTAACCTCTGACCAAGAGGAACTATTAGCCGATTTGCTCGCTATTTATGGACAAGAGGTAATTGATATAACCAATAAGATTTTTTCTAAAATAATAAATAATAGGGGATAGAATTAAATTCTATCCCCTCTTTTTTATTCTTCTTTTGGACGTTGGTCTTCTGCAAAGCCGGCTTCGACTTTCTTTTTTGCTAATGAAAATAAATGGTCGCCTTTATGATTACCACCTAACCCATTATAAGCCATATGGTCTTTATCTAATTCTTCCCATTCATCAAGAGTAATAACATGATCTTCAGCTAAAAGTTTTCTACAATTATTTCTAAATTCTTTTCCTTGCATTGATAAAACGCCTGCGGTCAAAGCTGCAATATTTTTTTCCAATGCTGAAATTTCTTTTTCAAGAACCGCATCATCAGATTTAGATTCTTCTCTGCTTGCTTCTAAAGCGTTATCAACCTTGGTATTAATTTCATCATACTTATCTTCAGAATTTTGATTCATCTTATCATGTTCTTTTTCTAAAGATTTTAATACCTGTTGATTTTCACTTTGAATCTTTTTAAGCACATTATCAAGATATTCTTTTTGTTCTCTTTGACGTTCTTCTTTTTCAAGTCTTAAATAACGTTTTATTAAAAAACCGCCGCCAGTTACAATCAAACCTAAAATAAGTTCAACCCAATACTTTAAGACAATTGATCCAATTGTTTCCAGCATAGTTAAAAGCCCTCCTTATTTTTAAACTTTTTCTCTACAAATTTTAAAAAACAAGAAGGGTTAATTCTATTAGAATGGCCAACTCATTACACATTCATTCGCATTTACGCCATTATCTGCCTCTAAAGATGCATCAGTTCTTTTTACCATATCTAAATAGAACTGAGAATTAGGATTGTTAAAGAATATTCCTGGTATATATGAAGATTGACTTACAATAGTTGGAATATATTCAGGCTTAAATAAATAATATAAATAATTAGCAAAAATATCTGCGCTCGGCAATGTTCTTCCTTCAAATTTAAAATATTTATATCCCATTGAATTATATTCTTGAATATTTTCCCAAGTCAAATTGTTTTGCTTTCCAAGAGTATCAGGGTCATTAATACCACCTTTAATTTGACATTTTGCGGTAATGCTGTATTTATGTCTACCGTATGTTAAATTAGTTTTACTGGTGTCAAGATAATGTGATTTTCTAACAGGACAATGACTATGACAAATTGCATTTGATAAAAATTCACATTTACTTCGTAATTCTTGGGGAATGTTCTTAAGCATATCCATATTTTTATTCAAATTATAATCTAAACAAACTTGATAATAATTTGGATTTTGAAGTTCTTTAAGAAATTTTTCCTTGTTTAAACATTTGGTTGTAGAACTAATATATTTAAAATCTGGATAAGTTTCTCTTAAATACTGCTCCAAAAGAGGAGAATTTACAACAACTTCATTATTACCATCTTCAAGCAGCCTCATTTGAAGATTACAAAATGGATCGTATAAATCTTCTTCTTCAATTGCGGAATTGGTAAAAATTAATCTCATAGGAATATTATAGAATTTATAAAAATCTCTAATCTTTTCAATTTCTTCTTTCGTGATTTGACGATAAAATGGAAAGTTTCTTCCGCCATCCCAAGTACAGAATGGGAAATTACCAAAGAAAGTAGCAATCTTAATTCCATCTCTGAAATATTCAGGATTTGTATCATGTAATTCTAAAATAAACTTATTTAAAGTAAAGTGTTCATAAAATCCAGGTAAATTATAATAAATCATTTTTAAGCCCTCTCTCGAATAAATTAATCATTAATGTATAGCTTTCATTTGTCTCTTCTGGAATAATGTCATCAAATAAAACATATGAGAAATCTTTTGGAATATTTTTATATTCTTCAAAGAACTCATCATCATCTTTATAAAACCTTTTAGTACATTTTCTAAATGTAGAATTACCACTATATTCCAGTATATTATGAGATTCTTCAGATAGACAATCACAATAATTCACACAATCTTTACATTTTGTAAAACTCATTAAATAAATTTTTTGAACGCCTTTTATTTTTAAATGAGCATAACGTCTTGATAAAATTATATATTTAATATTTTTACAGCTATCAATTTTGTCTTGAATTTCTTTTAAGCTATATTTTAATAAAGCATTTTGATGTAACGCAATTTGAATATTAGGATAACGTTTTACTACATAATCAATCAAATTAAAATCAGCAATTTCATAATACGCAGAATTATTATTTTCCCATTCTTCAAATAATATCTTATCAAAACGATTTAGATATTCTTTTTCATTTAGAAAGAGGTTGCCGCAATCAACAAACAACATTTTAGATGTTATTGGATAGCTACCTACACAACCAACAATATCATCATACAGCGCAAAATATCTGGTGTCAAGGGCGTTAATCCCGCCGCACATAATGTTAGACGGGAAACTGCCCTCAATGCCTTTGATTTTCACTGTATTGCTATACATATTTAAAATATTTATATTATCTTCAAAATTATAATAAATAGATGGCAATATAAAAATCATTTACTATACTCCTTTTACTCTTTACTTCTCATTATTTTACATAAAGAAGGTCTACTTTATCTTCAATATCTTTTTCAATATTTAATATTTCATCATCTGTTGGAAACTCTTGAATACTATAAAACAAATGATAAAAACTATATTGAAATCTATCCCATTCTGCAGGACTCAAGAACTTTTTATAATCAACTATAGATTTCCCAATACAAATTCCATATAATACATTATCTTGAAATAAACTAAAATCATCAAAATAAGTTTCATTTAAAAGATAAATATACTGATTTATATTGGATAAAACATCATCTTTATAATCTGTATATCTTAACTCTGGAGCGTATTCTTTCAAAAGAACTAAAAACAGTTTGTTTAAATGAACTTCTTCAATGGTATTCACATCTTCATCAAGAAAACCTTCAACGGTACTATTTTTAATTCGTTTAATTAATTTATTATTAGATGCAATAATAAAATTTTTTATATGAGTAAAATATTCCTTTTCTTTATCATCAAACATGAAATAATAAATGTAATAAATTTTTAATCTGGCTGATTCAAGTACATCATCTTCATCATCAACTTTACCAAGTCTAAAATCTAATTCATCTATTAATGCAAATTGTTTTTTAAACATAATATCTTGAGTTAAATCAAAAATAGAAACTTCTGCATTCTCATCAGTCATACAAGCATCTGTTGATAATATCTCTTGCATATTTTATGAACTCCCTTCTCTCTTTTGAGATTTTTAAATCATTTAAAACAATATCATAAACGCCATATTTTTCAGCTATATCATTAACAGTACGATACTTAGTTTTAAACATCTCACACACTTCGTCAATAGCACAAAATAATTCTTTTCTATCTTCGTATTGTGCTCCTAAACAGCCTTTCATACAAAAACTTTTAATAGGGCAGCCCGCACATTTCATAAAAGAGCGATTCTGATTAATAGTTTTAATCTTGTATGCAAGCATAGGATTCTCTCCATAAACTCCAACAATTTTAGTTTTATCTTCATTTAATTTAAGGAATCCATAAACCTTATCTGGATAACAAGTTCTGTGACAAGGTACAACTGCTAAATCTCCAACTCTAAAAATTGTACCACCTTGAATTGAACATGGCATTCTATGTTGCACTTCTGGAAGGGCTAATATATATGGCTGCACATGATTATATGTTCCAATATTCATCATTCCATCAGAGAAGTTATCTGCCATATGATATGCAAAATCAGTTAAATCTCCTTTATGAAGTGTATTTAAGTCTTTTTCTGCTACATAAAAAAGAAAATCTCTATAATTCTGTAAAGATTCTTTATCCCACTGTTCAGCATTTCTAACTTCTAACATCATTGGAACTGAATATACTTCATATCCATTCTCTTTTTTAAAAGTGGCATTATACTTAATAAGATTATCAATCCACCAATCATAATTACGTTTGTAATCTTTAACAAATTCTTTTGTAATCATAGGATGACAGGAAAAAGAATACTTCGCAATAAACTTGAAAAATTTATCATAAAATGAATCTTGTTTCGTTTGACCGTTTCTCAATCCTCTTTCAACAGATTCTAATTCTGTTGGTCCATCTACTGAAGCACTCAACCAAAAACCATTAAAATGTTTTGTATCATTTCTGACTCTATTTATCCAATATTCAACTCTTGCAGTTTTCTCTTCATCCATAAGAAAAGACATATTTGTAGGAATAACAAAATCTCTTGATGGAATATTAGGAGTATTTATTTGATGCTCATAAAAAACATCTAAGATTTCTTCCCAATAAGGAATTTGAAAAAATTCTCCTGAGAAAATATCAAAGGTTGTATATTTATATCCATTCTCATCCAACCAATCTAATAACAATGCTAAATTTCTAAGAATGTTTTCTTTTTTATTGGCTTCTGGAGGATACATTTCATTACCATATCTATATAAATAACAATACTCACATTTTTGATTGCATATAGATGTGATGATAAATTCAACAGAAGCTTCATCTTTATCATATCTAAATAAATAATTTTCTAAAAGTAAATCTTGCTGTTCTTGAAATGTCATACTATACCTCTTTCCGCCATTATTCTGTCAATTTCTTCTTCAACTACATCCATAGCTCCATTATACCACAATGGAATTTCTAATGGGTTTGATGTTATCCAAGAGCCAGTAATAATATATGAATCTTGTAAACAACATGATTTATCAACGAAAATAGCTACCGTTTTATCAATCTTACTCATATCAGTCCATTTTTCATCAATGATACCTGCTTTTGCATACTCGTATACAAACTTAACATAATCTGTATAGAAAATTTGATGAGGATATAAAATAAGATTATCAAAAGTCTTTTTAAGATTTAAGAATTGGTCTTTATCATAAATCCAAGCAGATTCATTATTTGTTTGAACATATTTTGCGGCAAGTCCATTCATGTCATTATGGTCTTTCATATTGTTATGATAATCAACATAATCATCAAACATACCTCTATGACACATAGTATATTTACCATCATGAATAGGAACTACTACATGAGAAAATGAACCACACCCTCCGCCGCAAAAGGGTTTAGAACAATCTAAACATTTCTTTTTATTAAAAGAATTATCGTCTTTTAATCTACCTAATAAAAATTCTACGCCTGGAATATATGTTTCATAGTTTGGAATCCATCCATCCAATTGTTTTATTTTTGGTGTTACTTCTTGAATTGAACGATAAATTTTTGCCACTTCAAGCCCATCTTCTTTTGTCCATTCTGCTGGAGTTGCATAATTAAAAAGACATGGTAAGAAAAACCATTTTTTAGTTTTTCTATTTTTATAATACTGATACATTTCTTTATCAAAAAATTCAAACCATTCATATGCTTTCTCTGGTGTATCTACAAAATGAAATGTAGGTTTTGAAAAAGTTGGTTTAGTATGAACAAATAAATCAATTTTAGAATCGTCAAATTCTAATTCGCATAAATCTCTAAAATTCTTTAAGAATTTTTGAGTAACTCCTTTACCTCTTCCAAAATCATTCATCTCTTCAGGTCCATCAATTGAGACCTGAAGATCAAAATGAAATTTTTTATTACCATGATAATGTTTAATAATTGCATCAAACATTTTCTTTAAAGATTCAATTTGATTTGGAAGAGTAAAATTTGTTGAAGTATCTATTTCAGTAAAGTTTGGAAAAGCATTTAAGTATTCTTCAAAATGGTCTATAAAACGTTCCAGATGAAGGAAAGGCTCTCCTCCCCATAAAGTAATATGATTAATATGTTTATCTGCTTCTGGATCTACATCATATACCTGTTTAATTTGATTTCCTTCTTCAAAATCTTTCGCAAGGTCATCATCTATTTGTTTTAAACATCCAGTAGCATCTTTACAAATATAACAATATCCGCAATTAAGATTACATAAAGCTGTAGTAAATAATGTTATATTTGTAAAATAAATTTTATCATTATTTTCTATCATTAATGACTCCTTTTACTCTTTAAATATATCTAAAAATCAACGCCTTCTACAGTATAACTACTATGAACTGTAAAGCATTTTCTATCAACATTACTAAAATTACTTGGACAAACAACATTATAATTGCCACTAAATACTCCAGAGAAATTACTTGGACAAGTATTTACACTGGCATCATTCGTAGCATGATTAACAGGACAATTAGAAGTAAAAAAGCTTGAATATCCAGTAGCATTTCCAGAATAATTGGAAGCGTTATTTCCTACGCATGAAGTACCTACGCTGGAAAAATGACTACCATTATTTCCAGAACAACTTATTGTATGCCCTGTATATTTAGTATCATTATTTGCAGTATAACCACCTTTATGAAAAGGACTTCTATTAGCATGATTCACAGTAGTTCTATTAGTGCTATTTTTTCCATTTCCAGAAAATTTAGAAGCATTATGTCCATCAAAATTACCTCTTTTAATAGCATTACCTGTTAATTGAACGTCTTTACTTCCATTTCCAGCCCAATTAAATACCCAATAAGAATAATGATGATGGTATTTTCCAGTTGCAAATCCACTTTTATTACCATTATGGACTTTTGAAAACTTAGCACTATTATCTCCAAAAGCACTAAAATTTGAACCATCATTAGATGACCATTTAGTACTAAAAAATCCACTATGAAAAGTATGATGATATCCATTTCTAAAAGCATTATTATAGCCACTTCTATTAGTAGCATTATTAGTAGTTCTATTACCACCGCAGTAGCCTTGTCTATGACCGTTAAAATATCCACTTCTATTGGAGTTATTACCAATTACATTAAAGCTTGTATTATTAGAAGTTCTATTAGTACCATTAAATCCAGATCTATTAGAACTAAAACTTCCAAAAATACCATAATTGGAACTATTAAAACCATTACGATTGCCTGAAAAATGTTCTCGACAAGCTTGTTCCATCATTCCAATACTTTTTTCAATTTGAGCCATAGATTTTTTTCCAATTGCGGAACTACCTTGAGTAACTCCAATAGGAACTAAAATTGAAACGTCATTTACGAATGAAACAGTATTTTTTGTATCTACAACACTTTTAAAAATTTCATTCATAACTTGCGCGCTGGTGATTTGAACACCAGCGCCAACGCTTCCTCGGTTAGAAATAGCAGAATATCTACCATTCCAAGTTCTAATAGCATCTAATCTTCTATAATAATCATTAATAGTAGAGGCTTGAATTGGCTTACCTGTATATTCTATTCTTGCCATTCAATCACCTCTCTTTAAAGTCTTGGGTTTGTCTGAAAAGAAATGTCTATATAATATTCTGGAGTTTCAGCGGTTTGGTCATAATCTCCTTTTGCATTTGAAATAGATGTATATTTAGTAGATTCAAAAACTATTTTTTCTCCATCTTTTATAGTTATATTGCTGATAGAATTTTCAACTTTAAAATATGGAAGAAAATCTACTAAACTAATATTATCAAAAGTATTTACTCCTTCACCATCCTCTGCGGAGATATAAGTAGTAATATATAAAGCCGCTGTAGTTTCTTTCTTACCAGAATTATCTGGCAAGTCTTTTAATTCTAAGCCCTCTGTAAAGCTTTTAATATGGCATTGTAATTCGCCATTATTTATAATTAAAGTATACATAATTTTCTCTCTCCTTTTTAAGAAATGAAAAAAAAGAGAAAATACTTTCTTTAATCAGACCAGTCATGTATCTTTTCTCTCGCTTTTTCATTAACAATATATGTCCCGATACAAATTGCGTCACACTCATCTTGGGTAGCTTTTATTCCATAAGTATCAAGAACATATTGTTGAGCATTTCTTTTTTGCTCTGGACGAGTGCGTCCTTTTATATTTAATGCGGACTTCCATACACTTGCTAAAGTTGCACTATTTGGTATTTTTAATTCTGTTACTAATTCATAAATAACTCCGAACACTTCTGCTAAAACTTTAAAAGTTTGAACATTATTAGTAACATTTCCTTGAAGTTGAATATCTTCAAAAGCTACTTCATTAATATTAAATTCTTCAATAAGTTTATTTACTTCGTTTTTAATGAAGAAAAGTCTTTCCCCAATATCTTCTTGAGTAGCATTAAATTTACCATGAGCTTCAAGTTGACCTTCATTAAAGAAGGCCCAACCTGAAATTCGACTTGCTTGGTCTAATGCAAGTAATCGACTCATTAAGCTTCTTGCAGTACTGGTTGACTTGCAGCATCTGTAGAACCAAAACCACCTTCCCGCAAATCAACTGTATTATCATCCTCAGTTTTTAAATAAGGTTTAATAATACCTTGACCAATACAGTCACCTTTCTTTAAGATAATAGGAACAGGGGAAAAATTAATCATCTGAAAAAAGATATGTCCCTCATTATCTGGATTATTATAATAATCACCATCTATAATTCCTACACTATTGGCCATTACTAACCAATATTTAAGCGGACAAGAACTACGAACTGAAAGTTCTAAGTATGTGCCAGGGTCAAGTTTAACTTTAACTCCTGTTGGAACTAATGTCGGTTTTGCTAAAGCTTGTTTTGTAAAAGCAGCAACTTTATCAAGTATCATAGGTCTTTCAAGATATTTTTCTCCAAGCTGTTTAGATAGAAGCTCTTCAAAAATACTCTGTGAAAGAGTTGAAAAATGATAATGATATGGAAGAATTACAGTATCTTCTGCTACAATAAAGTCATATCCCGCAGATTCAACAGTTTTTCTTTTAGGAAGTAAATCATTTTCACCTTTAAATTTTTTAATTAACTCAAATTTAGCCAAATTAGATTCCCTCCTCATAAGTAACATTAATATGCTGCTCTGGATCTTTTTCTGGAGTAAATTCAATTTTAGCTTTTACAAGCTGATACTCTTCAATAATCTCACCTTTAGCCTTAATATATTTAGTTGTATAACTAAAATTCGTTAATTCACCATAAGGATTTTCAGAAAGTTCATCTCTTAAAGTTAAAGCGTCTTCTACTGTTGGAACTCTAAATACTAATGTGTTGTTAATTAAATACTTATTCATAAATTAATTTACCTCGATTTCTAAATTATTTTCTCCATATGTTGTAATTTCACTTGTTCTAATTTTATCAGCAACACCATTGCAAAAGATGGTATCACCATATAAATGAATTTTATTGATATTCTCTGCCGAGCAAACCTGCGGCAAGAAGCCAGGCAAATTTGCTAAAGAAACTCGTTCTTCTTGACCATCATTATATTGGATTTTTTGATAAATAGAGAACATATCAATAAAACATACAATCTCATTACTGTTCATAAGTCACAATACCTTCATCGTAATTAAATAAATACATGCAAGTAACTACATCATTATATTTAATCCAGATTTCAATAGAAGAAGCACTACCATCTTCTAATTTATTAACATTGATAGAACGAACTGCACCAAGCGCAGTTAAGCACTCTTTAAGTCCATCCCAGAATGTTGCGAAATCTGACTCTCCGATATTCCCTTTCTTAAAGATTGTAAAATAATTAATCTCTCTACCATAAAGCATATAATAAGTAGAAGACTGTTCCATTAACCAATCACCAAAAATCTTTTCAGCACCTTCCCACTGAGAATCTTCATAATCTGGAAGTTGCTCAATAATACTTCTATTTAATTCATATAAATTAAGTTCAAGTCCCTGAGAAGTCATTTGAGCTTCTACTGGAAACCATTTTTCATTTTTATAGATAAAATAACTTTCATCTGTTTCATTATATACAATCTGGCCATCTTCTGGCTCTTTAATTTCATCTAATTCTTTATTATCTTTAATATGTTTCATTTTTAATCTCCTTATTATTTATAAGTATATAATATCATATTTTTTTTAGAAAATCAATAATCAGTTCCCTTATATAAAATTCGTTGATTAGATGAACCTCTCATAAATAAAGAAACATCTCTTTTTGTTTTATCATAAGGACCGTCAATAAGGCAATCTACTTGTTCAAGTATTGATTTAACTCTATTATTACTCATATCTAAATCTTCTAAACAATATCCTGTCCATAAATAAATTTTAGTGTCAGGAAGTTTTTCTTTAACAGAATTAATAATTAAATTAGTCAAAAATTGATTTTCTGGACAAAGAGGCTCTCCTCCCATAATACATAAATTACGATGTAATCCATTAGCAGTAATAGCTTCAATAACCTCTAAAATAGTATCATGAGTAACCTCTTTTCCGCCTTCAAAATCCCAAGTCTCTGGATTGTGGCAACCCTCACATCTATGAGGGCAACCTTGTGTAAAAAAAGTTACACTTGTTCCAGGAGCGGCAGAAAAATCATTTTTAATAATTCCTGCATAACGCATTATAATTATTCCTCCCAATCAAAAAGCTTGCGGCCGCAGATAGGGCAGTATTTAATATGTCTGATATATTCAAATCCTATTCCACCATCCCAGTCGTTTGCCATATATAAAGTATCATCTGCATCTAATTCTCTACAATATCTGCATTCTTTTGCTTGTTTTAAGTATTCTTCTTTGTCGTGCCAGGTTTTATCTGCGCCCATTCTCTTTTTCCTCCATGCTTAACACGATGCTCAACTTCATCTTGCTTACCAAGGTTAAAAGCAGTTTTATAATTTCCTGTTAAATATCCAGTAACTCTTCTAAGCTGTTGGATATGAGTGCTTCCGCAAATAGGACATCTATCATTAAATTCATCTGTGTAACCGCACTCAAGGCATGTATCGTTTGGTACATTAACTGCAAAATATGGAATGTCTTTATCCATAGCATAATTTACAATTTGCTCTAATGCTTCAAGATTATTTTTAATACCAGAATCTAACTCAACATAAGTAATACATCCCGCAGATGAATAACCAGTTAATTGAGATTCAATATCAATCTTTTCAAATGGAGACATTTCTTTCCAAACTGGAACATGAATTGAATTAGTAAAGAATTCTTTATCGCTTACATTTTCAATTACTCCATATTTTGCTTTAAAGTTCTTTAAAGCTTTATAGCAAAGGTTCTCAGCCGGAGTATAATATACTCCAAAATTAAGCTTATATTCTTCTTTAAATTCCGCACATCTATCTTTAAATAACTGTTCAATTCTTTTAGCCAGTTTCATTCCTTCTGGACTTGTATGGTCTGTACCAATAAGAATTTGAAGAGTCTCAGCGAGTCCTAACTGACCTACTGCTAAAGTTCCATGTTTCAATGCGCTTCTTATTCCTTCTTCTGGAATATATCCTTTCATTGTACCATTCTCATACATAAAGGTTGCGGCGGAAGCATCCTGAGAACAAATCCAATCAAAACGCTCAATTAACATATCTTTTGCCTGATGAATTTTTTCATCTAAAAGAGTCATAAAATATTCAACTGCAAAAGCTTCTTTTGCATCTTCGCCAGTTAAAGCATATTGAGACATAAAGTTCTGTTTAGCTTCCATTGCTAATGTAGGTAAAATAATTGTTACAGGACAAATATTTCCACGTCCATCTTTTAACTGACCGAAACCGTTAATATCGTACCCATTGGCAGTTCTGCATCCCATCGTAGAGAAGTAGGTACGAGGGTCATTGATGTCGTATCCTGCGTTTCCAGACCAGTCGACATTAGCATAATTTGGGTACAGTCTTGTGGCGGTTGAACGTAATGCGAGTTTAAATAAATCGTAATTTGGGTCTCCTTCTTCACGATTAACTCCTTTCATACACTGGAAAATTCCACAAGGGAAAATAGAAGTTTTATGAAGCTTTCCAATACCTTTAATAGATACATTTAATAAAGCTTCTGTTACCAATCTTCCTTCTGGTAAAGTACATGTACCATAATTAATAGAAGTAAAAGGTAATTGATTTCCACTTCGAGATTGTAATGTATTAAGATTGTGATACATTCCTTCTACGGCTTGATAAGTTTCTTTTGTTGTCATATCAATAGCATATTTATAAGCTGTTTCATTCCTAACGAATATATCATCATTAATAGAAGCATCAGCTTTAATCCATGCTTCTTTTGCATTAGATAAATCAAAATCTTCATAGGTTCCAGTTAATCCAAGCATCTGACCTTTTTGACAATATTTAACGCCGTCTAAGAAATGTTTATAAAAACTTCTACGAACATATGGAACCATACTCCAATCTAAGTGAGTAGCAGATACTCCTCCAAACTGCTGTAATGATTGTAACTGAAATAATACTGCCAAAAGCTGAAAAGCTGTATTAACAGATTGAGCAGGACGAACATCAGTCTGACGAGTATTAAAACCATCTCTAAGTAAATCATCTATAGGTAATGACAAACAATTATGCATTCCAACAGCATAACTATCTAAGTCATGAATATAAATCTCATTGTTTAAATGATTATCTCTTGACATTTTAGATACAATATAATCTAATGCATATTTTTTTGTCATAACTGAACTTGCTTCACCCATACGTCCACCAAAAGAATGTTCATCTACATTAGCATTTTGATTTTGAACGTTGCGGGCTTCCAATTTTTCACTATAAGTTTTAACAAAAACTGCTTCATGCTCTCTCTTTGCTTCTTGCTTATATCTATAACGAATATATGCTCTTGCAACATCTCTTCTTTCAGATTGCATTAATAAATCTTCTACACAATCCTGAATGGTTTCTACAGAAATCGTTGTCTTAGAGCGTTTAGCCATTTCTTCAATTTCAGTAGCAATATCTTCTGAAGTATCTGTCTCATAAAGGATTTTATCTACTTCAATCATTGCTCTGTTTACTGCATCAATAATTTTTTCTTTATCAAATGGGACAATATCACCATTTCGTTTTTGGACTTCTAACATATTGTATCCCTCCATCTATATTTAGTAAAAATTTTTAAGTCTTAACACTATATATGGTTTTTGTGATAGATAAATTATCCAATCCTGTTCTCCAACCGCTGTGCCGCGGCAGATACAACTTTCACATTGAAGTCCATATCTTCTCTATTTTCATTTACTATTTCATTATAATGAAAATCTAAATCAACAAAATCTTCTTTATCAGTTTTATATCTTCTAATAATTTCATCAACATTTGGATTTTCTTCTCTATTTAGCTGCCGCAATAATCGAGTCTTATCTTTGGCAGTTACATAATATACTACAAGCTCAATATTTTTATGAGCCATTAAACTATCAATTCCTTCTGGATTAAAAACTCCAATATTAACGCAATCAGAGCGCAATGAGCCAAAACCGGTTCCATAAAACCAGTCATTGAAGCAGGCAGCTTCCAGCATTTCACCTGCCAGAAGCTTTTCTGCAAATTCTTCACCAGAAATAAAATGATAATTAATTCCGTCTTTTTCTCCTTCTCTTGGAGGTCTTGTTGTAAAACTAACTATCTCGTGGAGATTATGATTAACTTTTAAAACCTCTTGCATAAGAGTATCTTTTCCGCTACCAGCTTCTCCAATAATGGCAAGAATTTTATAAGAACCTATCATACGCTTGCTTCTTCCTCTTTACCTGTTGATTCTCCTGGTGTAGTATTTTCACCTGGCTTATTTGCTTTATCTATCTCTTCCTGATACTTTCTCATTTCTTCCTGCATAATACTTTCTCTTTGGAAGAATGTGCTTAAATCAGAAACCTCATTATCATTCTCTTTTAATTTAAACAAATCTGTTAAAGTTTTGTGAAGAGCGGGAACAATCTTTGGAGCACATTCCTTACAAATATCCATGTTATGACTACACATATAACCCATAGAATTTGCATAATTAAAATTAATATTACCAGTATCTAAGTTCTCTGTAATTTCATGTCCACATAAATCACAAACTCTTTTTACTACTTGACTCATATCTTTATTCTCCTTTTTATTGATGTATTAGAGAAGATGTTAAAAAACATCTTCTCCTTGGTATCTATCACTTCTAATTTCCAAACTTCCATCTTCATTAATTTTATCAATCTTATATAATTGATGTCCATTAGAAGAAGCATATTTCTTAGAAATGAAATCATCTCCTGACCTAATGCCCATTACTATAATCATATTTCCTCGATTGAACCAAGATTTTTCTCGAACCTTTTTAGTTCCATCTTCTTGTTTTTCAGAAATCTGTTTATCAAATAATGAGAAATATTCTTTTCTAAATTTAACATTAACTACTCCAGAAGTTGTCAATATAGTTACTGTACTTTTAGTTTTATTTTTAGCAATACAAGTTCCGCAAATTTTATTCAATTTGAATATATTAATTTGCTTTGTACCTTTTGTAAATGTTCTTTCTATGATAGGTTCTTGCGGCAGTTTATCAAAATCAACAAAACCATATCTTTGAGTATCAACATGAGATAATTCATGTTCATGGTAATAGAAACATAATGCCTGCATTTCCCAAGCTGATAAAGTTCCTTGAGCATATTTATCCCAATCATCCTTAAAGATTTTTTCATTTAAGTTCTGAAGAATCTGTTCTTTTTCTTCCGCAATCCATTCTCTGAATACATCCATCCACTTCTGATATACTTTGTCCCATGCTTTCATATTTAAAGAATAACCCTCTAATAAATCATCATGTTCCATTTCAATCAAAAAGTTCATTGCTCTATCATCTATATGATAATTAGTTGTATCACCTTTAATCTTACAAACAGATTTTAAATAACGATTAAATTCATAAACTCTTCTCGCCATAATTTGCTGTTCATTTTTCTCTGGAAGAAGATTATATTTAATCAAACCTCCCATATTTTGTAATGTAATTCGTTTCTTTTTATCGCAAGTTTCCCAAATATACCAACCCATACAAATCTTGCGGTCAATCATTGTATCAAATGCTCCACCTTTAATAAGTGAAATCATTGCTTGTTTATTCGGACGTACTTTTAATAAGAAATCTTTAGGAGAAATATAAGGTCTATTCTTGATAATATCATCAATTACCGCATCACTGACATTCAATAAACCTTTCATTCCATAAAGAATCTGATTATTTTTAGCATCAGGCTTAAATCCATAATCTGAATTATTTATATCAACAAGACTCATTTTAATTCCAGTAGATATAATTTCACCCATCGCTTTTGCAATTTTTCCATAATCAGTTGAAACTGTTTTCTTTACAGAGATAGATTCAGATTCATCATCCTCTTCAATCTCTAAGTCACTGTTATCTTCAAGTGAACCACTATTTACAATTAAACATGCACAATCCCAATAAATAGGATTCCAATTTGTTGCAATATATAATGTTTGAACACCAATGAAACTATAAGCTAAAGCGTGTATACATAATTTTTTAAATTACTGACTATTTTTTACGGATGTTGTAGCGAAGTTTTGGCATACTTCTTATCCGCACACTATTTCCCAGAACGTATCAATAGTTCCAGTACTCCCGGTCTAACCCAGGATAGTCGATACAACATTTTTCTTTTAATAGATTTATTTATTATCTCTAAGAGGGTATTTATATTTTTCTTTTTTATGAGAACGACCAGAATTGATATTTTTAACGGTAGCGTAACTTTTATTCCATTTTTTAGAAATATCTTTTAATGATAATTCTGTTTCTAAAATATCTTTTATAATACCTTGAACCCAAATTTCATTTTTAGCTTTATTACTTCCTTTATCACAAAGTGGATATGTATCTTGATTACTATAAAAATATTTTCCAGTATTTATCATAGATAAAAATCCTGCAGATTTAATATTAAAATCTTCTTGAATGGATTTATATTTCTCTCCACTTTTAATTCTATCTTTTATTTCTCGAATTTCTTTTTGAGAAAAACGGCTTCGAGAATTTTTCTTTAAAGGATAATCAAATTTTTCATTAAAATAATTTGTTCCAGTATTTATATTGACTAAAAATGTTCGTTTTAATTTAGGATAATAAATTTTTTCAATATCATCATATTCTTCATCATTCATTAAACGATTTTGAATATCAATAATCTCTTCTTTTTTGAATAACTTAGATAAATTCAGTCTCTCTTCATAAGTTAAAGGTTGTCTTTTATATCCTTGACCCCCAATAGAAATATTATATCCATTTTCGTCTTTTAAAGAATGATAATATTGAATGAAAAAAATTTCTCTTTCATCAATATAATCTTGAGACTCTCCATCTGATATTTCTTCAAGAATATCAAAATTAAAATTATCCCAACCATATTTTCTTATTGCAGAATGAAATGGTAAATTATATCCAGAACTTTTTTCATTAAAAGAATCACTTCTATGACCATTTTTTCGTTTTTGAATATTATTAGTTTGCCCAATATAAATCTTACCATTCGTTTTATTTGTGAATTTATAAATATAATACATAAATATTCTCCTTTATACATGGCTATTATTCTCATGTATAAATGAAAAACACTATACCTCTATTAAAGAAATTTGTCACGAGATTTTACCCTCGTTAGCAATTAAAACTATATTTGCCAGATATATTAATGTTTTAATTACCCCACCGATAAGTGGTTAAGTGTGTAAGCGCCATTTACACAACGCTAAATGAATAACCCATCTGCGGGCCAACTCCACATTTCCATACATACTGACCAAGCTTCTCACTTGCTGCCTGTGCCAATACCTTTTCATGCAAAGCTGGAATTTTATTCATCTGCTTTTTACCAACAATCTTACGAGCCGCATTTGCTTCTCCAAGACTGAAGTGACAAATCTTATCATCCATCAACATTCTCATTAATTGTTCCTGTGAAGGCGGAACTCCATAAGAACTCTTAAAATAAGGTTCAAGAGTTTTCTGCTCTTCTTTGGTAAGACCAAATTTTGTCATTTCATCATACCATAACTGAATGTTTTGCTTAAAACGATAATATTTGTCCATCGGGCGTTCTTCTCCATCTTCGCCCATAAGTCTCATTAGACCATTCGCATCCGCCATCTCCAATACATTTTGAGGTTTTAATTTCTTTGCGACCTGCGCACCAACCTGAGAATCGAACTGGAAAGTATTAATAACAGATACTTTACCCAATGCATCCCAAATCTTCTGATCGGTTAAAGGTAAAACATTAGGATGAAAATATTTATCATAGACTTCCCGCAAACTTAATTCTGGTTCAATTTCATTGTCCTCTTGGAGTAATTGAATAGTTTGAACCAACTTATCCTGAACCTCAGTTACAAGAAAATCATATTTTGTTAATCCCATATACTCTGCATCATGTAAGTCAAACTGAGTAGTAATCTCACCTTTTGGAGTTTTCATAAAAGCACTATGCTCAAATGGGTCATCTCCAAATAAAATTACACCAGATGCATGAGAACCTCTATGGTTTACAAGACCTTCAATAGCTACAATAATATCCAATAAACCTGGATATTTATTTACTTCATTTACAAATGTCTTAACAGGCTTACGACCTTTTTCTGGATTCCCATAAACAACCTCTTTAATTGTCCATAAAAATCCTCTTTCCTCTGGAATTAATGAACTCATATACTGAGCTTCATCAACATCAATTCCTTCTGGATAATCTTCACTTCTATAACCTCTACAAGCTGTCTGAATTGCAGATTTAGTTCCTTCTGTACCGAATGTTGCTACAAGAGTACATCCAAGATTTTTCTTTGCCCATTCCATGATATTATCATAGAACATCTTTCCACGCTCTTCTTTAATTTTACGAAGAATTTCCGGACGCTTGGACGGACATATGTCGATATCAATATCACCAAGCTCAATTCTCTCTTCGTTGAGGTAACGGAAAAAAGGTAAATCCCACTCGATTGGGTCCAACTGAGTAATTCCCATAAGATAATGATTAAGTGCGGCACAACTGGAACCACGACCAGCACCTACCATTGAACCGCAATCCCAAATCATATCAATATAATGCTGAAGTGTATTTGGATAACGGAACATATTTGTTTCAAGTTTTTCACTAATAATACTTTTAACTCGTGCTTCTTCCTCAAGCTCATCAAGATAACGTCTATCATTAATTTTTTCAAGTTTTTCAAGCTGATTTAAACACTCATTTACCCAATAACGATTCTGAATATCATCATCCATTAACATCGCAGATAAATGCGGATATTGTTTAAATCCTCTTACTTTTGGATAATCTTTAACTTCTACAGATGGGATATCTTGCTTATGAAAAAGACTATAATATTCAATTTTATTCTGTAAATCTAAAGTGTTTTCAAAGATTGTATTTACATATCCATCTGGAAAACATGGAGATAATAACTCTTCTACTTCATCGCTATCCATAAGTCTGGCAAATTCATAAAAATCATCAACTTCACGTTCTCCACCTTTTGAATTAAGATATGCTTTATGAACCATTCTATCTTCTTTTGTTAAATAATGAGAGTCAGTTCCAACAACCATTTTAACATTATATGCAGTGGCAATTTTAAACAACTGAGAATTTACAGTCATTTGGTCTTCCTTATTAGATGGAGCGCATTCAATATAAAAATCATCTCCAAATAAGTTCAGAACAAAATCCATAAAATCTTGAATCTTTTTCTGAAATTCCATTGCCATTTTTTGGTCATTTACTTTTAATGCTTCTGCATATAATAAAGACCATGAAGATAATTCTCCACCAATACATGCACTTGTTGCAATTAAATGACCTTTATAATGTTTTACAATCTCAGTTAATTCATCTTTTAGAGTTGGAACTCTTTCCATACCTCTATCCATATATGAATAATACCAAGCTGTAGAACTTAACTCTCTTAATGCTTTATGACCGATTGCATCTTTAGCAATCAAAATGAAGTGATAATATTTCTGACCATGATTTCTTGTATCAGTTAAATAAATCTCATTTCCTAACCCAATCACAAAATCAGGATTTGTTTCTCTTAATTCTGTTGCAATTTTATTTATTTCAACGTGCGCACAAAGGGCTTCATGGTCAGTTATACAGATACCACTAAGTCCTAATTCGATTGCTTTATTGATTAAGTCTTTTGGGTGATTGGTTGAATCCAAAAGACGTAAGTTTGAATACTCTGTATGGTTATGACAATTAAACCATTTTTTGCTCATTTATTATCTTCCTCTATCTATACTATTCTCAATTATATAAATATTATATCACATTTTTTCAATACTGTCAAAAGGGTATTCTTTTCCTGTGATTTCACTACAGATGGTATTCCATGAATAAAACAATGGTTGATAAACTGGCGGAATCCATTCAAAAGAAGAGCAAATAATTAAAACATCTGGAGCATATTTATCATCTTCTAAATTAAAGTCTTTTAAGACGTAATCTTCTGTAACATATCTCGCGGCCTCGCTTGGATAAGGGTCAGAGTTTTCATTATGAACCCAATAAAAAGTATCAGCCATTTTCTTATCTCTTGCATATTTAACCCAATTACTCAAATCATATTTAAACATTGGGCGCATCCAGTCCGCAGACTCCATATCATATCCCAAGTCATGATGATGATCAATATTATATAAATCAATCTGTTCATCATGAGGAATTGTTTTAAGAATATCAATCACTTTATCATGGCTATTCACAAAATAAATTTCTTGATTTTGCTTTGCTGCACGTACAATATAGCGAGTTAGATAATCATAAATATATAAATTAGCAGGGATATTTGTGAGAAATGAAAATTTATCTACATAATCTTTCATTGGGTCTTCAATATCCACCATATTATTATAAAAACTAATACTTGGTTCCATAATAATATCAAAATCTATTGTAACTACATTCATATTATTTTCTCCTTACAATTACTTTTTCAGATGCTCTGGTTATTGCAGTATAAAGCCATCTTGCATGTTCCAACCTTACTCTTGGAAATGGCTCTTCAAGAACTAAAACATTATCCCATTCAGAACCTTGAGCCTTATGTCCAGTGATTCCATATCCATAAGTAAAAAATTTTGGAACTAAATCTCCAACTCTTTCACGATACTTACCAATTTTATAAATATCTCTATTATCAAGACATCTTGCTCCATGAGTAAGCATAGTTTTATCCAGATATAAATCTTTATAAATATCTCCTTCATCAGTTTCTATATCGCATTGAATGGCTTGTACTGATGGGACAGAAGCTCCAATCCAATATGGGAAATAAATAAATCTATTTTTGGGGTTCTTTAAATAGCCAATGGTACCATTAACTAAAGCGTTATGGTCATCACTAATATCTTCCCAATAATTTTGCCTACAAAGAATTTTATCTCCATCTTCTGGAAGCGGGCCTCTTCCCAACAGATTTCTTGCATAAACATTAATCTCTTCAACTGCGGCATTGGTTCCACAAATAATCTGATCAGCCCAAAGAACCATACCAGCTTCATAATCTTTTTGGTCAATTACTTGAACATTTTTTCCTTTAAATAACTCTAAAGGTTTCATTTCTCGAATGTCAATGCTAAGTCTAATAATTTCAGAATCTGCGGCCTGCCGCATAATTTCATCTAAGAAGATATGAGGGTTATCAAGTAAGTGATTATCTTGGTCTTTCTCTATTGGAGGAATCTGGAATGGGTCGCCTAAACAAATAACATACACCTTATATTTAAAAAGCTGTTGCATCATGCCTACTGGTACCATTGAAATCTCATCCACTACAATAATACTATATTCAATAGTAGATTTTGGCTTTCTAAAAAAACCTCCACCTGGTCTTGGGATATGCTCATAAAGTAATTTATGTAAAGTGCAAGCATTCTTATTTCCCTTTTTACGAAGAACTTCTGCTGCTTTACCGGTAAAAGTGGCATATGCCACTTTACTCGGATCGACATCAAGGGCCTCGATGATGAACTTCACGAGAGTGGACTTACCAGTACCTACCTTAGGCGTAGCCAGCAATCACAGTGTATTTTTCATTACTGTGAAATCTGGCTACGGCAATTTTCAAACCTTCGAGTTGTTTTTTAGTTAACTCCATAAGATTCTACTTCCTCCTTTTCTTCTAAATTTAACTCATCTAAAGACCAAAGTCCTGTATGGAATTCTTTATGACAATTAGAACATAATAGAATACATTTTTTACTTTCTTCAACGGCCTCTTTTAATTTAAAATGGTCATTACTAATAGTAAAATCTTTTTGAGATGGGTCTAAATGATGAAATTCAAGTGCTTTAAGACATTTATTATACCCACATCTTATACATTTTCCACCTCTGGCCTCTTTTATTTTTGCTAAAAAAGCTCCTCTTGTTAGTTGAACGCCTTCTGGCATACAATCATAACAACACATTCTTTGATTAGCTGCAGCACTTTTAGGAATAAATTTTTTACCACATATCGGACATTCTTTTTCTTGCAACCCTTTATTATGAGGATCTAATCCAGCTGCTTTAGCTTCAGCATATTTTTTTCGTCTTGCAGCATTCATACATTCATTACTACAATATTTTTTAGTTGATTTCTGTGCTTCAAATTCTTTTCCGCACACTGTACAGATTACTTTCATTTCATAAATTCTCCTTTTTAATAATATATTTTATTTCTTATATATTATTAAAATTTTTAAATAATACTTTCGTTAGTTTTGTCCTAACTTTTTTCTCTTTCCGCGTATCTAACCATTTATTTCATTACTCTCTTTCATATACATTAATCTGATCATTTGCTGTTTAAATGGCGTTGGAATCCTATGATAACGCCAATATAAACATACTCGCTCTTTTTTAAATCCCATTATCTTAAAATTTCCATTCCATAAATATGAACTTTTCATATATGTTTTCATGGAAATTGAGAATATATCGCTTTTAGTTAATTTAAAAGCTCTAATTGAGTTATTTTCTGTTTGAACGAAGTGGGTGGTCTTCTGCATGGGCTTCTAATATCTCCTCTAATACTTTATAAAAATGCATACACTGTCCATCTTCCCAATGTTTGCGGGAAAAATTTCTACCTTCTCTTAAAGCTTCTTTTTCTTTATATTCACCAAGCTCTTTAATAGCCATAGCATATCGAAAATATAAGCTATCAAAAGCAAAATTGATTCTTTCAAGTAAAATTTTATTTAACTGGTCTTTATTAATTACTGTTACATCTAATTTATTTTTTAATTCTTCAGCTTCTCTTATCATAATATATACCATCCCTTTTGATTATATAAATATTATACCATTTTTTAAGTAAAAAATCAATATAAGGCATTTTTGGTGAAAAATTTCTAAGACCACTTTTTATTTTGGATTACGGTTGTTAGGACCCATCACCGCCGGAAGACCTGCTATTCTCGCATATGGGTACAAAAATATGGCGTACATTATATACGCCATATAATTTTAAAAATAATATTTAGTCTCTCCTGTGATTTCATAATCACTAACTTTAATCTGAGGAGTTATACGACCATTCCACTCATTAATTGCACAAGTTCCTATAACTGTAATATTTTTACTACCAGTAGCATTAGCAGGAAGTAATGAATCAAATTCTTCATCAGTAATTCTGAACTTAATTAAACTTGTTCCATTAGGTAAAGTGATTTTAAATGAAGGACATCTGCCACCTTTTCCCATATAAGATAAATTATCTTTGGTTACTTTAACATTTTTAATTACGACAATTGGTTCCGCAAGTTCTTGTCCCCAAATAGTATTTAATTCAGCTAAATCAATAATATCATTTGCCTTAAAGTCATTTGCATCCCAGATAAAATCAACTTTCTGACATGGAGTAAATGAGCATTCTTTTAAAGCTTCATTTGAATACTGAATAAAATCACTAAACTTATCTTCTGGGATAGCTGCACCGAACGCATTAGGATGACCTTCTGCAAGACTGGCATAACCACTATCTCGAATAAATGTTCTTAAATCATTAAAATTAGAAGTTTCATAACTTCTACCAGAACCCTCTAAGCTAATACTACCATCCTCTTGTGGATGTTCCATGAGAATAAGAAATGGATGATTATATTTAGCCATTAACTGATTTGCAATAAGTCCAGTTAAGTTTTTATTTATTGCTCCAGCAGCAAGCTTAACTGCGATAATTTTATTTTCTTCAAGAGATTTATCTTTTATAATTCCTTCAATCGTTTGGAGGCTTGCATCAATGGCTTTAGATTGATTACGTTTAATATTTGTGCAATTGCGGCAAGCCTGCTCTACACGAGTTTCAAACTGACCTTTACATCCTCTTTTAGTAGAAGGAATTTGGTCATAAGCTTTAAAATCTAACATAGATTCAAAAAGCATAAGTTTCTCATTTGCAGAACCCATACGAATAGTTCCATTTATCTGCGGTGCAATATAAAAACTAACTGCAAATGGACACAATCCACCTGCTCTGCTAATGGAATAATCTTGCACTTTTACCATTTCTTTAAAGAATGGATTTTCAACAGATGCTAAACCAAGATTAATAATTTCTCTTGTTTCAAAATCTCGAATATCCATCATATCTGCAATGATTCCAAGTGCTGCTAAATCAAGATAATAACTTGCCCAATCTGTTCCCATGATTGAATCAAAATAAGAACAAAATTTATAAACCATACCTACACCAGATAAAGACTTAGTTGGATAATCACATAATTGATTATTTATTACACAGGCATCTTCTGAAACTTTTTCCGCTTCATGGTGGTCAATAACTAATACATCAATTCCAAGTTCTTTAAGCTTTTTATGTACTTCATAATTATTACTTGACGAATCTGGTGCAATAATTAATTTATAATCTTCATGTATAAAATCTGGAATAAATTCTTCATAAAGTCCGTGTTGTTTACCAGAATGTAGTCCATATGAAATTTTTGTCTGAGTATATCCTGGAAATAATCGGTTTAAATAATTAATAAGGAATGCCGCAGATGTAAAACCATCACAGTCACTATCTACTTGAATATAAATCTTATCCTGTTGGCTAATATGTCTTGCCAACATTCTAACTCCTTCATCTATATTCATAATTAAACCAGGGTCTAAAATATCTTTTTCAGTTGTATTAAGATAATGAGGAATGTCTTTTGGGTCTACTCCTCGTATTGCAAATACCCGCTCTACCACTGTATATTCATTTTTAATTGGGAGCAATGGTGTTTTAAGTTGATAATCCATATTTGATTTCAACCTCCTTTCATTTTGCTCATCACACTCCCTTATCATCAAAGTTAATTTTATTTACTGAACTAACTTCTTTTCCATATCCAGCTTTTTCTTCAAGGGATTTTTTCATTTCATTTAACATACCTACAAATTCATTAAATTCCCAATAATCTTGAAAAGTAAAACTAATCATATTTGCATCAATAATATCTAAGACTTCCCTATGCGCCCGAGAAAATTTACATCTGGCGCCATATCTATCTCCATGAATAGGCACTTCTATACTAAATCCTGCATAATCCCTTAATGGATATTTATTAGGGTTAAAAGGTTCATCTACTATCATAATAAAATCCTTTCTTTAAATAATATAAGAAATTTTTCAGATCCTTCATCTATTGGACTTGCTTTATATCCAGTAATCATATTCTTATCAAATATAAAACTAATATTTACATCATTCTTATATTTATCATTAATTCTTGTAAGATTTCTTGTTAAGTGTTTAAATTCTTTATCTCCAATTTCTTGAAACTGCCTATCAAAAGCAATAATAATTTCTTTTGCCCCAGCATCTTTCAATAATTGAATTTGCCTTGCGGACAAGCTTGAACCGCAACAAGCAACTGAAATATTATTGCCCCAACCAAAATAACTTGCATACATTAATACAGATTTTTCAGATTCAAAAACAATAGCTTTTCCCATTGTTTTAATATTATCTTTACTCCAGTTTAAACCATATAAATTCATTCCAAGAGGATGATTATATAATAGTTTATTAACTCGCATAGGTCTATATTTTCCATATATCTCAGCTTCGTCCGCAATTAAAGTTCGACCTCTTAAACCAATAAACCTACCATTAACATCGAAATGTGGAATTGTAATTTGGTCTGCTCCTGGATAATAACCTATCTGAGCAAGTTTCATAACTTCATTAGTTATTCCCTCTTTTACCCAAGGCATAATAAGAACATTATAATTAAATCGTGTTAAAATATCTGTATTAAATTCTTTTAATTCTATCTTATTTTCTCTTAACTCTATTTCTTTTATTTTTTCATAATTCGCTAAAAGTTTCCAATCTTCAATTTTATCATCAGATTCAGAACCATCTTCATTTTTTCCTGCGATACCGAATCTTCTTGCAATCCAACGCACCGCATCATTTAAGTCATATTCTTCTGACCATTGAATCTTAGCAACTTTTCTGGTTAATTCAAAAATATCAAAATAACTATCACAACCAGTATAACATCTAAATAAACCTGAATTATTATAATAATACAGTTTACGACTTCCTTCTCCTGGTTCATTATGACATATAGTAGAAGAGAGGATTCCAAAGCTAGTATACTCTGGGTCTCCTCCCCACTCCTGCAATAACTCAAATATATTTTCTAATTCTAAGACTTCTCTAATTTCACTCTTATCATAATTAATCATTTACTTTTCACTTTCTGGCCAAAAGAATGTTAAATCTGTTATTGCGGTCAAATCTATTCCAATTTGTTCTTCAAACTCTTTCATTGGACCAGTTATCTTATATTCATCTGCTGACAGAGTTAATTTTCTGCCAGCAACGAATTTATCCTGTCCCATAAGTCGAAAAATTGTTATTTCTTGCTTATCCATAATATTAACCTGGGATAACTCTTACGCAAGTTCCAAGCAATCCAAACTGCTCATTTACCCAATTGCAAAGATATACCTGAGCCTCGCCGCCATCTTTCTTACACTCTTTAAGAATATCCTCATACATAGGGATAGGCATTTTATACTCAAACTGCATACCAGCTCTAATTTCTTTTGGAGCTACATACTGACGAGCAACTTTTGCTACTCTACTTTCTTTCTTCTTAGTTTTCTTCTTTGTAAAATTGTTTACCTTATAATTTTTCTTACTGTAATTTTTTTCACTCTTCATCATCATCGTCCCAAGCGCCTTTCTCTACAATAATTTTTATATCATCCATGTTAATAAGTTCATAATCATATGTAGTACAGAACATAGGCTGGATTCTACAAGTACCTAAATCCGCTTTACACCACATAATAATTCCTTTATATCTACCACGTCTATTTTTATAAACAGACATTTTAATAGTAGGCTTTTCAAAGATATTTGAAGAAAGAATTGAATCAAGAGCATCAATATCTTCTTCTTTAACACTTAATAAAATTGAACCATAATCAATCTTATCAGCAATAGATTTTGCACCACGAAGTAAATTTTGGTCAGGAGTTTTTGCTTCTTGATAATCTCCATTTAACTGCGTTGCAGACATAATAAAGACTCCATACTGATTGCAAATATCTTTTAATTTATTCGATAACATAAACAAAATATTATCTTCACGAAGTTTAACTCCACCACTTCTTTTTGTGATTTCTTCCAAAATTTTCAAACTGGTATGAATATAATCGTGAAAAATATACTTAACATCATGGTCACGAATATTTTTCTTAATTACATTTTCAACATCTTTTAATGAAAAATCTGGTAATTCTTCAACATATAATGGACTACTTTCAAGAATTTCTCCAGCTTTAATAACTCGCTCTTCTTCATCGCCTTCATATTCACCATTAATGATATGCTCTTCATTTACATTGGAAAGAAAAGCTAACATCATTGTTTGGATTTCTTCAAGTTCCTGCTCTGTTGTAATAAATAAAGTTGGTTCAGATGTACCATTTTTAATCCATCCAAAAGACTCATCATATATTTTATTACAAGCTATATTACAAGCGTCCGCAATCATTGAACGAGTCTTACCTATACCAGTTGCTGCAGAACGTAAATAGAATTTCTTTAATCTTGCTCCACGAGTAACTGTATTTACTAACCTTCCATAAAGAGGTACTCCTACTTCTGGATGGTCTTTAAATTTCTGAATTAATTGTAAAACACCTTTTCCAGCTTGAATAGCCTCTCCAGTAGTATCATCAACATATTTTAAACGAATATCACTTATCTTGCGGTCAACCCTATCCGCAATTTCCTCTAAAGAAGAATTATCTAAAAGGTCTTCTTGAAGTTGTTTCTTTTTGATATCTAAGATATTATCTGGGTCATAGATATCAGAAACATCTACTCCATAATTATCATACGCTCTTAATAATGTCATCTTCTTCAATCTATTATAATAGAAATCAAAAGACAACTGAGATGCGACATCAGCTACTTTTAATAACCATTTATCACCATCATTTTTCTTATATATTGCCGCAGATTTTGGTCTTGAACTTAAAAAATCAGCTAAGTTCTCTAATGTGATAGTTTTTGCTCCAAGTTCATAAATTTTATAAATAGCACCAAATACAGTTCGATGGAATTCATCTGGAAAATCTTCATCTGTAATAGTGTATTTATCTTCAAACTCCAAAATCTGAGGATTATTATAAACACATCCAATTACCTGCATTATTGCAGTCACATCGACATACTTACTCGCCACTTTCAGCTTCCTCCTCGTCTAAAAATGCAAATAATCTCCGTTTTCTCAAATTCCTTTTTGGGGGTTCGATTTTTATAACTTTTTCTTTTGAAACAAATTCTTGAACATCTTTATCCTGATTTTTTTGATTCGCTTCCCAAATGGAATAATAATAATTAAAAGCATCTTTATAAACATAAGGAACGATACCTATGCCGCCATTTGCTTTTTCTGTAGAATTACCTTTTATCTCATAAAAATAAACTAAAGCTTTTCTAATTCCCGAATAAGTATATTGGTATTGTTCAATGTATGTATTTATTTGTTTTCTAACTCTTGGAGTTATAAAGTCATCGCCCAACAATTTAATGATATATTCTTCTAAAGCTATTTTATCAGCTTCTTCTTGCTTTAATCGACTTTGCTCTTTACTTGCACATTCAGTATGAGCATATCTTCTTGGTGAGACTTGAACAAAAGAATATTTATCTCTATCAAACGTTTGATGACAATATATACATTTTACTTTATGTGCCAAATATTCTTACTCCTTTCTCCCAATCTATAATAATATTATATCATTTTTCAATAAAAAAGTCAATCCAAGGATATAACTTGGATTGACTTTAAGATTATATATCTTAGCTATGCATTAATTCATCTTCAATCTCAGTTACAATTAAGTTAATCATCTCAACTTGCTCTGGAGTTGCATCCGCAATCTTACGACCTTTACCAAGATATTTCTCAATAATCTTTGTAATCTTAGGTCCATTAGCTTCAGAAGTTTGCATTAAATTACCAACTAACTCCTGGAACTTATTCATTAATGCATCATAATCTAATTCCTCTTTTTCAACAGGTTTTTCACGCTCTTCAGTAACATACTGATTACCATGCTCAAGAGCTTCTTTATCAATAGCTTTATGAATCTCTTCTACAAGATTATCATAACTCATTGGAAACTCACTTGCGATATATTTAAAACGACCACCACAACTAATAGAATCATCTGGACAACGAAGTGTTAATACAGACATTTCATTCTTATTAGACTGATGAGCATATCCATAAATATCAGCCATACCTTCAATAACCTGTCTTGTTGAATTACTAAGCGCAGGACGAATTACAATTCTTTCTGTTCCATCATCATTTGTAATTGTCTGCTCTTTGTGGTGACCGATGAAAAATACTGCGTATCCTAACTGAGTTAAACCTCTAAATACATCATTAAATTCATCTTTAAAAGCAGTCCAACCTTTTCCATAACCAAGGTCTCCAAGAGCCTCAATACCTTTTTGCTGACAGATATATTTCTGACAGAAATCAGAAGCAATATCAATAGTATCAACAACTACGGCATCAAAATTAGCCTTAACTTCTGGCTTTTTAAGCTCTCTCATAACCTGTTTCATATCTCCCCAAGAAGTAACATCCTGAGCGATTACGCCAGGTAATGCATTATATCCACGTTCAAAAGCGAGTAAAAGTGTTTTTGGCATCTGAACTGCTAAAGTTGTTTTTCCTGTTTTAGGAGCCCCATAAATATAAGTGATATACCCACTTAAATCTTTACTGACTTTATGTGGCTCAATATTTAATAAATTAATTCCCATTCTTTTCTCCTTCTTGCGGCATTGGCATCCGACCACCCGCAATTTTTATTTTAATTAATTCTTACAACATCTTTTAAAATTTCACAATTAGGATTTGCACTGTCACCATTATAAAATTCATTTTGTATATAAATATCTTCTTTTGATATAATTCCCATATCATTTACTACAATCGCATCTTTTGGATACGACTGTAATAAAATAATTAATTCAGAAACTGTCATTAGAAGTTAAATGCGCCGCCGCCCTTTGCAGGAGTTGCAGAAGCTGGAGCAGCTGCCTGTCCTTTAGAAGCTTTATACTCATCCTGACGTTTCTTCACATCAGCAAGATAAACTTCTCTGTTTGCAAGAGCCTCTGTCAGCTCTGCTGCAGTAATTGTGCTTGCATCATCCCATACATATGGATCTGGAAGAGCCCAAGTGATAACCCAATCTTTTCTATTAGACTGAACTGTTCTTACATAAGGTTCACCAAATGCAGACTCTTCAGTAATTGTACGAGTAATTACCTCAGATACCTGACGACCTTTTACTTTTGTAAATACAGGTTCTTTTGCAGATGCACCAAGTCCCTCAAAATAAGAAATAGCTCCTGGATTAATTGCTGAAAATTCAACAGGAAGAACTGCACCTCTAAAATCAAAAATCGCACCTTTGATAATAGCTTTCTCAGGAGTATTCTGTTCTTCATTCGCATCAATAGTTCTTACATTTGTAATAAGAATATCAGCTTCAAAAGTATTTCTCATTTTCTCGTCTTCGTTCAAATCAACGCAAGTATGAACGAATCCGCCCTCATTTCTTTTAATAGAAACAAGTTTCTCTTCACCATTTTTATCAGAGTAAAACTCATTTAAACCAACTGCAGAATCAACACGAACTTTTGCGGCATTCTCTTTGCCATGTTCCATTACAGAGCCAAGTTCTCCATTGATAATCTGATTAAGAATACCAAATGTTGCATTTGTATTTCCTTTTGCAGTTGTTGCTGTTACATATGTAAAATGAACAGGTACAATATTTGTCATATCATTATCAGTGGCAATACTAAGATTACCCATGATAAATTTAGTTCCTGGATGTTTTGAATTTGCACCAGACTCTCTTAATTGTAAGTCATGCTCATAAATAAACCCTTCAATGTGGCTTCTATTAACCATACTCTTCATATTATTCTATTCTCCTTAATTATATTTATTCTTTTTATTTAATTAATCATTAATATTAACTGTTTTTCCATTATCTGTTAAAGCATAGACAACTGGGTCTGACCCAATCTTCTCAACATAGCCATCTTTAACAAGTTTCTGAATTGCACCAGATACAGTTCTTGAAGAAACAAACATTCCTTCCGCAATATCTTTTGCTTTACCCATTGGCATATCAGAAACATGCTCCTGCATATATTTTAAAATCATTTTTCCATTATCAGTAAACAATGGTTTATCAGAAGTACCTTTTCCTTTAAAAGCCTCCCAATAAGCAATTACATCTGGGTCAATATCTGCCATATCTAAATCTGCAAATAATGAATCTATACATTCAATAAATTTTTCTTTTTTACTCATTCTCTTTAACTCGCTTTCATCTTTCATCTTATAAGTATATTATAACATTTTTTTAAATAAAAATCAATACTGTTTTACTTACTTTCTGTTGTATTGTTATCTATAAAGATAAAATCATCAGAATAAGGTAAAGAATGAGCAAATTTAATAAAACTTTCATTGATAAACTCTTCGCCATCTCCAGACCATTCTGTAAGTTTATGGTGGCCTCTCTGATGAACCATAGCCAAAACGTTTTCATAATTCATTGTGACAGTTCTTGTCTGAAGCCAAGACTCTGGTAACCAACGAACAAGTTCTTTCCAATAGCGTTTATCTTTAGTTTGTAAATAAGCAAGTCTAAGCTCTTCTAATCTATCAATAAGGTCATCAACAAACATATCCATATGCCAATGGTCAGTAAAACCATTTTCTCCCGCAAGAGATTGGTCTGTAAAATCAACAGATAAATCTTGGTCATAATCATCAATTTCAAAACAATCTTTTGTGATTGGCTTGCTCGTAAGTTTATGCATTGTAGAAGTAGAATTAGCTGTAGTACCTACTTTATAAGTATCAAATTCTTTGAACCAGAAAAGTGGGGCTGTAATGTCAACTGTTACCATAATTTGTCTTAAAAATTTTCTATGCTCGGAACCGCCATGAATAAGAGCCTTAGCAAGCTTCATATCATTTGGACCAATAAAAGCGACATTGGCTAACTGATGGTCAAAATTAATTTCAAGAATACCATTGTTTAAAAGCCATCTATCATATTCTTCTTGAGCCATAAGAGCCTCATTATCTGTATCAGATGGATAATTAGGAAATTTCTTCTGAACCCACTCTTCAGCAACTTCATAATCATGCTCATCATCATCTATATTAATAAGTCCAAAATAGCTATCGCTTAAATTCCAAGAATTTTTTGGATTTCTCATTCCTCTTAAAGCATTTTCAAAATTATAAACTTTTATATTTTCAAATTTCATTCTTTATTTACCTCTGGTTTTTGTATCATAACTAATTGAATATGGTTTCATATCTTCTGCTTTAATTGATAAACTTCCAGTAGTAGTTGTTACTGTTGGTGTACTAATTTTAGTATTATTAGTAACATCTGGATTATTTAACAAAGTTACATTACCATTTGACACAGTTGTCCAATAGTAAGGATTTGGACGATTAGGATAAGTTGGTATAGGTCTATCTCCTTCATGATAACCTTCCCAATAAGCTTCATTTAAAAGTTCTTGAAGCTCTTTCTGCGTTAAAGTAATATAACCTTTTTGATCAGTTGTAAATACTTTAATCTTCATTTGATACTGTAAATCCTTTCAACTTAAAATGATTTTTCATTAATATATAATAAGAAAATTGTTCAATATTATCAACAAAGACCTCTTTAGCCGTGTCAGATTTATCTCCTGCGGTAATAGCCTCTTGATAACTCATAAAATCAATTCCAGTTATTCCATAAGAATAAGCTCTTTCTCTCATATCTTGCGGACACTGGCAAATAATCGGAACACCGGCTTCTTTTGCAAGTAAAAATAATCGAGAAGTTTTTCCTGTTCCTCGTCCATCAATAATTCTATACATAACAATTTTCTCCTTTATTTTATACTATAACCAAATTCTTTTGCTTTAAAAAAATCTTGCCAATAATCTTCTCTATCATTTAATTGAGATTTTGTACATTCTTCAATAATTTCAAATGAAAAATTTTCAACTCCAACAGCCTGCATAATTGGATAAAGCTTATTGCGGGTCGGAGTATCTGCGCCCAATCCACGCTTAATATGCTGTTTCCAACGTTCAGCAATATTCGTACTCTGTCCGACATAACACATATTATTTTGTAAATTTGTGATTTTATAAATGCCGCAATGAACACCAGAACCAATTACTCTACCAATTAAATCAGTATAAGGTTTTTCATAATATGTTTTCCATATAACCTTATTAACAGGTTCAGGATTTCTAAAATGAGAAATAATTTTCCTTAATTCACAAATTTCATCTAAATCATCTTGAGTTAAATTTAATTTGTAAAAATCAGTTTTATTCTTATTCTCTTCATTGCGCTTATCATAAGCTACTGCGGCCTCTACCTTATGCCGCAAATCTTCTAACTGAGATTCTTCAAATTGAATTTTTTCATTTAATTTCTTTATCTTTTGGATACTTTCTTGCTCTTTGTCCAAATAATCCTGTACTAAATCTTTAGCCAATTCTTCATAACTATCTTCTAAGCTGTGTTTGGTGTCCATGAAAATAGCATGAATTTCTTCTGTATCAGTGTGAAATTTCTGTTTATAAAAATCAAGCATTTGTTGATAATATTTCTTCGCACTTTCTTCTGAAGTCTTATACTCTTTATCAACATCTTGTTTTAATCGTTTATATTCTTGCAATTTTTGTTCATATTGTTCTTTTAAGTAATCCGTTCTTTGCTCCATCGCTTGTAACTCAAATTGAACGGCTTTATTTTTTTCGAGAATTTCTTTATCTTCCTCTTGAGTAACTTTGACTTTTGGTTGCATAAACAGATATACTAACCCAGCCCCCAATATAAGACAAAAAATTGCTATAATTGCAGTAATCATATTTTGTTAAAAAAAGAGATAAGTGTTACCTTATCTCTTTTAATTTATATTACAAAAATAATTTAATTACTCAGCTTCATCTTCAGCGTCTGGGTCGAAGCTCATGCCAGCTGGTGTAAGAGACAAGAACTTAACTGCCTTATGACTTCCGTCCTCAAGCTCAATTTCTGCAGGAGTACGAACTCCAAGACCTTTTCTCTGAATAGCGGAAGTAAAGATTCCGTCTACACGTTTCTTCTCAATTCCGAGTGCCTCTGCTACATCTGCTGCTGTAACCTTTGCATCTCCGATAGTCTTTAAATACTCAAATACTTTACGTGAATTTTCTTTCATTTTTGCCATAATAACAAATCTCCTTTAATTAAATAATTTTATTGTTTGTGTAATTTTTCTAAGCTCTCTTAGCTTATGTAATTATTATATCAAAAAAATATTTTTAAGTCAAGAATTATTTTTCTAAAATTTTCTGAACCATCTCATCGACGCGTTCCATTTCCTCTAAAGAGGAGAGTTTACTGGATAAAGCAATTATTGTATCCATCGCATACGTTCTTTCCTTTTGATCAGTGGAATTCTGAATAGTTAATTCAGCCTTTGCGATTTGTTTAGCCAAATTCTTGATTTCTTTCTTATTCATATTTTTTTTCTATCCTTATCTTTATTACAATTTAATTATAACATTTTTTTTAAATTAAGTCAAAAACTTTTTTACGAAATCCTGTTCCGAAAGAATAGGAATTTCAAGCTTTTTAGCTGCTAAGTTTTTAGAAGATGTTGAATTTACATCATTGTTAATAAGATACTTTACATTCTTACTAATAGAACCTACTACTTTACCACCAGCAGATTCAATAGCAGATTGTAACGCCGCACGATTTTTAAACATAGTTAATTTACCTGTAATAACTACAGTAATACCATCAAGAGTCTGCGCCGCAGATTCTTCAACTTTTTCTACTTCTGGAATAGAAATATAATTATTATAAATTTTATCTGCTTCAGAATAATCGAACTTCCAAATAGCTAAAGTCTTACTATCTGCAAAGCCTTCAAATTGAGCAAAATCAAATCTATTATCAACTTTATCCCTAAAATCAGAATATGACTTAATATATTTTGTGAGTTCTTTCGCTACACTGTTTCCAATTAAGGGAATACCAAGAGCTGCAATAAATTTATCCAAAGATACCTCTTTAGATTTTTCTATTGCGTTTAGAATATTATCAACAGATTTTACACCAAAACCTGGTTTCTTAATCCACTCTTCTCTGTACTGTTTTAATTCAAAAATATCTCCAATAGAACTAATCCAGCCCCAATCAATCAGTTTTTCAATAGTAGCCTTTGAAACACCTTTTATATCTAAACCTTTTTTGCCTGCAAAATGGTCTAATCTTGTAGACAATTTTCCTTCACAGTTTGGATTTGGACAATATACATTTTCTACGCCAGAATCAGATTCTTTAATAGTCAATGGTTCATCACAACATGAACATCTTAATGGCATACGAATACGATATTTAGCTTCAATATGTTCAGGATGTTCTGCCCATGTAACCTGCGGAATAATCATATTCATTTTTGCGACTTTAATTTTTTGTCCTCTAAAAGGAGCTTTTAAAACTTCTTTTAAAACACTCAGATTATGCAAACTTGCCCTTGAAATAGTAGAACCATCTGCTTCAACTGATTCAAAAATGGCTACAGGTGTATATACACCAGTTCTGCCCATACTCCATTCAATACCATCAAGAGTAGTTTCATATTCTTCATCATAAAACTTAAAAGCATATGCCGCACGAACATGATGAATAGTTTCTCCTAAACTTTGACCATATGCAATATCATCAAATCTTCCAACTAATCCATCTATTGGATAACCAAGAGTCTTAGCTAATTCTATAAGATATTCTCTCGCATCCCAGTCAAAACTTGGAGTAAACGGAACGATAGTAAAACCTAAATCTCTTGCAAATTCAAGTTTTCTCATAAAAGAATTTTCTTCATCAAATCCTTTTATAACATTCCAAGCTACAAAAGTTAAGTTACGCTTTTTACATTCATTTGCGTCCAAAAGACGAATACTTCCAGATGCAAAATTACGAGGATTTTTATATTCATCTTCAAATGGCTTAAAATCCTTATATGTACAAATTACTTCACCATCAATTATAAATTCATCTTTATAATCAATAGTTTGCGGGATAGACCTTAATGTACGGGCATTATGAAGAATGTCCTCGCCAATGATTCCGTCTCCACGGGTTTCCGCAGATACAAGTTTACCATCAACGTATTTTAAACTACAAGTTAATCCGTCCATTTTCAACATTCCACAAACATCTTTAAATGGACTAAGATTAGCAAAATAGTTAATAAATTCATCCCAGTCTTTAGTTTTATCCAAAGATAGCATTTTATGATTATGTTTAACTTTCTGTAACTCAGATATTACTTCATATGAAATACTATTCGTAGGAGAATTAGGAAGAACAATACCTGTTTCTTTTTCCATCTTTTTTAATTTAAAATATAATTCATCCCACTCTTTATCTGATACTTCTGGATGACCTTCATCATATGCTTTTGTCCAATTATTTAAAGTTTGAATAATATTATTCATTTCATTCATTTATATATTCTCCTTTTGGAAAAGATAAGTGGGAAATAAATCCCACTTAAATCTTTGTCACAGAAGTAATTTCACCGTTTTTAATTAACTGATTACCTGTTGCAATTCTGCTTGCAAGAGGAATATCTTTTGCGGAAATACAAATTGAACTTAATTTGCCAACAACAAGAATATTATCCTCATCCGCAACTAAAGCACCAGAAATAACTGTTCCTGTTTCTTCTGTTGGCTTATAAATAATTAAGCCTTTTCCCGCACGTTTCTGAAGAACTAATTCATCCATTTCAATCTTCTTTCCAAGACCTTTAGATGAAAAGATTGCGATGTAATCTGTCTTATTACGAACTGGTAATGCCGCAACTACAAAATCATCTTTCTTTAAAGTGATTCCTTTAACGCCGGCTGTTGCTCTACCAGAAGCTGAAATTTCTCCAGAATTAATCTTAATTCCCATACCATTAGAGGTTAAAAGAACTAAATCTTCATCTTTAACAAGATTTACAGATACTAATGTATCATCTTCTTTAAGATTAATAGCAATAATTCCAGTCTTTTTCTTTGTATTTGTATATTCCTCTAATGAGGTTTTCTTTGTAATTCCGTTTTTTGTTACAAATAATAAATATTTCGCATCAGTATCTCTATAAATAGAATAAATTAAATTAGGTTCTTCATCAGTATCCATCGCAATTAAAGATTTAATTGACTGACCTTTAGATACATTTGTACCTACTGGAATATCATTTACAAGGATACGATACATTTTTCCTTTTGTTGTAAATACCATCAGAGAATCAATAGTATTTGTGCGGATGGTGGTTTTAACAACATCACCCTGTGTTTTAATACCTTTTCCGTTTCTTCTCTGAGTTCTGAAACTTGTAGAAGGAATACGTTTAATTAAACCATCTTCTGTCATTACAACAACACATTTTTCTGGTTCTACATATTCAATCTCTTTTTCTTCTTTTGTGATATTTACCTGTGTGATTGTAGTTCTACGAGCATCTCCATATGAGGTTTTAATCTCTGTAAAGTTCTTTTTCATTTCTGGAACTGGATTTAAAAGAATCTGATTTAATTCGCCTTCTTTAATTAATAAAGAATCTTTTTCATTCCTTATTTCAACAGACTCTAATTTTGCTAAACGAGATAATTTCATATCTAAGATTGCTTTAGACTGTGCCTCGCTAAGATTATATTTATTCATAAGAACAACTTTAGCTTCAGCCGCACTTGAAGACTTTTTAATGAGTGAAATGATATTATCAATATCCTCTAAAGCAATAAGCAATCCTTCAAGAATATGAATTTTAGCCTGAACTTTTTCAATATCAAATTTAGTTTTTCTTAAAAGAACATCTTTTTGATGCTCAATATAGTTTTCTAATAATTGTTTGATATTAAGAAGTCTTGGCTTTTTGTCAACCAGTGCAACTTGGTTGAATGAATACGTACTTTCAAGTCTTGTGGACTTAAAAAGTTTTGCAATAATTGGAGCTGTTGACACTCCTTTTCCCAATTCAATAACAAACCTGACACCTTTTTGGTTTGATTCATCGCGAATCGTTGTAATGCCATTAATCTCACCTTGTTCGCAAAGGTTGTCAATTTCAACAATTAAATCCTCCTTTGAAACCTTATAAGGCATTGAAGTAAAAACAATGCTATCTCCACTTTTGGAAGATTCGATTGTATATTCACCTCTTAATCTTGCACGACCTTTTCCTGTAAGATAAGCTGTTTCAAGTTCATCTTTATTAATAAGTAATCCACCTGTTGGAAAATCTGGACCTTTAATATAATTTAAAAGCTCTCTAATGTCGCATTCTGGATTTTCCAAAAGATGAATAGCTGCATCCATAACTTCTGATAAATTATGTGGTGCAAATGAACAAGCCATCGCCCACGCAATTCCAGAAGTACCATTCACGATAAGATTTGGAATGCGGCCAGGTAAATAAATTGGCTCCTGCTCTTCGTCTGTATAAGCATTCATCCAATCTACTGTATTTTTTTTAATATCTGCGAGCATTTCCTCTCCTAATTTAGAAAGTTTACACTCTGTATATCTATATGCTGCTGGCTCATCACCATCTCGGCTACCATTATTACCATGCCAAGAAATAAGCGGATAACGCATATTCCACTCCTGAGACATCCATACTAATGCACCGTAAATAGAGCTATCACCATGTGGATGAAATCTACCCATTGTATCTCCGACTGGCTGAGCGCACTTTACAAATTTTTTATTATTCATAAAACCTTTATCAAACATATCATATAAGATACGTCTATTAACAGGTTTTAATCCATCTTCTGCTGAAGGTAAAGCTCGATCTGAAATGATACTCATTCCATAATCAAGTAAACTCTGTTCAATTTCATCTTTAATATTTACTTGAATAATATTCTCACTCATTAAAACTCTCCCTTATCAAAATAATTCTTTATAATATTGCATTTTTACATCCATCATACTTTCATCTATAACTCTTTCTATAAAATTATAAATTGAATCAGCACTAACAACAACATCTTCTGATGGAATATATAAATAACCAGAACCTGTTTGTAAAAGAGGATCTTGTTTATGATATTCTTCCATATATTTATCATATTCTTCTTTTGTCATAGGTTCTTTAACTGATTTAACAAATTGTAATAATTGTTTTTTTAACTGTTCTTTATTCTTATCCATATATAATATATTACCATAAAAAAATTAAATTGTCAAATAGTTACCAGGTTTAACCTTGCCAGTTGCCAGATTATCTGCCAGCTCATTGAATGGATTTTTAGAATGCCCTTTTACTTTTACAAAAGTAACTTCAATCATTTTAGATACTTCAAAAAAAGCCTGCACAACTTCTAAATTTTCAGGCACTTTTCCATCTCCTTTAATCCATCCATTTCTTTCCCAATTATACATCCAGTTTGAAAAAGTATTAATTGCATATGCAGAATCAGAATAAATTAATACATCTTCTTTAGCTAATACTCCTTGACAGGCCGCATAAAGGATAGCTTTCATTTCTTGTTCATTATTAGTCGTATTATCCTGTCTACTGGAATATGTACTTAAAATATTATCTTCTGTATCAACTTGAACAACTCCAAAGCCACCTGGGCCTGGATTTGGACTCGCAGAACCGTCTGTATAAAATATCATATTTACTCCTTTACTTCAATGCCTGTATTACATAAATCTCCAATTACATCATTATGTGGAAAACATTTCTGCCATAGCTTAAATTGTTCAGCAACAGTATCTATATCTAAATCATATTTTATTACATCAAAATGTAAAATCACTTTATCCCCATCTTTTATAGGAGTTATTTTGGTAATTGCGGCCATGTCTGGCTTTTGAGAAAAGTCTCCAGCTAATTCAATTATCTTTTTTTCTTCCATTCTGCTACCTCTTTTAAAACTGTACGTTTTTCAACTTCAGTAATATCATCATCAAAGTCATAATAATCTTCTTGCATTTCTGTTAAACCTCTATCGTAACAAACAGAAAAATAACGTCCATTAATACAAACAACTCCTTCTACAATTTGATTCCATCTACGAGGTTCATCATATGACTCATCTGATAATCCATATTCCCATATAAGAAATTGAGTTATTGTACTATAATCATAAGCCTCATTAAAATTGTTTTTAGGCTTGCCCGCGTCATACCATTTTAAAAATTGGGATTCAAAGTGTTCTGACTCTTCTGGTACAAATTCAAATATTTTTGTTTCCATTTAATAACCTCTTTAGCTTTTAAATATTCTTTCCACACTTTTGGAGTTACATGTATCCAGCCGTCTTCAACTCCAACGGCTAGATACATTGCATCATTATACGTCAATATTTGCTCTCCACGCATTCTCTTCGATAAATTTCTTTCTATAAACAACTGACTCACCCATCAATCCCATAAAAGTTTTAGCAGCTTCTTCTGCATCTTCCATACATATCTGTTTAAGAGTTCTGGTTTCTGGATTCATAACTGTTTCAGCCATTTCGGACGGGTCCATCTCGCCAAGACCCTTCATACGACCCAGCTCAAAAGACTTTTTAGCTGTTTTTCTAAACTCCTCAAGAGCCGCATCATCTTTCAGATAAGTAATCTTAGTTCCCTGTGTAACTTTATAAAGTGGAGGAACTGCCGCAAAAATATATCCATCTTCAATTAACTGTGGAGCAAATTTCCAAATAAAGGTTAAAAACAACGCTCTAATGTGGCTACCATCAACATCCGCATCGGCTGTAATAACAATTTTACCGTAACGCAATTTATCTTTATTTACAATTACTTTTCCATCCTTAATTTCAAGTCCAAAAGCAGTAATCATACCATCAATTTCTGCGTTCTTTAATGCCTTCGCGAGGTCTGCCTTCAATACGTTAAGAATCTTGCCTCGTACGGGGAACACAGCCTGGGTAGCTCTATCTCTGGCTTCTTTTGTTGAACCGGCCGCAGATTTTCCCTCTACAATAAACACTTCACAAGAAGCTCTATTTCGAGAACTTGCATCTGCTAATGTACCAGGCATTACTGCTCTTTTCTTCACATCTGCTTTACGAACTGTTTCTTTAGCTTTTTTAGCTTTCTCTCTTGCGGCACGTGCTAATAAAGCCTTATTAATAATTGCTTTTGCATCATTAGGATGACTGTCAAGCCAAATTGCAATTTCCTTTGATACCAGCTTCTGGACCATTGTACGTCCTTCACTTGAATCAAGTTTCTCTTTTGTCTGACCAGAAAAGACTGGGTCTGGCATCACGAAAGAAAGAACCAATACAAGACCTTCTTTTAACTCATCTCCTACAATATTAGAATCTTTCTCTTTAAGAAGTTTATTCTCTCTTGCATAATTATTAATTGCAGAAGTTAATGCAGTTCTAAATCCAGTAAGATGAGTTCCAGCTGTATTTGGAATTGAGTTTGTATATAATTTATAAGTATCAGTATAACTATCATTATACAGCATTGCTAATTTTACACCAATTCTATCTTCGGAAGCTTCGGCATAAAAAACAGATGTAATAGTATTTTTCTTTTTATTCAAATCTTGAATATAATCAAGAATACCATTCTGAGAAACAATTACATCTTCAGCCTTACCTTTATATTTTAATGTAAAGGTTAATCCAGGAGAAAGATATGCTAATTCCTGAACCTGTCTTTTTAAATTATCATAATCAAGCGAGATTCCTTCTTTAAAAATCTCTACATCTGGATGAAAAGTAATAGTTGTTCCAGTATCCTGTCCCGCATACTTTTCAACTTTAAAATCTTTTCTTTCACCTTTTTCAAATGTCATTGTTGCAATTTTACCATCTCTCTTGGAAGAAACAATAAATTTATCAGACAATGCATTTGTTGCTTTTGCACCAACACCATTCATACCACCAGATGTATTATATCCAGTTTTACCAGAGCTATCAAATTTAGCTCCTGTATGAAGTTTAGTGAAAATATTCTCAAGAGTTTCTGAACCGTCCGCAGCTTTTCCAAAAGGAACTCCACGCCCATCGTCCATTACTTTTACCATGTCATCTTCTGTTACTTCAATATTACACTTTGTACAATATCCATTTAAATATTCATCAATTACATTGGAAATAATTTCAAGAGTGATATGTCTAACTCCATCTGGTCCGATTGAACCGATATACATACCTGGACGTAATCGAATCGCTTCAATACCTTCCAAAGTTTTTATGTCTTTTACACCATAATTCTCAGACATATAAATCTCCTTTCAACTTTAAAATCATTATTTTTTCTTATCATACATACATTATAGCATAAAAAAATAATAAAATCAATTCTTAAAATTTTAGCTACGGTCAAAAAAAAATACCCTAAAAGAGAAAATCTTCTCTTTTAGGGTTAAAAATCAATTATCCTTTAGCTTTATCTTCGTCAATTTGACGCATTGCTGCTTCGTATGTAATACCACCTGCAGTATTCTCTTTTGCGGACTTCAATGCATAGACCGCATATCCTACGACCTCACTCACGACTGCACCTATTAATGCTACTAATGGAGTAAAGTCTGGATTCGCCATGGTAAGAGTTGTTAAATCAAGGCTCTTTAAAGTTACAAAGCCTGTGAAAAGTTCTATAATTGTACAATTTATAAACAAGAAAAAAATAAGGAGTTTTGAAGTAGATATTTTAGGAAGGAATTGTTTTTTAAATTCTCTTTTTTCTTGTTTTAATTTATACTTTCTTTCAAGAACTTCTTTTTCTCTTTGCCAGCGATGTTCTTTAATAGTTATATCACGTTCTTCTTTAGTCATAATTATTTACGTAAATATGTGCTTGAAGCAAATCCTGTATAAGTTACGTTCTTATATGTGAATTGGACATACAACCATTTACAACCATTGCTAACTGAGTAATATCCATAATTAGCTACTTTTGTTCCTTTTGGAACTGTAACCATAAGAGCTTTAGATGTACCTGCTCCATGGCGGATATTTAAATCAGCTGTTGTACGATATGTACCTGCAAGAGATTTATTGAATCCAGTTGCACTTTCTTTTGCAGTCATACTTTTTTTACTACTGGATGGTTTTGGTTTAGTGGCTGTAGGAGCCTTCTTTTTAGCTACATATGAATAATAGGTTTTAGTAGAATTAGAAGTATAAGCATAGCCGCATGAAGCACCTGGCCATACAATTTTATACCAGCCATTAGATAAAATCTCTAATACTTCTACTTTAGTTCCTTTAGAAATAGTTCCATAAGAAGAGCTATTTGTATTGGAATTACTTCTAATATTCATCTCGGTTTTTGCAGTTGCAGTACCAATTCCTTTTCCAACATAAGTTGTATTAGTTTTTGCTGGAGCTGGGCTTGGTTGTGGTGAGTTAGAGTTAGTTGCTAAACGTCCCTTTGTAACATTTGTTGCTGTATGATGAGCATCATTAAGTAAAATATCTCCAGGAAGTAAATAATCATATCCAGAGAGATATTTATCTGCGGTTAATACAGTGAATCCAGCAGCTCTGAAAGCAGCTCTCATATCACCTGTATAAGTTGCACTAATATTTTGTAAAGCTGGAATACCAAGTAAATATCCTACTGCTCTAATATTAGCAATTACGCCTGCGGAACAGTCTGCTTCACATGCGATAGTAATTTGAGCAGGGTCATAATTAGAAGCTTTTAAATGAGCCCAATAAGTATCTCTTTCATATTGGTCATAACCAACTAAATTATTGAGAGCTGCGGCACAACTTAATTCAGCCATTTTTTGACCGACTCTTGAGTCTTTTTCATATCTTAATACACAATTCCATGGTCTATTATACCAAGAACGTAAATACCATTCTCTACCGGTCTGGTCACCAGCTCTTCCGCCATGATATCCACCATTTTCATCTGAACCTGAATTAGAAATATAATGAGTACCAGTAGAATTAATATAGTTATTATAATTTGCCACTATTGAGTTTCCTCCTTTATTAGATGCATATGCATCATAATACTTCTGACCATATTTAGCTCTTGTTGCTTTAACAGTTTCACCTGTATTAGCAGGACATTCAAAACGAGTTAAGACCATATCAGAAGCTTGTCTTACGCTTGTTGCATTTTTTAAAGTTGATAAAACTGTAGAATAATTATTTTTTAATTCAGTCATAAGCCATTGCAATTGAATTAATTCATTGCCAATAGAAGCTTGTTTCATTTTTGCTAAATCGTATAATCCTGCTTTACGACCTGGACTGGTCCATTGGCAAAGCCCATATCCATATTGCTTATTAGGGAGTGGATGTAGAAAAGTTTCTCTTGAAATTTTTCCATTATCAACTGCCGCAGTATAAGTAGAATCATTCCATACTTGACCATGTTCTTTTAATCTATTTAAGCATAAAACTTCTACTCTATTTGGAATCATACCAGACTCAGCATAGATATTACCCATTAATCCGGCAACACCATATGGATTATTAATTTCTTTAATTAGATAATCCCAAATATTTTTTTCAATTGAAGCCATATTTATATAAACCTCCTCTTCCAAAATATCTTCTTCAAAGGTTTTAACATGTTTCCATTATAAATAAAAAAACCAGAAGAGATATTAATCTCTTCTGGTTTATATTACATTCTTTCTGCAATTTTAGCAATTTTAGAGCGATGAATCATTTTTAATTCAATTTCGCCATATATATCTTCGCCTCTATAGACCTTTGACACTCGTCTCATACCATTATTATTTCCAGCGAATGCGATGTCATCAACTTGTGTTTTTTCATCTCCATCTATAATACATACACTATCTTCACCAATTCTTTGTAAAGCAAGTTTCATAAGTGTAATATCAAGGTTTTGAGCTTCTGAAATATATATCCCAGCATTCATTCCAGTAGTATCATAACCTCTAATATCAGAGAATGGAAGTAAAACAATTTGTTCTTCATCCATTAATCTCTCTAATTCAATTCGACTTCCTATTTTACTTGCAAGGACATTTCCAATTTGTGAATCTAAGAGTTTTTCATCTTTAGTGCCTGGTAAATATCCTAATTTAGCAGAATTTTTTGTAGCAACTGTATTACAGAAAATAATAATTTTATCAATCTTACCACGCTCTAATTGACTCATTAAGTATCCAAGAGATAGGTATGTTTTACCTGAGCCCGCAGGTCCTTTTACCAGAGTTATTTTGTTATTTGTAAAACTATCTGCGACAAGGGTCTGATAAATATCTCCTTTAAGTGGTTTAACTTCACCAAACCATTTAGAATTAAAACTTCTAAATTGAGTATGACGATATTCAGAACCTGTCCATACAGCAGAATCAACAGGTTTTCCGTCTTTATTTTTTACAATAATATATTCATTTACTTTTAAATCATAAATATTTTTAGTAGGATTAGAATAAAAATCAGACATCATTTCATCATCTAATATAATCTCTTTATATCCACTGTAATCATCTTTTGGAGGATACATAGACATAATACATTGCACTGGTAAAAATGCGGTGGCAGTAACTTTTAAAGTTAAATCATTTGTTACAAAGAAAAAATTTTCTCTTTCACTTATTTTTAAATTATTAAAATAAGAATATGCAGTTGCTAAAATTTTAATATCATTATTTACTTCAAATCCTTTTTCAGTAAAAGGATAAATAAAAAATGTTTTATATAATACAACTTCATATTTTGCGGGATTCGCATTTAAAAAAGATAGGATTTTCCTTGCAATATATTTAACTTCAGAATCTTTAGAAGTTGATGTTTTAATCTTCTCAAGTTCCGCTAATGTAATAGAAGATATGATGAACTTCTCTTCTGGCATAGTTTCAAAGTTATCTAATAATGCACATGTGTCATAAAATTTCATTCGTCTTCCTCTTCTTCCTCTGGTTCATTATTTTGTACTACAAATCCAATGGCGTGTGTATTTTCTGGCTCAAGTTCTTCTGCCATCTTTTGGATTTGTATATCATATTTAGAAATTGTCATGTTTAGTTTGCCTTTGGCAACCTCTAAAGCAGTGACAATTACTATTGTTAGAGCCTCTATTACAGGAATTATTAATTCAATAAAAATTATTCCTAAAATAAAAAATATTAAGTTTTGAATCATTCGTTCCTCCTTTTTAACTCCTTATATATATTTGAAAATAGAGAAATTAAATTGAAGGTTTTTGTCCTACATCGTCCTTCTTTGTTCTATTGGCTCTAATTTTTTGATAGAATTTTTCTTTTTCAGAAATATACTGTTTAAGTTTTTGCTTAGTATGAGTTAGCAAATCACGAACTGTATCTAAATCAGATTCTACTTGATAAAAGTTTCTCTGCAAAGACCTATTTTCGTAAGATTTTGGATTAAACTTTTTACTATACTTCATTTCATCCATCACTTTTTTTAATGCTTTAAAAGCTGGCTTTAACTCATTATCACGAATATGAGTATAATATTTAATCTCTGCTCTCCATAAAGCAATTTGATATCCAGTCTTTTCGTTAGCCATATCCATATCATCTGGATGTACGCTGGCAATACCTGTAAATATATTATTTCCATCTGCTAAAATACAAGTTGCAGTTTTAGTAGTATCATCCCAGTAGAACTTAGGCTCTTGTTTCATATCAAGTCCTCCTTATATTATATAAAAATATTATATCACAAAAATAAGGGAAAATCAAAAAGGGGACATTTTGCTAAAAAAAATTGGTGGGTGCGATTTTTAAGCGGCAACGGCCGCTGAGGGCGCCTGCGAGCCCGAATTTTCTGGCACAAAAAAAATAGAGTCTTTTAAGACTCTATTTCATCTTCTCGTTTAGATTCCCAGTAGTCAAATTCATCCCAGCCCGCAAACCAGTATCCTAAATTTTCTTCAGTATAAGGTTTAAAGGGACAACCAAATCTGCCAAATACTTCATTATTTTCATTTGATTCTCTAATAAATTTAGAATTTAAAATACAAGGACAATTTTTCTCAACCCATTCTTTTGGAGCTGTAACGCAATAATTTAATGACATATCAATTATTGTTTCAACCACAATAATTTTATTTTCAATTAGCCATTGTTCATTTCTAAAAGTTAAATTATCAATATCTAACCAAGTATTAAATGGCTCACAGTCTGGAAAATCTCTTCCTGGGTTCCAATCATTAACTTCAAAATAAATAATTTCCATACTTAATCCTTTCTATAAAAAAAAGGAGAGGCTTTAAAGCCCCTCCCCAGAAATTACTCCTCAGTTGGAGCAACAACTGTATCAGCGTTAATAGTTACGCCTTTATTTGCGGCTAAGTTACCACCCATGAAACCAGCCAGAAGGGTTTTCAGGTCGATTCCAAGAGATTCGCTCAGTCCTTCAGATACCTGAGTTACATTTGTCATGATGTCGCCCGCAAGCTTAGAGGTGTCTCCACCGAACATCATAATCTTATCAACATTTGTGTATCCCTTACCAACAGCTTCAGCGATTGCCGGTAACTGCTCGAAGTACACTTTAAGTGCCTGTAACTGCATGTCCTGCTTAGCAGCTTCACCATACTGTTTCATAGCTTCTGCCTTCTTCTGGAGACCTTCAGCCTCAGCTTCAAGTTTAGCTCTAATAGCAGCAGCTTCTGCTTCACCTTTTGCCTGGGCTGCAGCTGCATCAGCTTCACCCTGTGCTTTTACGGCTTCTGCAAGAGCTTTCTTAGCATCTGCATCTCTCTGTGCTTCTGCAAGAGCTGCTTCTGCCTGCTTTGTTCTCTCGAACAACTCAGCCTCAGATTTCTTCTGAGTTTCATACAGTTTAGCATCTGCTCTCTGCTGTACTGCATACTTCTCAGCTTCAGCAGTTTTCTTAACTTCAGCTTCCAGAGCACGCTCTTTGATAGCAACTTCTCTTTCTTTCAACTCAATCTGCTTTTCCTGACGAGCAATATCTGCTTCAGTAGCAGCAACGTCTTTTAACTGACGCTGTTTCTCTTCCTCAATTGCCTGTGCCGCATTAGCCTGAGCCTTTGCAGTATCAGCAGTCTTTTTGAGGTCTGCCTGCTTCATCTCGAACTCGTTGTTACGAACTGCAATTTCCTCAGCTGCCTGAACTTTAGCATCATTAGATTTCTTTGCGTTAGCTGCCTCAGCAACAGCGATTTCTCTCTGTGCATCAGATTTAGCGATTGCCGCATTCTTTCTAATCTGCTCAACGTTATCAATACCTAAGTTGTCAATAACGCCGCCCTCATCAGAAAAGTTCTGAACATTAAAGGAAACAAGCTCAAGTCCGAATCTGGCAAGGTCAGGAACTACATTCTGCTGAACTTTTTCGCTAAACGCTTTTCTATCAGATACCATCTCAGTCAGTTTCATCTGACCTACGATTTCACGAATATTACCTTCCAGAAGGTCATTAATTCTTTCTGCAATTACTTCACGTTTAACGTTCAAGAAGTTCTGAGCCGCAAGTGCAATCATTTCATCAGTTCTTCCAACCTGTACAGAAACAGTAGAATCAACTTTTACGTTAATGTACTCTGCTGTTGGAACGGCAGTACGAGTTTTTACATCAATCTGAATCGCACCAAGAGATAACTTATCAAGTTTCTCAAAGAAAGGAATCTTAATACCGGATTTACCAATCAAGATTCGAGGTTTCTTGTGCGGACCAGAGATGATATAAGCTACATCAGGTGAGGACTTTACATATCCTGTTGCAAGGACCGCAATCAATACCACTGCAATAATAATTACAGGGATAAATGGAAGAATTGAACTTAAAATATTCATGTACTTAACTCCTTTTTCTCTTATAATAATTTATTTAATTTTCAAGGTTCAACAATGATACTCATATTTCACTAACCAATATTCTTTGCCATCTTCTTTATAAAGAACAGCATGGTCATCATATGACGTTATTACCAAACTTTTAAGCTTTTGAACAGCTTCAGTTTTATTTTTATAAACTGCATTTTTATGAAAAGTTAAATTTCCATGATACCCACTTGATTCTTGCGGGTCATAAGCAAAACTGTTTAAATCTCGTAAAATTTGGGATTCTTTTGTAGAGCCGTCATAGCTCTTATACCCAATTAAATGGCTCATAGCATATTTTTACACTCCTCATATTTATTTTTTATATCTTCAATAACTGTATCAAGTGAAACTGGATAACAGTTATGAGAATCAATTCCTACATGATACATAAAGAAATTATCTTCATAAAAATTAACTTGTTGATGAGTATGACCAAATAAGTTTAAAGTCATATGATGTAATCCTGAATCATCAACATTACCAGTCATTGTTGGATAATGACTCATATAGAAATTATATTTTCTATATTTTAAAACTGTCGAATATCCAAGACACTCAAGACCATTTTCTTTATAAAGATTAACTCTTGTATTTGTATCATGGTTTCCAATGATAAAATACTTTTTACCATTTAGCCGTTTCAAACATTCGAGTCCATGTTCATTATCTTTCAGCATTAAATCGCCTAAGACATACACTTCATCTTCCGGCCGCACCAGCTCATTCCATCTTTTAATAATCTCTTCATCATGGTTATTAATATTCGGAAATCCTCTTGGTTCATAAATGAATGGCTTCGAATGACCAAAATGTAAGTCTGAAGTCACATAAATCATTCTACATACTCCTTATCAGCATCTCCTACAATCAAAATATGTTTGTAGGTATATTTTTCATTGTAAGTTGGCTTATCAAAAGTATAAAACATTCTTCTGATTGTTCCTCTTGGAACATAAGCACGTCCCATTCCTTTTCGATTTTCATTCTGAGCAAGAATCTGAGCAAGTGGTAAATTAAATACAACTGGAATAATATCTACTCCATTTAAATCAAGTTTATCAAGAACTCGATTTCTTGCTTTTTCACTCAGATGAGTTGCATCTGCGAAAACTGCAATATCATCAGTTGCTTCATTTAAAGCGTTTTTAATTCTATTACAGAACTCATTAAAAACATCATCTTCATACTTGAAGATATTTTTATCATCTTCTTTTAAGAACTCAGCTCTTACTTCATCTCTTGACACATGTACACACTTGTAAGTTGTTGCCTGTGCCATTTCCTTCTTGACGTAAGTCGTCTTGCCCGATCCTGCGGGTCCACAAAGTAAAAATAAAATTTTATGTTTCATGAATTCGATTCCTCTATCTTTCTGATTCCGGCATGAATTTCTCTGTGACAATTTGAACAAACTACAATACATTTATCAAGTTCTTTTTTAGCTTCATCCCAAGTAAAAGAAATATGTCTATCTGAAATAATAAAATCTTTTTCTTCAGGATTAATATGATGAAATTCTAATGCTTCTTTACATTTATCATAACCGCAACAAGAGCATTTATTACCTTTATATTCTAAAGCCCAATCTTTTATTTTTGCTCTAATCAAAGTGCTACTATAATTAGCCTCTGGGACACAATCATAACAATATTGACGTGTTTTAGCTTGTTTTTTAGGATAAAAGATTTTTTTACATTTTGCACAAGTTTTTGGTTTTGAACTTACCATATTATTACAACCGCCAACTTTAACTTGATATAACGCATCAGTTCTAATAGATTTATGAGTTCCACATCCACAGTCACACTCACAATCCCAATAAACCTTTCCAGTTTCATTAGTTTTTTCAATGTCTTGAGCAACTACAACCCAATGTCCATAATGATCTCCAACTCTATTCTTTATTTTTGCCATTTTAATACGCTCCTTTTTATTTTTCTTTACTATATATGAAAAATAAAAAATTCGCCAAAATGACTTTTACCCAACATTAACCAGTTTGGATTCCATTATTTTTTCAGTCCGCACATAAGAAAGAGAATCTTGTGCTTCATCTTTATACACCCCATTTTCAAAATTTTCTTTAAACTCAAGAATATCTTCATATGATTTACATTCAATATGATTTACTTCTTGTTTACAAAATACACAGTACATTTTCTTTCTGTGAAATCTGCCATGCTGATGGCTATTGCGACGTGGTAAACTCATATTTTTATGACCACAATTCATACAATAGAAATCGTTAATTATCATTTTTCCATTTCTTCGTCCCATTAGTATCAATTCCTTTTAATTATTTATTACATATATATTATATAATATTTTTTATAAAATATCAATTAAGATATTTTAT